AATCACCTGAATTCCCGGCGTTACCGCCATTTCCCAATGAAGATGAAATTGTAAAGAAAGCGGAAGCTCTCAATCAATTCGTTTCTCAAACCACTCCACAACCTGAAGTTAAAATAAAATCGAAAACTAATTCGTAATTGGAGACCAAGGCGGTCTGATGTTGGACCGCCGTAATCAAAAAGGAAGAACAATGTATTTCAACAAAAGACTTACAAACAAAATTTTAATTACAATCTCATCAGTATTGATTGCAATTAACCTATTAATCCCTACTGCACGAGCCCAAGTAGATAAACACACAGCACAGAAAGCTGGTCAGCACTTCAGCAGCGAAATTCAATGTTTAGCTGAAAACATTTATTATGAAGCTGCAAGTGAATCATTTGAGGGTAAATTGGCAGTAGCACAAGTGACACTCAATCGTGTAAACTCTGGTAAATTTCCAAAGACCGTTTGTGGTGTTGTAAAACAAAAAGATGAAATCAATGGCAGAATGGTATGCCAGTTCTCTTGGTTCTGTGGCCAAGTATATTCAATGGTTCGTAATCCATATCAATGGGAAGAATCGGTACTTGTTGCAAAAAAAGCCTTGACATCTGCTGTTGCACATGATACACTATACAGAGAGAAAGCTATGTATTATCATGCCAACTATGTTAAACCTGGTTGGAATTTGCCAAGAATTACACAGATTGGTAACCACATTTTTTATAAAGAGCGAAATAGAATATAATATGCCAACAAAAGGTGAGATTAAAGAATTCAGTTTAATGATAGAAGAATTGGCAGACAAACTTAAATGCAATCGTATGGATGCCATTCTTCACCATTGTAAAGAAACAGGATTAGAAGTTGAAGTTGCCTCTACTTTAATTTCAGCCGCACTTAAAGCAAAAATTAAAGAAGAAGCACAAGAATTAAATTTGATTAAAAAGAGTTCCAAACTCCCATTATAATGATTGAAAATTCAGGTTTTGCCGCTTTCGCAATGTTTCATGCGTTAAAGTTGCATTTCACATCAGATAGTTACGACTATATCAAATACAATGGTAAGACAAACGTTACCAAAACAACATTCTCTACCAGAAAAGACAAATACTCATTCTACCGTTTATCTCGTAAATATGGATTGACAGAATTACGGGACTTTTTTATTGCCAACTTTGTGGTAGATAATATTCAATGGATTGGTGATGTAATGACACCGGAAGCCGATGAGAATTACAAAAAGTGGTTAAAAACTCAACAAAGCTTGACTTATACCTTTGAAAATGATATAATTAAGTTGTTAGATAGAGTTGATAATCCAAATCAATTATTAATGGTAAATAAAAATGAATTTCCATTACTCATGCAGTATGCATCACAAGGTGATATTACATTAGAAACATTAATTATATTGGATGATTTGATGAATTTTTTCCCAATGTGGCAAAAAATTATATACGATGATATTGTTTGGCCAAATTTTAAAATGAAATGTGTGAAATACAAGCCGTTTCTGTCTTATGATAAAAATAAGTTCAAACAAATTTTGAAAGAAAGAATTAAAGAACATGCGTAAGATTACCAAAGTTTACTTGGACATGGATGGTGTGATTGCCGATTTCGATAAGCAATACAAAGAATTGTATAGAATGTCACCAAAAGAGGCAGACGATAAAAAAGAATTCTATAAATTGTTTGATAATTTTATTGAAACTGGACAATTTGCCAAACTAGACATGACCCAAGATGCAAAAATATTGTTACAGTTTTTAGACAGCACAGGTATTCCTGTAGAGATTTTATCTTCAACTGCATCTGAAAAAAGACATGATGCTATTGCTCCTCAAAAAACAGAATGGTTGCGTGAGCATGGTATACATTATCCAATCAATCTGGTACCAGGTAAAAGACTGAAAAGACAGTATGCAAAGCCTGACCATATATTGATTGATGATACGACACAGAACATTGACCAATGGAGGGAAGATGGTGGTATCGGTATACTACATACTGATGCTCTGACTACAATCGGTATTATGAAAATGTATATTTAAAATAATAAAAAATGTCTGATATTTGGATTTTAGGATTAAACTTAAATCATAATTCTTCTGTTACTCTATTAAAAAACGGAGAGGTGATTTTCTTCTTAGAAGAAGATAGATTGAGCCGTGTTAAACATGATGAATACCTTTATCACACACTATCAAAAATTACCAGTTATACAAAAAAATTAGATTATGTAATAGTCGGTGCAGAAAATGGAAGTAATAGCTACAATTTTTTATGTGTAAAAGGTATTTTAGTTAAATTTAAATTAATTTCAACTAATTTTCAAATTACTCATTTTGTTGATGAACACCACATATTTCATGCATCCAGTGCTTTTTATTCTTCAGGATTTAGTGAAGCTATATGCTTGGTGATTGATGGTGGTGGACAATTTAAACAATTTGAGAGATATCATAATGGTAACGAGTGTGAAAGTGTTTATCTAGCAAATTATAATGATGGATTAACTCCGATGTATAAAAAGTATATGAATACATATGGAGTTGATCCAATCTATAACTATAAATCGATACATAATTTTGTATCTCAACCAAACATAGCCTGCCTTTATTCAGGACTAACCAGGCAGTTAGGTTTTTGTAATCTGGATTGTGGTAAAACTATGGGACTTAGTGCTTATGGTCAAAAAGATAATTCTATACCAGAAATATTTGTTAATATAGCCGGAGAAAAATTATTAAATAAAAATTTATACAACATGCATTTATATAAAGACGAAACAGGACAACTCGTTGAGGATTTTAATAATCCAAATATTGTAGGTTTTGAAAAATATGATAAAGAAAATCTATGTTTTACCATTCAAAAAGCAACAGAAGAATATGTTGTAGAAATGGTCAATAAATCATTACAAATGTCAAGTTGTAAAAATTTGGTTTTATCTGGTGGATTATTTTTAAACGTTGTTGCAAACTATGAATTTATAAAAAATATACCATCGGATGTAAAAGTCTTTATTGATCCGATCGCTCATGATGGTGGACTATCTTTAGGTGCAGCAAAGTGGTTACACCATAAGTTGTTTTCTGATAAAACAATAAGAAAACAAAAAGCCTATTATCTCGGCCCTTTACCCGAATATAATTACACACTAAATGATGATGAAGAAGAAATTGAAGTTGACCATGATTATGTTGTTAAATTACTAGAAGAACAAAACATTGTGGCGTTATATCAAGGAAGGTCAGAAGCTGGTCCAAGAGCTTTAGGCAATCGTTCTTTGTTATTTGATCCAAGAAATAAAAATGGAAAAGATATTGTTAATGTTGTGAAACAAAGAGAATGGTTTAGGCCATTTGCTGGTACAATATTAAAAGAATATGCTGATGAATATTTTGAAATGTGTTCTTTGGAAGAATCACCTTTTATGATGTATGCCGTTAAAGTCAGAGAGGGTAAAGAAAAAATTATACCAGCAATCACACATGTGGACAATACTTGTAGAATACAAACTTTAACCAAAGAACAAAACAAACATTATTATAAACTCATTGAATGTTTTTACAAAAAAACTGGAGTGCCTATTCTTCTTAATACCAGTTTTAATTTAGCAGGAGATACTTTAGTTGAAACCATGGATGATGCATTACGAACCATTCGGAATTCAGACTTAAAATATCTTTATTTACCAGAATTAGGCAAATTAATTATGAAAAAATAGGAAAAAAATGAAAGAAATGTTGAAAGAAGTAATTACACCTTGTGGATGTGGCCGTAGTCCTACAGGTGAATGTATTGGTTGGCATAATCTAACTAATGAAGAATTTAAAATTCGTTTACATGAGTGGAACAATTCTACTGGTAAACAATTATTAAATGAGAATTCAGGCCTTGACAACGCCTAAATACTATTATATAATGAGAAGTATGTGGACAAGTCGTTTTATACACCGTTAATAATCCGTTTATACGAAAGGAAGTAATTATGAGTTCATTTGCGAACCTCAAACGCCAATCTGGCAACCTCGACAAACTATCAAAGGCAATCGAGGCACTCAATACCTCATCCGAGGGTAACGAAAAAACCGACAATTTCTGGCGACCAGAAGTAGACAAAGCTGGCAATGGCATGGCTACGATTCGTTTTCTGCCTGCACCTGCAGCTGATGGTGATGATGCATTACCATGGGTCAAAGTATTCTCACATGGATTCCAAGGTCCTGGTGGTTGGTTAATTGATAACTGTTTAACTACCAAGAATGAGCAATGTCCTGTATGTGAACACAATTCTACATTATGGAATTCTGGTATAGAAGCGAATAAAGACATTGTTCGTAAGCAAAAACGTAAACTAAATTATATTGCCAACGTTTATATTATATCCGACCCAAAACATCCTGAGAATGAAGGTCAGGTTAAATTGTTTAAGTTCGGTAAGAAAATCTTTGATAAGATTTCTGAAGCCATGAATCCACAATTTGCGGATGAACAAGCAATCAATCCATTTGATTTATGGAAAGGTGCTAACTTCAAATTAAAGATTCGTAAAGTTGAAGGCTATCAGAACTATGACAAGTCTGAATTTGAATCACCATCACCATTGTTGGGTGATGATGATGAATTAGAAAAGATTTGGAAGTCAGAGTTCTCTTTGGCTGAAATGATTTCTGATAAAGAATTCAAATCATATGATGCATTGAAACAACGCTTAGATAAGGTTCTAGGTCTCAATGGTGAAGCACCAAAGACAACCGTAGAACAAGCCAAAGCTAAACCTGCACCTAAGGCAGTAGCAGAAGATTCTCCATTTAAGGACGATTCTGAAGATGATGATATGGCATACTTCAGCAAACTCGCTGAAGAAGATTAATAATGAGTTGTTTGTGAATTTTTAACTTTGATTGAAAGGAAGTAAAATGAAGTATCTTACCGCACTCGTAGCTTCTATGTTCGCTGTTGCAGCATTTGCTCAGGCACCTGCTAAGAAAGAAGAACCAAAGAAAGAAGCACCTAAAGCAGAAGTTAAGAAAGACGAAAAGAAGAAATAATCTTTTCTCACTTAAAAGAAACCCACCTTTATGGTGGGTTTTTTATTATACAACTCGTGTGCTATATAATATCATATTTTGAAATGTAGGTTCCAAATTCCTCACAGGAGGCATTGGAATCTTTCCACCACCTTCTGCATAACTCTTGACCGAATTATTGTTAATGACAGATGATGGATCTTCTTTACTTTCAGGAATGTTTAGATTTAAATTTTCATTTTGAACTTGGCTGAGTTTTGCACTAGCAGCCGGTGCTTCAGTTGGAACTTCAGAAGCCGGTGATGATGTTGGTGTTGCTGATGGTGTTTCTATTGGCGCAGCTGCAGGTGTGGCAGTTTCAACAGGTTCACCAACAATTTTCTTATACTTATCACGAGCCACTTTGTAATCTTCAACCGCTTCTAAAGCACCTGGTCCTCGTTTACCAAAGCCTTCTAATTGTTTATTGGTGAGTTTCTCACCTTCATTTTGATATGTTTCAAAATCTTTAAGTTCTGCCATTGTTCTATCATACTCTGGCATTTTTTGTCGTGCAGCTCTTTCATCAGAAACACCAGCTAGGCCACCAACAGATTTGGCTTGGTCTAATCCTTTGGCTGCTTGTTCATCTTCATAACTTGGTTCAGCTTGTAATGCTTTACGCAAAAGAATGCCAAAACCAATAATAGATGTGGCACCAAGAATGGCCAAACCAACAGGACCAGTGAAGAACAATCCTACTTTACCAACAGTTTTTAATATCGATAATGCATCACGGCCAAGACCAAAAGCATCCAATATATCATCTAAGAAACTTCTTTGAGGACCTTCAGGTACTTTTGTTGCTGTTACTGTCTTTTCATTGCCTGTAAAAGGTTTGCCTGTAATGGCTTCAATGAGTTCTTTATGTCGCCTTGCTTTTTCTAATGCATTTTCTTCTGCAAATTGTTTAGCTTCATTTCGTCTTGTTTTTTCAGCTTCACTGATATTTTGCATGAAACCTAACATTTTACTTAGAATATCATTAAGTCCGTCACCTTCCTCGACAGGTTTTATTTTAGATGCAGTATCATAAACTTTCTTGCCTGTAAAGAATTTAATATCTCTTTGTTTTCTACCAGTCAAACGGCCCAATACAGCAGGACCCAAATTAGAACCACCAGTCACAAACTTAGCAATGTTTAAAGGATCAAATCGTTGTTTGATACCAGTCATTGCAGCCGATGTCTTTTGTGAAATACTTTTACCAATGGAAGAACCAATGCCACCACCTGATGCAATTTGATCTGCAATCAAATCGGATAGTGCTGTTTTCCTGATACTTTGAGCTTTATAGTAATCCATCTAGTTTATTTTCTTTGTATAGGCCGAACGATCATCACCACCAGCAGCTGGCATAGGTTTTTCTTTTTTTATTTGACTTGTGGTATTATTATTTACAATAACTTGAGCCGGTGTAGTATCGGCCATATCCTTTTTCAATTCTTTGTTTTCAGTAGAAGCTGCATTGATTTGACCACCAGTATTTAACTCTGCGGCATAGGCAGCTGCCAATGTTTTTCTTTTCTCTCTCGATTCTACACTGGCAGAACCAACTGCTGCATTGACTTTATCGATGTTTTCTAAATCTTCTGGTTTTTTAATTCTTAGTTTAAAGAATGCTGGTATAATTTTGGCAGCAATTTCAGGATCATTTGCTAAGTCTGGATTATTAACTAAATCAACACCAATGGCTTTACCAATCTTATCATAATTTTCTTTGCCTGTTATCTGTATGAATCCACGACCACGATATTTAAAACCATCTCCTGGTGCCGTGTTGCCCATACGACCACCATAGATTACATCACCTACAGCTTCAGGTCCTTTACTGACAACGGCTTGTGCTTCTTCTATTGTATTAAAACGAACTTTGTTTTTACCGCCAACAGGCTGACCGTCTACAGCACCAGGTGGGCCATATAGTTTATATAATGTTTTTGCTGAATATTTACCTAGTTCTTCACTTCTTGGTTTAAAATTAGATTCTTTTTCCACACTGGCCATTACATTGGCTTGGGCTTGTTTGGAATAACCTGCTGCGACCAAAGCACCTAAAACTAAACCTTTCGTGCCACTCACAACAACGGGTGGAATTTTTGCTGCTGTTGGTGGTTTGGCAACAGGTGGCGCTTCAGGTTTTGCAGTAGGTTTAGGTTTTACCTCTTTTGGTGGAACAACTTCAGGTTTTTTTTCTTCTGCCTTTTTTATTGTTTCTTTTTTGGCTTCTTGTTCCTTTTTAACTTCTTTTTCTTTTTTCTTTACTTTACCTTCTTCTTTTTTTTCGGTCTTTTTTTGTTCTTGTTCTTGTTTTTTTTCTGTTGTTTTTTGTTGTTGCTCTTGTTTTCTTTCCTCAGGTTCTTTTTTAACTTTCTTTTTAGGTCTAACACGAGCCGTTAGAGCTTTGATAAGTTGCTTGTTGCGAGCATCTTCTTCCTCTTGTTCTGTAACCTGATTACGAGTATTTTCTTCTTCTAATAATTTTCTTTCTTCTTCCATCTTAACCATCATGGTATAGATAGAACCTAATTTCTGTGTGGCAGCAGTTAAATCTTGAGAACTGATACCACCAAAATTTTCTCTTTTCTTTGGGTCTTTGGTAAAATATTTGATGGTTTCTGGACTTCTACCTGTTAAACGACCAAGTATTGCAGGTGCTAGGCGAGAACCGCCTGTAAGTGCTTTAACGATGTTTAATGGATCAAATTTCTCTTTGATGCCTGTCGAGCGTGCTTTACTTCTATCAGATAATGCCTGACGAATAGACGAACTAACACTACCACCAGCGACAATATTATCGGTGATAAGTGAACTTAGAGATTTGCCTCTAATGTCTTTGGCCTTTTGATAATCCATTTATTAACGCTTCTTCTGCCGTTCTTTTATCTTTTGATTTTCTTCTTCAATATATTGTATCAAAAGGGAGATGTAAATATCTCTTTCCCAAGGCATCATATTTTCAAGTTCGGTCAAGCTATACTTATGGTGTTGCATTAACGAAAAATTCGTTTTGTAATAATTACTCAGATTGTCATGACGAAATATTAACCGAAAAAATTCTCTAACCCTTCCACCTCTATCGTGTGGTGAAAACCACACTTACTACAGGTAATATTAACATTTTCTTTTAATTTTGGTAGATTCTCAAAAAATTCTTCAATCTTTTTAAACTGCTCAGCATTTAGTGTTTCAACAAACTGTAACATTTCTTGTGGTGATGTTTCATGACCATAATAAAATTGTTCACCATCATAAATGTATTCAATACTACTTGCAATCATATTAAATGTGATTGTATTGATATCATCATACTGTAAAGAATCTTTGACCATGCCAAATTCTGGATACTTTAGTTTAATGGTAATCTTTGGTGTAATTTGTATTTCAGGACTAATGGTCTTTTCTTGTGTAACCTTAATGTCTTGTAAATTAATATTTGTTTCCATAACATTGTTACATTCAGTATCATTAACAATATTATTACACCGATAACGAGCCTCTACTACTTCACCAACTGATTTGGCTCGTAGATTAACAAAGTAATATTCAATATCAATAATAGGTAATCTATCAATATCAACATTCTCGGTCAATGTGCAATTATTGAGTATATCACGGATGTTTTGTTGCACGGTACTAGTTTCATTCGATTCTAGTGCCATTAATAGGTTTCGTTGTTCTTTTACAAGAAATGGTCGAAACTTAATTTTCTTTTTAGAAATTGGCAATTCAATTTCATAAGTTGGTATATCAAGTTTAGGTAAAGCCATGGTATTTTCACTCCATTTTAAAATTATCTACGAAATGTAGACGATATATCATTAATAAAATTATTTACTCCTGTGCCGGCAGCACCAACGGCATTACCACCAAGGCCACCAACAATATTGTTTACTGCATTGATACCAGCATCGACAAACTCCATACCAAGAGCCTGCAGAGAGTTGTTTTGCCAGTAAGTATATGCAAAAGTTACATTCAATTTATGATATCCATCAGATGACCAATCTAAATCCATTTGATTCATGGAAATAGGATAAGCATCATAGAGATTACAAGAATATGATATTTGATTAGTAACATCATATTGATTTACTGTAATAACGGTTGAGTAATCACCTTTATATCGTATATTGTTATTGTATAATGGATTGATGTAGTTTAACCACGCATCAAAGAAAATCTTTTGTGTCATGTCATCATCAACAATAAATGTCATATCAATATCGGTGTATGTGTTAAGATATGGATATTTTTCTACAGGTCCATATGTTTTTTGTTCAGCTGTAGCAAAGGTTCTGCCAGGTAAATTAGCATTCTCGCAACGATATGTAAGAGATTTTGCCGATTTAATGTATGGTATTAATGTTAAAGGAATAGGAATGTTCACATCAAATTTATGTGGACGAGATAAATCTTTTTGAAAGCTAGATTTAAATTCGGTAATTGAACCCGCCATTTTATTTCCTTATCGTATCTGTTCTAGTGATTCTTGCCACACTTGAGATGTGGAAGCTTTCCTAAACTGTTGTATTGGCAAGAATGCTGCAATATCCCATTCGTTTGGCTGCACGGCAAGTATTTTTGATTGAACGTGGTTCTTCAAATACTTTTTAAAACATGGTTTGAACTCTTTAAACCGCCTGGAGGCGTTTAATATATCATAGGTGACACTCATACGCTGAATGTCTTTATTGCCGTCAACCACAGCGAAATCCATCAATTTATCCAAAAAGGCGACTCGATACTGGATTGGCAAGTAATGCAGGTTCAAACCAGTAAAACCATCATTGTCAATGTTTAATACCAATACCAAAGGGAATCTATCATAATATGGTAAGTCTGCTTTGGTCTTTGGGTCATAATAGAAAAAATATAGTCCTCCATTGTGAAAATGATTTCCTCTATCTTCTCGTGCAATCGTAGAAGCGATCCCTGTTGGATTGCTGAGTTCACCAATTTTCTTAGTCATCCAACGATAAGATTCACGGCTCATCGTTTGAAGTTCAGAAGCAGTTTTTTGTCTTGCTAATTGTGTAAGTTTAGATGCCATCTACTATTTAGTTACAGTCCGAGATGATCTTCCGTGAGAACTTTGAATTCCCAACCACGATCTAAACAAAACTCGGTGGCGGCTTTCCATTTCGATTGGTTGACACCCCATGTGATTACCTCTTGAATGTATTGTTTAGTGATTCGTTTGCGTGGTTCTGGTGGTTGTGCTTGTTTTTTGGGTTTGACCTCTAATAACATGGTTTTAAGTTTACCGTCACGGGTTCGCATCTTCACTAAAAAGTCGGGAAAGTAACGGTGCCATTGTCCATCAACTGGTGACTTATAAGGAATGATAAGTTCTTCTGAAGCCCATGATATAATTTGTGGATTCTTATCGAGCCAGTTCATTACTTTTACTTCCCAGCTCGACCGGTAGATAATATTGTTATAATCCCCAATGTATTTTTGAGGGTTAGAAGGTGTAAATCGTCCAGAATATGCCATAAATATACTTATATTCTTTTTAGGACAACCATGGCTATCATTTCTATACCAACATCAATCGGCGGCGTATCGATTCCGGGTAATATCATTAATGGTCCTCTTGGAGCATTATTTGGTAATAAATTTGGCATAAACAGTTATCAATATCCTAGAGATTTGGGTTCAGCGACAAAAGGTCACATTGTTCAATTTTCAATTAATGAGATTCAACCCATTACTTATGAAGAAGCTAAAACATTTATTAATAAATCCACATCACTTGAAGGTTTAAAAGAACAATTTAATTCTGTCAAAAACTTCTTTGCTGGTGATGCACAAAAAACACTAAATTTCAAACCAAAGAAGAAACGAAAAGTTGCAACCATCTCTCTATATATTCCTGATACATTAAATTTTCAGTACAACGCAGGTTATGGAAATTTAAGTTTAGTAGAAGTAGCAAATGAAGCGGCTGTTGCGGTCAATTCTGTAGTAGGAAATAAACCTATTTTAGGTACTTTAGCAAAAACTGCATCATTGGGTTTAACTGTTGCACAATCTAATGCGGCCAAGCTTGCATTATCAACACAAGGTCTTGCAATTAATCCTCAACAACAATTACTGTTTGATGGTATAGATTTCAGAACCTATCAAATGGCATTTACTTTCACACCATATTCTCGACAAGAAGCTGAAGCTGTGAAAGAAATTATCAAACTGTTTAGATATCATGCCGCACCACAAATTACAACAGCAGCTGCTGGTATGTTTTTTGTACCGCCATCTACATTTGATTTAGATTTTCTTTTCAATGGCCAACAAAACAAAAATGTAACACGAGTTGCTGAAAGTGTAATTGAGAGTATTGATGTTAACTATGCACCTAATGGTTGGGCTGCATATGATAATGGTGCACCAGTTCAGACAACATTAACAATGAACTTTAAAGAAATCGAACTCATTGATAAAGATAAGATTAAGGCAGGCTATTAATGCAATACTTTGATACTTTACCAAAAATAATTCAAACTGACAATGTTGGTGTTTCACGAGTATTCACCAACATTTTGGCACGAGCCAGTATCATACCTGATGTGTTAAAAAATCCTCTTGTATATTATTCATATGATATACAAGAAGGTGATACGCCAGAAACTATTGCATACAAATATTATGGTGATTCGTATCGGTATTGGATTGTTTTGTTTGCAAATGAACTGTTGGATCCACAATGGTCGTGGCCAATGGATTCAAATGTGTTTGATAATTATATGGCAGAAAAGTATCCATCTGGTAATACAACCACAACTGTTTATAGTTATGAAAAGAAATTAACACAGACTGACAATTCTACTAATACAGTAACTATTAACACCATTGATATTGATGAAGCTGAGTATAATACTTTATTGACTAACACAAGAACATATACAATAGGCAATTCTACTGTTACTGTTCAAACAACAAAAAGAATTGTTTCTGTTTATGATTATGAATATGAACTAAATGAATCAAAAAGAAAAATAAACATACTTAATTCTATTTACGTTGACCAATTAGAATCACAATTTAAATCATTGATGTCACAATAATATGGAAAACAATCAACAAGTTCCAGTGGTTGAATCTCCTGGTGCATATTATCCCCAAGACTTTTCGATACAGACACTCAATCTGTTGACCGCAAGTGGTCAAAAATTTGAGTTGAAGAAACTATTGGTTGAATTATCATATTATGAGGACATCTACAGCTTTGTTACTTCTGGTTATGTTACATTGGTTGATGCACAAGGATTCCTAGAACTCTTTCAGTTAACCGGCAACGAATATATTGAAATTAATTTTGGTAAAATAAGAACAGGCACCAATTCAACCGATCAGTTGTTTCGTATCTATAAGACAAGTGATAGAAAACCTAGCGGTAATATGAACAGCGAAGTATATACACTATACTTTTGTTCTGAAGAATTATTGTTATCTGAACAAATAAAAATCAGTAAATCATATTCTGGTGTAGAAATATCCAAAATTATTGAAGATATTTTGGTTGAGAAGTTAAAAGTAAAGAAAAAAAACATACAAGTAATAGAACAAACAATTGGCATGTATAATTTTGTTATACCTCGTTTGAAGCCTTTTGAAGCAATTAGTTGGTTGTCCACTTATGCAAGACCAAAGATAACGGGAACAGTAGGCGCTGATATGTTATTCTTTGAAACTAAAAATGGTTTCAACTACCGGTCGTTGCAATCAATGTTTAAAGAACCAATTTATGCCACTTATCGTTATCAGGCCAAGAATATTGAAGATTCGGTGCAAGATTTTCAAGAAAAAACTATCACAGTATTGGACTATGAGTTTGTTAAAACTTATGACGCATTAAAAGATATTAATTCTGGTACATTTGCCAATAAGTTAATATCGATTGATCCATTAGCAAGAACATATAAAACAACCGAGTTTAATTATAAAGATTACTTTGAAAAAAAGAAAACATCTTCTCTGAATAAAAATGATGTGTTAGTGCCACTCAGAAATAGGTTAGGCAAAACACAAAACGAATCTTATGATTCTCGTATTAAAGTATTAACATCAAATGCTTCTCAGAATCAATTACAATATGTTAAAGACATTCCTGGTTCTGTTGCAAAAGACATTGCGATTGAGAATTATATACCATTAAGAACAGCACAACTTGGTTTGGTCAATTATACTGTGGTTAAAATTACCATACCTGGTGATCCTGGTATCACTGCTGGACGCACCATTAATTTTAATTTATTGACATTGAAACCGTCAACCAACAAAAAAGAGTTGGATAGATATTATTCAGGAACTTATTTGGTGAGTGCTGTAAGACATATTATTACATCAGCTGGAGCATATCAAACTGTTTTAGAGATTACTAAAGATAGTTCGCCAACAGCCTATTCACAAATTAACAATAATAGTTCAGAATTTAGAGAAGCTGTAAATGAATAATTTTCTAGGTAAAGACGGATTTAATTGGTGGTACGGTGTTGTAGAGGATATTGCTGATCCTTTAAAGACTGGCCGAGTGCGTGTTCGCATATTTGGTTATCATACTGATAATTTACAAGAACTACCAACTAAAGATTTACCATGGGCTCAACCATCGTTATCACCTAGTAATTCAAAAACATTTAGTCCACCAAGATTAGGTGATTATGTGATGGGATTTTTCTCTGATGGAGAATCGGCACAGGCACCAGTATTGCTGGGTGTATTTCCTGGTTTTGAAACATCTTATGATAAATCAAAAGGTTTTTCACCACAAAGTAAACTAGTACCAGCACAACCACCTGCAGGTCAAATACAGTATCAAGTGGGTCAACCAACATTGGCACCACTAGCACGAGGCGTGGTTGCAAATACAGCCATTTCACAGGCCAATTCTAATTTGGCTCATGTGTGTGATATACCTGCTGGCATTAAATTTGAGATAGCAAAACTAACTATACAAGTAAGTGGTTTGATTAATACATTACGAACAACAATTGAAGGTCTATGGGCTTCTACAGCTTCTTCACCATTTGCAGATGAGATCCGTAATGCCATTAAAACCATTAAAGCAAAAGTAAAACAAATACAAAAATTTATTCGTGATCAATTAGAACCATTGCAAGATATACAGAAATTTATACAATCATTACAAGAATTAATACAATATATTGCTACATTACCAGCACGAATTGCAAAATTTTTAAGTGAGTGTTTAAGTGCAGCTACGCAAGGTATTTCGGAGGCAATTACTGTTGGTAAAGATATTGCAAAAGAAGTGGAAGGCATACGACAAGACCAGTTAGCAGTTGTTCAAGATGCACAATTAATTATTGAAAATGAGAAACCTTTATCACCTACAGGTAATACACAAAAACCATAATGACAATATACGCATGGACTGAACCCGAATCAGCAGCCAATACCGATTATCAGCCGATATATCCGTATAACACAATTCAGCAAACTGAATCTGGCCATTCATTTGAAATGGATGATACACCAACTCGTGAGCGTGTTCGTATACAACACCGTTCTGGTTCATTTATTGAAATGCATCCAAATGGTGATGAGGTACACAAAATTATTGGCAAAGGTTATGAGATTATTGCTTCTGATAAAAATGTATTAATTAAAGGTGTCTGTAACATTACGATTGAAGGTGATTCGGTATTAAATGTAAAAGGTGATGCATATACACAGATTGATGGTGACGCCTATGAAAATATTAAAGGTAGTGTTAAACAAATTGTGCAAGGTGATTCTAGGCAAATTGTCAATGGTGATTTAGATATTGATGCTTCAGGTGACATTAATTTGGGTGCCTCAACAGTTAATATTAATGCAGACTTAATGGTTCGTGGTGATATTGGTTGTTCACAATCGATACAAGCAGATGGTAATATTACCGCTAAGATTTCATTATCAGCAACTAAATCGGTTGAAACGATTGGTTATATGATTGCTGGTACAACAATTAATGCAGGTGTTTCAATGTTTGCTCCAATGGTGTCTGATATGTTTGGCTCGGTACAAATGTTCCGCATGAAAGTCAATCAACACGTTCATATTGGTAACAAAGGTCGGCCGACATCACCACCAACTAAGCCAATGGAGACATAATGGGAAGTATATACGGACGCTTAGGATTTAATTTTGATACCACCAATTTTAAAGGTGATGATGCTCTCACACCTGGTGTAGAAAACTTTCTTAAAAATTCTTCAATTGATTTGTCCACATGGCAAATTGATGATATTGCCAATACTGCTGTGGGTGGTTATTATGAAAATCCATATAATGATAATATTGGTGAATTGGCTGTGTTTATTACAGGGATTGTTGCTTATGCCAATACAGAAGCATATGGTTATGATAATCCGGATTTAGCAAATACAATGTTAGCTGCGGCTAGTTCTGCACAAACAGCGCTTACAAACTTTACAAACCATACAAATAATCTATCCGGTGTAACACAGTCATCCAATACGGCAGCTTTTCCAGATTTAAATTCTGGACTTAATGTTGGTCGTCAAATATTACAAATTGTTAATAAATCTGATGGTGTGCAAAACAATGTGCCAATTCTTGGTAATTTTACTAGTTTGTATATTGCAAATACAATTTCTGATTCTACCACAAAAATACGCAACGACTATATTACATTAGCCAACTCATTTATTGGTGCCAACAGTAATATAACAAATTCTGCAATGAATACAATTATTTCTGATGTTCAAGTATTTACAAATGAAATTAATGCACGAACTAGTGGCGACATTACATTTTATACAAATTCATATGAAATATTAAATGAATATTCGTATATATTACAATTCTCAAATACTGGTGCAACACAAAACAGTTTAATTGAAATTGTTGGCACAGATAAATTAAAAGATGATTTAGGATTTACATCATGAATTATACAATAGCCGTTCCGTCATCTTCTATACAAAAAGTATTAAATTACGGAATACCGTCAATTGCCAGTGTGAGTGGTGGAGTTTCTGTTGCTAACGGAACAATTACGATTACTTCGTTGTATCCTGATTTACCTCCAGTAGAAGATCCTGCATACAATCAAGCTAACGTGGCCACAGGTATTGCCACAGCAGGATACAATCAAGCCAATACAGCAACTAATTTAGCACAAACCGTTTATGATTATGCAAATACTATTCAAGGTGGTGCTGCGGTCGACAACGTAGCAAGGCAGATAGCTATATCAGCTCAGGCCAATACTATTATATTACAAGGTGTAAATATTACACAAAATACTAGTATTTCTATTATTCAAGGTGTTGATGTAACTCAAAATACAAGACTCGATAGTATTGAAACCATTAATACTAATCAAAATACTTCTATTAGTATTATACAAGGTGTGGATAATACACAGAATACTAGGTTGAATAGTATCGAAACAATCAATAGTAATCAAAATACTAGTATTACTGTTATCCAAGGAGTTGATACTTGGCAGAATACTCAAATTACTGCGGTAAATAGTTATGCATCCTCAGCTTATGGAGCTGCAAATACTGCTCTCGCTTCAATTTCTTCTGGTGGTATCTCTGCAATTGACTCAGTTGCGAGAGAAACAGCCAACGGTGCAAATGGTTTGGCTCAAGGTGCATTTAACGTAGCAAATAACAAAGTTTCATCGATTACGGGTACCACAAACCAAATTACTGTAGGTGGTACAACTACGATTCCACAATTATCTTTACCTCAAGATATTAATACTGGTGCTTCTGTTCAATTTGGTTCTTTTGGTGTAGGAACGCCAGCATCCGGTGTGTCTGGTGAAATTCGTGCTACGGATAATATTACAGCTTATTACTCTGATGACAGATTGAAAAAAAGGTTAGGTATTATAGATAATGCTTTACAAAAAGTCAATACTTTGACTGGATTTTACTATGAGGCCAATGAAACTGCACAATCTTTAGGTTATAAACCAAAAAAAGAAGTTGGATTGTCAGCTCAAGAGGTACAAAAAATTCTTCCCGAAATTGTCGTACCGGCACCAATAGATGAACAGTATTTAACGATATATTATGAAAAACTCATACCATTATTGGTTGAGGCGATTAAAGAATTAACTGAAAAAGTAGAGAATTTGGAAAAGAACATAAAAACTTAAAAATTCGAAATTTTGCGTTCCGGCCCAAAAATTTTTTGCGTCAATTTCAAATACTAAAAAAGCGATTTTACTCCTAGAGCAGAATAAATAAGAAGATGGCAACTACAATAACAAAAATATATTCCGACATCGACTTTACCTTTACTAAGAAACCGGTAACGGCGGATGTCGCATTAAGTTATGATGACCAAGCGGTTATTCGTTCTATTAGAAATCTGTTGTTGACTAATCATTTCGAAAGACCTTTTAATCCAGATTTAGGTTCAAATCTCAACGCATTATTGTTTGAATTGGTATCTCCATTAACAGCAACTTCATTGGAGAGAGAAATTATTACAATGATTGATAACTATGAGCCGAGAGCTCGTGTAGATCAAGTGATCGTTACTCCTTTACCGGATAATAATGCATATAATGTTTATCTCAGTTTTTATATTGAGAATGCCACATTACCGACAACTGTAACCTTACTTTTAGAGAGAAATAGATAAAATGGCAGGCGCAAATTCGAATATCCAAATGACCGATTTGGATTTTAATACAATAAAAAATAACCTTAAAACATATCTACAATCTCAAGATGTGTTAAAAGATTATAATTATGAAGGTTCTGCACTTTCTACTCTATTAGACATTCTTGCTTACAATACACAATACAATGCTTATTACCTCAATATGGTAGGTAATGAGATGTTCTTAGATACAGCTATTCAGCGAGGTTCTGTCGTATCTCAAGCAAAAATGTTAAATTATACACCTCGTTCTGCCGTTGCGCCTACAGCCACCATCAATTTACGAGTTAATGGTGTGATTCAATCATCATTAACGTTACCAAAATTTACTTCTTTCATGTCAGAAGCCATCGATGGCATAAACTATAATTTTGTAACGGCAGATGCTTATACCGAAAACACAGTAAGTGGTGTAGTTAACTTTAATAATATTACTTTAAAACAAGGTTTGGCCACAACACTTAATTTTACTGTTGATTCTATTAATAATCCTTCATATACATTTGAAATACCTGATGAGAATGTTGATACATCAACCATTACGGTCATTGTTCAACAATCTTCTTCAAATGCAGCCAGTGATGTATATACTTTGGCCACCGATTTTCTTTCTGTGACTAGTGATTCAAAAGTATATTTTTTACAAGAGAGTTTGAATAACACTTATGAGATTTATTTTGGTGATGGTGTAATTGGTAAACAACTTGTTGATGGTAATATTGTCATCGTTTCATATGTAGTTACTTCTGGAACATTGGCCGCCGGTGCAAACAATTTTGTATTAATGGACACAATTGTTGGTTATTCAAACACATCAGTATTTCCTGTTACTTCTGCAACATCAGGCAATGAAAAAGAAACCATTGAATCTATCAAGTTTCAAGCACCAAAATCTTATTCAGCACAAAATCGTGCAGTTAATAAGAACGATTACATTACCGCCATTCAACAAAACAATTTAGGTTTACAGTTTGATGCAGTTAATGTATGGGGTGGAGAAGAAAATGTTCCGCCGGTTTATGGTCAAGTGTTTGTTTCTTTAAAACCAACAGGAGCATTTACGTTAACGCAGGTGCAAAAACAACGAATTACTGAAGAAATTTTAAAACCAATCTCTGTTTTGACTGTTACACCTACGATTGTTGATCCCGATTACACATATATACAACTTAATGTTAATGTGGTTTATGATCCAACCAAAACAACTCAGACAGCCACACAATTGGCTGCCGGCATAAAATCAGCCATTCAAACCTTTGGTAACAATACACTCAATACATTTAATTCAACATTCAATACTTATGACTTGTTGAATACGGTACAAACTTATAGTTCTGCTGTGATTACTAGTGAGTTTGATTTAAAATTACAAAAGAAGTTTTTACCTAACTTAACAATACCAACAACATATAAACTGTATTATAATTCTTCATTACAGGCAGGAAGATATTTGTCCGGTACAAGTAGTTCACCAGCGTTACAGTTTAGAGATCCGCAAAATTTAGCTAATATTGTTGACGGCGTTTACATTGAAGAAGTGCCATCAACTACCAACGGTGTTGAAAGTTTGGCTGTTTTAAATCCTGGTTTTGGTTATCAATCACCACCTACAGTTACCATATTGGGTGATGGCACAGGTGCAACAGCAACAGCTGTCATTTCTGGTGGCACAATTCAAAGTATCACAGTAGATACACCAGGAAATGGTTACACCAGTGCAATAGCAACAATTACGCCTGCTGATGGTGATACGACAGGCCAACTTGGTGCAGCTATTGTAAATCTTGAAGGTCGTTATGGTACATTGAGAAGTTACTACTACGATACGAACAACGTCAAGAATATTTTCAATTCGAATATTGGTACAATCGATTATCAAGAAGGTGTTATCACTTTGAATTCGTTTAGTCCAATTGGAGTAGATGATACTTTTGGTCGTCTTGCAGTCACCACAACACCAACTACTTCCATTGTTTCATCCACTTACAATCGAATCATTACAATCGATCCGTATGATGTAACAGCAATCACCGTTAATGTTACGGCCAAAACATGATAGAATCAGGTCAAAAAACCTCACTACTCATACCATCGCAACTTCCTGAATTTGTTCGGGATGATCCTGCGTATGCTAATTTTGTATTGTTTTTACAAGCATACTATGAGTGGATGGAACAGACAGGTCAAGTAACAGACAGAAGCAAAAACATATTAAACTATGTTGACATCGATAAAACATCGGCTGAATTCCTTGATTACTTTTATGACGAGTTTCTACCATATTTTCCACAAGATATTCTAGCTGATAAAGTAAAAGTTGCTAAAGTTGCTCGACAACTCTACCAATCAAAAGGTACTCAGGCATCATTTAAGTTTTTATTTAAAACACTATTTAATTCTGATGTAGAATTCTTTTATACTAAAGATGCCGTGTTGCGTGCTTCTGCTGGTAAATGGTATGTTGCAAAAAGTCTTAGATTAGATTCGGATAATCAAAACTTTTTTGATTGTGTTAACTACAGAATTTTTGGTGAAACCAGCAAATCAATTGCAACGATTGAAGCTGTTGTTCTTTCCGGTAACAAAATTCAATTATTCGTTTCGGATATTCAACGACTATTTCAGTCAGGTGAAACAGTTCGTGTAGTTGATGCCAATGACCAAGATGTTTTGATGAAAGATGGCATGCCACATACCGGTAAAATTGTAGGTCAGATTAGCCAGATTTTAATTAGCCCAACTAATCGTGGATTATTGTATCGTCCAGGTGATCCCGTTATCGTGTATGGTGGTTTAAGTTCAAATACAGGTCTCGGTGCTACGGCTACTGTAGGTCAAACCACATCAGGTTCAATTCAGCGTATTGGTGTTGTTGCAGGTGGTTATGGTTATCGTGAAAATCCAAACACAGTAATTAATATTACGAATTCTCCAGGTGCAGTTGTTCAAGTATCATCTGTTGATCCTTCTGCAAATGGCATTGCTAATGTTGCATTTGTTCCTATTGACACAATTGGATTAAAAGCTTCTGTATTAATTGGTGCAGCTGATTATAATTTTGCTAACACGGCCATATCAAATGTTAGTAATACATTGGCTCGAGCGTTTACATTTACTGGATTTACAACTTATCCTATCTCATCATTGATTGTTCAAAATTCCGGAGGAGGTATTACCGATGTACCGACAGTTACAGCACAATCATTGTTTACTACCGATACTGGCACAGGCAATTTACAAAACCTTGGTATTCTTGCACCTATTCAAATCACCAATGCGGGTTCTGGATATGCGGTAAATAATAAGATTGTCTTTACTGGTGGTTCAGGTTTCGGTGCAGCTGCCAATGTGACAGCAGTAAATGGTAACGGTTCAATTACAATGATAAGTTATGTTTATCCACCTGGAAGTTTATCTTATCCTTTGGGTGGATTCGGATACAAAGCCGATGCTTTACCTAATCTTACAATCACATCTTCTGGTGGCGCTAATGCATCTATCTATGTTCCAGGTATTCTTGGTGATGGTGCAGTATTCTCAACAACTGTGGATCGTGTAGGTTCTATTACATCTATTAATATTAATAATCCAGGTGAAGATTATATTGCTGCACCACAAGTATCACTTAAAGTTCAAGATATTGTAATTTCTAACGTAGCGATTGGTGATTTACCGACAACAGGCCAAATTGTATATCAAGGACCTGATGTAGCTAATTCCAGTTATCGTGCTACCGTTGATTCAACATCCGTTTTGGTACCTAATGGTGATCCACTACAAACACTTTACCGTCTGCGTGTATTTAATTACAATGCTAATCCTGTTTCTGGTACACCAATTAAAATTGATGGTGATGTAAATACAATTATTCAACTATCAACCCAATATAATACATTTAATGCAGCTACACGATTTGGTTCTACTGGTATAATTAATTATGGTGACGGCACGGCCAATGCAACTGCCACATTTTTAAACGGACTGGTTATCAGTCAAGGTCAATACTTAGATACTACAGGCCAACCAAGTTCGTTTGATGTATTGCAATCTGAAATTTACAACAACTTCACTTATCAGATTACATTAGAAGCGGAGATTGCTAAGTATCGTGATACACTCCTAAACCTGGTTCACCCAGCTGGTATGAAAGTAATTGGCCGTTATGCTATGAAATCTAATTCAAGTGTAGACTTTACATCAGAGAGTGCTTTAGAAACTGGTCAACCACTAGGATATTATACTGGTGATACAGGTTCCTATGTGACCATGAGTTCTACATGGACCAATGCAAGTAATAATATTGTTAATTTCTACTCTTTGGTTGGTGCCAATCTACAAAACTTTATTGCTTCTAATAGTAATCTTCTTATTACTTTAAGTAATGGATTTCAAATTGCTTCCGATGTAGATGAAATCATTGTTGGACCATCTGCCAATACCGTAATTCTAAAAGACAATGTTTGGTTGACCTATGCAAATGTTGCTTCGGTCACAGCAAATTCTGGAAGTAATGTCATAAATATAATATCATTAACTGGTTCTTATAATATTGTCAATAATGGTGAGTATAGCAATACTCAGTATCCATTAAAAGATATTGTTTTTGCTGGTGATAAAGTTCTGGTTGCCAATAATACCGAGAAAACGGTGCAAAGTGTTGATTGGGAAGGTGGTACAATCACATTAACAAGTAATTTGGCCAATACAGTCAATTCATTAATGTCGGTACAAAGAACAGTATCAACCACAGATGTAATCATCTATGGTCCAATTGGATTGGCTTCAAATCCAGAACTAGTAACACAAAACAACCAAACTATTATAACTCAAGACAATGAAATACTCTTAATAGGTTAACAAATGGCAACAGTAAAAATATCAGACCTCCCAATAATATCAACCATAAATGGAAATACAGCTGCAACTATTATTCCTGTTGTAGATATATCAACCGATGAAACAGCTAGAATCACCGTTCGAACTTTGGCTGATGGTTTGTTTCACAACGATTCTTTAAAAGTTGGACCTAATGAAATTTTATTGACCAATACAGTTGCACAATTTAGCGGCAATAGCCAAACATTTTTACAAACCAATTTACAAAATTTAACTGGTAATGGTTCTGCTGACTATGTTGCAACAGCTGATATTGGTACCAATGCAAACAATTATATTGATTTGGGTATCAACAATTCAACTTATAATGATCCAGAATACTCAGCCACAAAACGCCTTGATGGTTATCTTTATGTTTCAGGTTCTTTAGATAATTCTTCTGACGGAAACTTGGTGATTGGTACTGCTTCAGCTGGCGCAAATGTATCTTTTGTTGCTGGTGGTACAACAACGGCAAATGTGATTGCAAAAATTACCAAGTTTGGTATCACACTTAACAACTCAAGTCGTTTAGAGTTTACTGATGGTTCAATACAAACTGTTGCGGCTGCACCTGCATCTCTATCACAATTGGCTGCAAACACGGCCAATTCAGCATCAGCCAACACAATTATCATTCAAGGCGTTAATGCTTGGCAAAACACTCAAATTACCGCAGTAAATCAATATGCACAATCAGGTTTTGCAAAAGCCAATGACGTTAATGGATACGCCACGAGTGCATACAACACAGCCAATGGTGCCAATGGTTTGGCTGCTGGTGCATATAATGCTGCTAATGGTGCCAATGGTTTAGCTGCTGGTGCATTTAATAAAGCAAACAATGCTCTTGCAAATACATTTGCAATTACAGTAAACAATAGCATTTATATTCCTGGTACACTAGTAATTGATGGTTTGGTATATGCAAATGGTGCAACCTATGTGGCCAATGCAATGTCGATACCAACCACATATTCTTCACCACAAACTGCCATCACACTTAACTATCAACAAGCCAATATTGTTAAGACCAATGTTACTAGTGATTTGGTTGTTTCACATACAGGTATTGTTCTTGGTAAGTATATTGATTTGTTTGTTTATAATGATTCGGCTGCAGTTCGAACAATTACTCATGGTGTTCCTGCAAACAACTCTACAACCAAAGCATCAACAATAAAAATTTCTCCATATAGTACCAAACATTTAAAATATTTTACAGTAAATTCCGATTTAGCCAACACATATGTTATTGAATCAATAAGTGAAAATACCATTGAAAGTAATTTAAATGTTAATGGTTTTATTACACTCAATACTGCCGGTGGAATTTATCAAGAAACTGCAAGTCCATCTGTAATGACTGCAAACACTACTGGTATTTTTCAAATTGTTACAAACAGACATGCCAGTCCATATAGCTGGAGTTTTAATCAAGAAGGTACATTCACAGTACCAGGTGAAGGTGTTATAAGAAGCAACGATGACACAATCACATTACAATCTTTTGATTCAGTTAATGGTATCGCTAGAGGTATATACATTGGTACCAACGGTGGCGTATATTTCAATAAAGGTTCTGAACCTGTTTATCTCTCATTAACAGATGATTCAGCATTAATTTCTAATAACAACACTGCTATAGTGACAGCCGTTTCTAATGTGAGAATAATCACAGATGGCATAAACACAGCACGACAATTTGAATTTGGTTCAGACGGAAGTTTGACTATACCAAATGGTTTAGTTGTTAATAATGCAAACACAGTCGTTAGAGATTTAAATGTCAATAAAAACCTAACCGTCAATGGTATTGTTGTTTTAGCCAATTCAAACTTCTCAGCAACAGAAGCAGCCTTTAGAATCACAGCATCAGGAAGTTCACAGACTCCAACACAAGCTGGCACGTTGATGCAACTGACTAGCAAAGCAAACACACCAGCTAGAGTGTTGATTGATTCTTTTGGGGCATCAAATACAGCATATCCTATTATTGCTGGTAGAGCCGCCAGAGGTACAGTAGATGCACCAACAGCGACACAGAACAATGATATTCTGTTGCGTATTGCTGGTAACTCATATGGTACTACAGGATATGCACCATTTGGTGATGCAAGAATCGATTTTATTGCTACTGAAAATCATTCGGACACAAATCGTGGTTCTAGAATAAGATTCTGGAATACACCAACGGGTTCAAATGTTGTTAATGAAATTGCTTCATTCAATGCCGATTCTGTATATTTTACTGGTATTGTGGCACCACAAAAAGGATTCATTTATGCACCTACTATTTTGGCTGGTGCTCAGACAGCCTTTACAATTGATTTTTCAACAACATCATTAATTAAAGCTACACTTGCCGCAGATTGTACCATATCACTTTCAAATTATGTGCCAGGTAAAGTTGTTGAAGTTTGGTTGACGAATACTGGTGGACCGGCAAGAACAGTTACACACGGATGCACAGCAACCAATTCAACTGACAATTCAACCACATTTACTATGTCTGGTACCAGTTCAGCTTACTTGAGATACTTCAGTATTGATGGTGACAATGCAAATACTTTTGTAGCAATTCAATACGCTTAATAAATAAATCATGGCTAATAAAAATCTATTAACATACAATGCAAAAGTAACTCAGGTTGAACAGGACTATTTTGCACCTGTGGCTTCAATATCTGGTACAAATAGACCAATCAGCACGATGTATTGTTTCTTAGCCCGTGTTTTGCCATGGCCAAATGAAGGAGATCCAACAACTCCTACACAAGACCAAAAAGCCATCAAATCTATATTTAAGAATATGTTTGTGGCTAAATTGGTCAACTCATCAAACATTAGTCCAGTAATTCAGCGTATTGACTGGACAACAGGTACTGTTTATGATTATTATCGTGATGATGTTGATATGTTTGAGCTCAATGTTATTGGTCGATTAGTTAGACAGTTTTATGTGCGTAACAAATATGACCAAGTATTCAAGTGCCTCTGGAACAATAACAATGCCGAATCCACCGATGAACCATTCTTTCAACCAGGAAGTTATGGCACCAATAACATTTACAAAGGCGCCGATGGTTACAAATGGAAATATATGTATACTATTGATGTTGGTTCCAAAACAAAGTTCATGGACCCATCTTGGATTCCTGTTCCGGTTGGCGTTGAAACATTAAATCCTATTGCTACAACAGCAGGTTATGGTGATGTTGAAGTTATCAATGTTGTTAATGGTGGAAGTGGTTACGATCCAGCTAATGCCGAAATTACTGTTGTGATAACTGGTGATGGCACCGGTGCAACAGGAACGGCAAGTGTGACCTCAGGTGAAATTACCGATATCATTGTAACGAACACAGGATCAGATTATACCTTTGCAAACGTAGCGGTGACTTCTACACTAGGTTCAAATGCAACCTTCATTGCTCCAATTTCTCCTATTGGTGGCCACGGATATGATCCAATTGATGAACTTGGCGCCAGCCATACAATGGTAACTGTAGAATTCAATTCAAGTGAATCTGGTAATTTACCAACTGACATTGATTTTAGGCAAGTTGGATTGTTGGTTAATCCTACCGCACTTAGTACCTATCCAGCACCGGCTAATAGTACCATTTACAGAACAACTACTGACATCGTAGTTGCTCCAGGTTTTGGCCTCTTTGCCGAAGATGAAACAGTTTTTCAAGGTTCTTCTTTAGAAACTGCTACATTTACTGCAACGGTATTAAGTTTTGATGCAGCATCCAACCTAATTAGGCTCATAAATACAGTAGGAGATTATACAGTAAATGCTCCTATTTTTGGTAGTTCATCTTTAACTGCAAGAACCGTATTAACTGTTAGCACACCAGACTTTGTATTATTCTCAGGTTATTTGACATATGTTGAGAATAGAGAAAGTGTCCAAAGAAGTGCTGACGGTGTTGAACAATTTAAATTTGTATTAGGATACTAAAAAATGCCGCTTAATTTTAACGTTGATCCATACTATGATGACTTTGATCCTGCTAAGAATTTTCATCGAATTCTTTTTAAGCCAGGATTTGCGGTTCAAGCAAGAGAATTAACTCAATCTCAAAGTATTCTTCAAGATCAAATCACTAAGTTTGCTGATAATATTTTCAAGCAAAATTCACCGGTTACAGGTGGACAAGTAACAACAAACTTTAATTGTTCTTATATTAAATTACAACCAACTTATAATAATTCTGCTATTGACATCAATGCATTTACAAACAAACTAATTCGTAATGCTTCAGGTACCGTTCTTGCACAAGTTATTGCCGTTGTGGCTGCTACAGGTACTGCAGGTGTTGGTGATCCACCAACATTAATTGTATCTTATAAATCCGGTGATCAGTTTCAAGATGATGACATTGTTTATGATGTAAGTTCTAATTTAGCTGCACAAGCACAGGCATTGGATGCCACGGGTCTTTCATCGGTTGCTTCAATTGCACAAGGTGTATTCTATGTGTCTAGCAACTATACTCGTTCAGATGGTATTACTATTTCTGATGGTCTATTTGTTCAAGTAAACCCACAGACTGTTGTTGTTGATAAGTATGACAACACTCCAACAAAACGGATTGGTTTAAACATTACCGAATCGATTACTGATTATGTAAACGATACATCATTGTTAGATCCTGCCGTTGGTGCATCCAACTATCAAGCGCCTGGTGCAGACCGTTATAAAGTTACTCTAACATTAGAAAGTCGACCAATTACATTTGGTGATGATGATGGTTTTATTGAATTGGTTCGTGTAGAGGATGGTAATACCGTTAAGTTGGTTGATGGTTCTGTATATGGTGTGATTGATGATTACTTTGCCAAACGTGACTATGAAACAAATGGTGACTATGTTGTATCTGATTTCAAATTAACTCCACGAGCAAACACTTTAGATCCAGACACCTACATTATGAACGTAGGTAAAGGTTTAGCATATGTTCATGGTTATCGTTTAGAAAATCTAACAAGTGTTGACTTGACATCCAATCGTGCAAGAACAACAGAATCACAGAATAATAATCCAGTCTTTATTAATTTTGGTAGTTATTTTTATGTTGATAATGTAAATGGATCAAACACCTCTTTCTTTGATACAACATCATATTCACAGATTGATTTACATTGCGTTGATTCGGCCAATGTATCATATGCAAACTCTAACACATACAATGCTACCGTAGTTGCAACAGCGAATGTTCGTGCTTTGATATATGATAGTGCAACAGGTACAGGCGCAAACACTTATGTTTATAAAGCCTACGTTGCTAATCTTTTAAATAGAACACAAGTTGCAACTGCCACAGGCGGTACCACATCCACTATTACATTCCCAAATTATTTTTCTCGTTTTGGTGATTCTTATGTTGGTGTGAATATTACTATTAATTCTGGACCTGGTGCTGGAGATTTTAGAACTATCACAGCATACAATGGTACAACAAAAGTTGCAACAGTCAATCAAAACTGGACAGCTACACCAACAACCTCATCTGTATTTACATTAAACTTCGACACAAAAGATATAGAATCAATCATCTACGCAAACAAAGACTCATATCCAGCCACACTCTATGCAAAGGCTGAGATTGATGCTGAGCAAGGTAAGGTAGGCGGTCTTGAAAGTGGTGACACAGTTTTACAAAATCCAAATGTGCCTGAACTGGTATTCACGGTTGGTAATCCTTATGTTGAAACAATTACAGATACATCATTTACAACTCAACAAGTGTGGCGTAATGTGTCATTTACACCCTCTGGTGGTGCCTTTGTTGCAACACTACCATACACAGGCGATTACAACAATGTGATTCGTCATTTTGGTACTCCAAGCTCCACATTATCTACTGAACTTGTTAGACAAAATTATACAATAATTGTTACAAATAAAGGTAGTTCGACACTAAATGTTGGTGATAATGTTCCTTGGACCACAGTAGGCAGAACCGTCACGCTTAACTCAACAGGCTCCACCGCCACACTATCCGGTTCTGATGTGGGTGGAACATTTACTGCTACTGTATATGCAAAAGTGTTTGTTGAAAATGGTCAAGATACAGGTCGTATATTAAAGAATAAGTATCTCATTACTGCTAACACAACAGCTATCAGTACCAGTAACACGCAAATTGGTACATACACATTTGTTGATGATACCAGTTTAACATCGACAGGTCAAATCTATATTGAACAACCAGGTCTTGTTACACCTGGTAATCCACAAAGTTTATATCTTTCTGATGTGAAACAAATTGTCAAGATTATTGACACAAAGAGCCCAAGTGTTCGTGCTACGGTAGCTATGATAACTAACCCAGCATATGACATCACAAACAATTATAATTTTGATAATGGCCAACGAGATTCATACTACGACCATGCCAGCATCACATTAAAACCTGGTGCCTCTCAACCTATTGGTAACATTCTTGTATTAGTTGATTACTATCAACACTCAGGTGGTGACGGATATTTTAGTATTCTTTCATACTCAAATGAACAGTATCAAGAAATACCACAATACACTAGCACTTACGGAACACTTTATAGTTTAAGAGATTGTGTCGATTTTCGTCCAGCTCGTGTCAATGCTACAACCGCCTTTCAATTCCGTTATTCAAACTCCGATACTAATCGTGGTATCTTTTTGCCTGTTGATTTAACCACATTCTTAGGTGATTATTCTTATTATCTTGGCCGTAAAGATAAATTAGTTTTGAGCAAAGATAGAAGCTTTCAAATCGTTGAAGGTGCTCCATCTCTTAATCCAATTTATCCAACAGAACCAGATGGTGCATTAGTCATTGCACAATTGATTCATACACCTTATACGGGTTATATTCCAACAGAAGCACCTGCAGGTACAATCGCTGACCTATCAATTCAAAAGGTTAAGCACAAACGATATACAATGCAAGACATTGCTGGATTAGAGAATCGTATTAATCAGATTGAATATTATGCATCATTAAATTTGTTAGAACAAAAAGCAAGTTCGTTACAAATCACTGATTCATTTGGTTTAAACCGATTCAAAAATGGTATTGTAGTTGATGACTTCTCTAGTTATGCAACAGCTGATACACAAAATTTAGACTACTTCGCTGCTATCAATCGCCGTGAACGCAAGATGACGGCAACGCAAAATGTTCGCAACTTTCCATTAAAATCATTGGCTTTGGCATATAATATGAATATGCCTTCTGCTGACACATCAACAGCATTAGGTTATAATATTAGTACCGATAGTTACATTAACTATTTTACATTACCATACACAACAGCCAATGCAATTACACAACGTATTGCATCACGCACAGTCAATGTAAATCCATTTGCTTTCAATACAAAAGAAGGTGTTGTAAGTCTATCACCAAACGTAGACAACTGGGTTGATACAAATTATGCACCTGCTCTATTGATTACAGATCCAAATTTACAAGTATTCCGTGCAAATCAAGGACAGATTAATGTTCTTTCTGCAGGCGATTGGCAAGCCGTTTCAGGTACATCATTTAGTTCTACACAATGGGGTAGAAATTGGAATCTTACAACAACAGTTCGCACAACAAATTTTGCTGCAAGTGATATTGTAGGTCCATATGACCGCATTGGTAATACATATGCATTAGACAACGGATATATTACCGATGTTAGCATTCTACCATACATTCGTTCACAAGAAATTGTTGTTCGCACTAAAGGTTTATTAATCAATACATTGGTCACAGGCCAATTTGATAATATTGATGTTACAAATTATATTCGTAAAGGTAACCATATCGAATTGACTGGTGTTTCTGGTACATTCAATGAGAATGATATCATTGGTTACTTTAGTGGTGGTTTGTTTACACCTACAGGCCGAGTATTGGGTACCTATCGTTATCCAGGCACAAACAATGTTCGTTTATATGTTGCTGGTGATGCCACTTCAACACAATACAGTAATTCAACAGTATTGCAAAATGGTTTCTATAACACCGCAGGTGTGTATCAGAACTCTACAGCAAGTGGCACAATTGCATCTTCTTCACACTTTGGTGGTCGAATCGTTAACGCTGTTTCGTCCAATAGAATTAGATTATCCACTTTAGCTAGCACAACAAATAATTATTACACAGGTAATACAATTTATATTAATGCTGGTACGGGTGCAGGCCAGTCAGCATCTATCTCGGCATACTATGGTGCCAATCAAACCGCATTGTTGGCTAGCACAGTAACAGCAGCTAATGGCGACATCTATTCTATAGGTACATTAAGAACCGATGAAGCAGGAGCTTTATATGGTGTATTCATTATTCCAGAAAATACTTTTCATACTGGTGAAAGAGTTCTGAATATTAATAACGGCATCAATGGTAATATTGACACTGCCACCACATTTGCAGAAGGCACTTACTATGCCCAAGGTTTACAAACCACATCTCAGCGTGTGGACTTTGGTGCTTCACCGTCTGGTGCAAAAGGAACATTCACATCAACTCGTACCGCTTCGACAACAACTGTATCAACTATATTTAATCAATGGGACCCTGTTGCACAGACATTCATCATTTCTAAAGATAACTATCCAAACGGTATGTTCTTGAATTCTGTTAAAGTATTCTTTAGAAATAAACCTACAAATGATAGTTCACCAATTAGTTTGTATATGGTTGGCACATTGAATGGTTATCCAAATGGTGATGTTCTTGATAATTCTGTTGTTACATTAACGCCAGACCAAGTGGTAGTATCAGAGAATCCACAATATTTGGATCCAACAGCCTACACCGAGTTTACATTTAATGCACCAGTATACATTCAACCTGGTCTATTATATGCTTTCATTGTTAAATCAAATAGTAATCAATATATTTTATGGACAGCATTTAATGGTGATACTGCCGTAGCATCTTCTGTTAAGAATTTACCAACTGATCCAACACCTTCTTCTGTTACTAAAGTTGGTGGTGCACCTTCTGTTGGTGCTTTGTTTATTTCTCAGAATTCACAGACATGGACTGCGGATCAAAATCAAAGTTTGATGTTTGTAATTGATCGTTGTGTATTCAATACATCTGCATCACCAACAATTCAGTTTGTTGTACCTAAAAAATTACCACAAAGAACATTGGTAGATGAATCAGTTGAATACTTCTTAAACGCTAATGCAATACCTGATATTACAAACACTGTTGCAAATACTAATGTGCTTGTTGATGCATTTAACGTAACAACAACTGATTTGGTGCCTACAACAACAAATATTAATTACTCATATAATGCTTCATTGGTAAACGGCACAATCACAACAACAACACCAATTAATCCTGGTAAGTTTGCTACATCTTCTTCCGATAATATCTATCTCAATGATGGTAATGGTCAACGAGTATTGGTTGCCAACTCGACAGCATCGTTCTCAGTATTGGCTCAATTGTCATCTAATGATGATGCTGTATCACCAATGATTTCTGATGCCGGTTTAACTGCTTATGCAATTACATGGAATGTAAATAACTGTGAGTTATCGAATTCATTAATTACTGTGGTCAATGGTGGTTCGGGATATAATGCAGCACTGACATCTGTAACTGTATCCGCACCAACAGGTCCAGGCGGTGTTCAAGCTACGGCAGCTGCCAACGTTTCTGGTGGTATAATTAATTCTGTATACTTAATTAATCCAGGTTCTGGTTATATCACTACGCCGACAGTAACTATTACTGATGCAAATACATCACCTGGTACCGGTGCTTCTGTAACAATTGCAGGTGAAACATCACCAGCTGGTGGTCCAGGTCGTGCTAAGTATCTGACTAAAAAAGTTGTATTAGATGCTGGTTTTGATTCTGGTGATTTAATTGTTTACACAACTGCATATCGTCCAGTCAATACTGAAATTCAAGTATACTATAAGATACTGAATCGTAATGATACACAAATATTGGATGATTCTTCTTGGCAATTGATGACAATGATTAATAACTCTGAATCATTATATTCACAAACACGAGATGAATATTATGAGTATAGCTTTGCACCTGGTTCAGGTAATGTTGGCCAAGGTTATGTTCAGTATACTTCTAAAAATGGTCAGACATATACTACATTTAGCCAATTTGCAATAAAGATTGTTCTTACGACAACGGATAATACAGCAGTACCTGTTTTGATTGACATGAGAGCGATTGCTTTGCCACCAAATGTTAACGTAACACTATAATAAAATGAGTTTAGTTCAAATACCAGAAACTACTTTTGTTCGTGATACGACATCTATGGCTCTCATCAATCAAGATAAGAGTGGACTCGATGCCTACATGAAACAACGTAATGTTTTATTGGCTCAAAAACAAGAAATAAATAATATAAAATCAGAAATTGAAAGCATTAGAGGTGATATGCAGGACATTAAAAAACTGATGATGCAACTAATAGATAAAGGTTCAAATGGCCAACACAGTTAATTATCTTACCTATGCCAATACATTTGGCGATTGGGTCGTTACGACAAATAATCTTGCAAAAGAAAACAATGACTTGGCGGCCAATAACTATATCAAACCAACTGGAACATTATATCTTAATGATCCAAATTTAGGTCTACAGATTGCAAACAATGCTATTATTGCTGGTCAATTACAGGTACAAGGTATTGGTTCATCAGCTTATATTCAAAACAATCTGCGTGTTGACACACAAGTATACTTTCAAAACACCGTATTAGGTTTGACCAACTCTGGTCAATTAATTTCTAACGGAAGAATCACCGCTTCGGGCTCTGGTACTGGTTTGGCTGTTGCAAACAATACAACTATTGGTGGCACTTTAGCTGTTGGTGGTAATGAAACTGTAGGTGGAACATTAAATGTTACTGGTGCAACAACATTGAGTAGTAGTTTATCTGTATCTGGAGTAACAGTAGTTAGTAATACTCTTTCTGTTTCTGGTGATACAACGCTTTCTTCTAATGTATTTGTCAGTAAAAATTTAACAGCAATTGAAGATGTTTCTGCTTCCGATTTAACTGCTTTCAACTCAACTTCTACGGCATCTTTAAGTGTAACAAATAATGCTTCAGTTGGTGGACAATTATCCGTTGGTGGTAATTTTGTTATTGTTGGTACAACCATTTATAACACAAACAATTTTACAATTAATGCGAATAGTGCATCAGGTTTAAACAGTTCATTTACAGTAAATCGTGGATTATCTGGTGCCAATGCTGCAATTCGTTGGAATGAAGCTAACACATACTTTGATATGAATGATGTGGTTAGTGGTATTTACTATCGCATATTAACTGATGAGTATCTCAGTAGTTCAACAACAAATCCAAATGCAACAAATGTAGCTACATCTGCAGCTGTTAGTTATTTACAGAATGTAGATAATACACAGAATACTCGTATTCAAAGTATTGAGACCATTAATAGCAATCAGAATACCAGTATTGGTATTATTCAAGGTGTGGATAATACACAGAATACTAGGTTGAATAGTATCGAAACAGTAGATATTGCACAAAATACTGCAATCAGTATTATACAAGGTGTGGATATAACTCAAAACACCAGATTAGGTTCTATTGAAACAGTAGATATTGCACAAAATACAGCCATTTCTATTATACAAGGTGTAGATGCCACACAAAATACACGTCTAAATTCTATTGAGACCGTTAATACTAATCAGAACACCAGCATTACCCATATCAATCAATTTGCTGGAGGTGCTTATGCAACGGCTAATGGTGCTAATGGTTTAGCTCAAGGTTCATACAATACCGCTAATAACCGTGTAAGTTCTGTATCAGGTACATCAGGTCGTATCACATCTTCTGGTGGATTAACTCCAACAATTGATCTTGCAACTGCTGGTCCAGGTGCAACTTCAGCAACGAACGCTTCTTTGACAATTGATGCTTATGGTCGTGTAACCGCACTAAGCTCTGGTACCGCACCAGTGACATCAATTACTGGTACAACGAATCAAATTACTGTAACAGGAACAACCACTCCAACTTTATCTTTACCACAAAATATAAACACAGGTGCTTCTGTTCAGTTTGGTTCTTTAGGTGTTGGTACGGCTGCTTCAGGAACCACGGGTGAAATTCGTGCTACAGGAGATATTTCTGGTTATTTCTCAGATGATAGGTTAAAAACAAAGTTAGGTAATATAGAAAACGCTTTGAATAAGTTAATGACTTTAAATGGTTTTCATTACAAACCAAATGAAACAGCTCAAGCTTTAGGTTATGCAGTAAAAGATGAGGTTGGTTTATCCGCTCAAGAGGTACAAAAAGTTTTACCACAAGTTGTGGTACCAGCTCCAATTGATGAACAATATTTAACAATTAAATACGAAAGGGTTATTCCTCTTTTAGTTGAAGCCATCAAAGAACTTAAACTAGAGATTGATGAACTAAAAAAGTCCAAATAAACCTTTGGTAACTAAATACCTAAGAGAAATTATACACAGGATATAAGATGGCCGCAGCATATCAAGAGTTATTTTTAGAACAAGGAACAACATTTACCACTAATATCACCCTTGATGATATTAATGGAGTGCCTTTTGACCTAACTGGTGTTATCGCTAAAAGTCAAATTCGTAAATCATATTACTCAGCCAATACAACCGCTGAATTTGTGGTAACAATCAATAATCCAACAGATGGTACCATTTTATTATTGTTGAATCCCAACACAACAGCTAATATTGCAGCTGGTCGTTATGTATATGATGTGGCAATTAAAGATACTGCAAACACCGTGACTAGAGTATTAGAAGGAATTGTAAATGTTATTCCTCAAGTCACCAAGTTTTAAGGAACCAGTATGCCAGGACAAGTAATTGGAACAGTCAATGTTCAAGTAAATAAACAGCAAGATAAAACTGTTCGCCAGTTAAATTATGGTATAAGGTCACTCAAAGGTTCTACTGACTTATCCTTAACTGGTGTGCAAGATGGTGATGTTATAACTTATCAAGCAAATACTAATAGTTTTAAGGTTCAATCGATTGGAGAATTGAATCCAGACCTAGATGCAGGATTCTTTTAATGGCAAATACAGTCATTCAAATACTTCGTTCTTATGCAAACACAAGACCAACATCGTTAGATGATGGTGAATTAGCGTACTCGTTTGTTTCCAATACACTTTTTATTGGTACAGCAAATAATCAGATTGTACAAATAGGTGGACCAAATTTTATTGCCAATGTTAGTCCTAATCTGATTGACGGCGGTAGATTTTAATAAATAGATCAAAGTAGTAAAACATTAAACATAATAAAAGAGAGAAAATAAATGGCAAATACCAACATTTTAATCAAACGTTCCAATTCAGTTGGAAGACCAGGATCATTACTTGCTGGTGAATTAGCATATTCTTACGCTTCAAATACTATTTTTATTGGTTCTCCTACTGGCAATGGTGTTGTCAATGTTGGTGGTCAATATTATACATCTCAAATTGATAATGCTACGAGCCAAGCAACTCCTTCAACAATTGTTAAACGAGATGCAACTGGTAATGCATCCTTTAACTTTATTACTGCAAACATTATTGGTACTATTCAAGGTACCGCAAATGCTGCTCTTCAATTAGAGAACTCTAGAAATTTCTCAATTGATGGTGGTGATATCACCGCATCGGCTGTTTCCTTTAATGGTACCGGTGATGTGATACTTAACGCTTCTCTCGATGCGGTTCCTAGTCTTGGTGCTGGTACCTATGGATCCACAACGGCAATTCCAGTCATTCAAGTGGCCGCTAACGGCCGTGTAATGAATGTTACAACTGCAGCAATTTCTACATCATTTACTGTTGCAGCCGATTCTGGTGCATCACAAACCGTTTCTGGTGGTGACACACTAACACTCGTTGGTGGTGCCGGTATTACTTCTGTTGCAAGTGCAACCGACACAGTAACTTTTGATGTTGATAATACTGTTGTTCGTGCTAACGCATTTACTGGTGGTACACAGACAATTAATACAGGATTGACGATTGGTGCAAACAATGATTTAACTGTAACAGGTAACTTATTTGTATTTGGTAATACTACAACATTTGCCATTGACCAATTTGAAATTGAAGATCCATTACTTCTTTTAGGTACAGGAAACTATTTCTCCGACACATTTGATATTGGTTTTGCCTCACACTACAATGATGGTTCAAATGCTCACACAGGTTTGATTCGTGATGCCGGCACAAAAGAATATCATTTCTTCCAAGGTTATACTGGTGAACTTGATGCAAACAATAACATCAACCTAAGTGACCCATCATATCGTGAAGCCAATGTTCATGCAGCATATTTTAAAGGCAACACAATTGGTAACACGGTTCAAGCCAATACAATATATGTTGCAAACCGTATTTTTGGTGACACAACCAACAACACACTCTTATTAGCACCAAGTGTCAATTATGGTCCAGGTGTCAATGACCAATACATCATTCTTGATCCAACAGCACCAAATCATATTCATGTTCGTGCTGGTGGTACAATTGATGCCTCTAGTGCTGAATTATATTTGGGTGGTGAACAAACTAATGTTCAAGTAAGTGATGCTACAAAAGAAGTATACATTCGTGCAAACAATGCTCATTTTTGGACATTTGGAGACGATGGTGTATTAAACCTACCTGGTACGATTACATCTTCAACAGGCATAGTAACAATTGATGATAATTTAACTGTTACTGGTAATTTGGTTGTCACTGGTGATATTGTAATTGACGACCTACAAGTTGATACAATTACTGCAAACACATTAACACTCACCAATGCTCTCACAGTACCAAATGGTGGTACAGGTAAAACATCATTCACTTCTGGCCAAATTGTTATTGGTTCTGGTGTAAATGGTTTAACACAAATCGCTAACTCTAGTGTTGCTGTTGGTCAAACCTTTGGTTCAGCCTCTTCTGTTGCTGCATTTTCAACTGATGTATATGGCCGTGTTGTTGCTGTATCAAATACATCTATTGCAATTGATGCTTCTGCAATTACTTCAGGTACGTTACCAATAAATCGTGGTGGTACTAACGGTACATCATTTACTAATAATCAAATTACATATTTTGATGGCACAAAAATTGCTTCATTAGCAAATACCACATACACTCAAACAGGCACTTTAACTTCCAATAATACAATTACATCGATTACTGTTGATGGATTTGGAAGATTCACTGCTGCTACAGTTGGTGCAATTTCAGGATTAACTGTTGGACAAGGTGGTACAGGTCTATCCACGATTACACAAAACGGTATTACATACGGTAATGGAACAGGTAATTTAGGAGTAACAGCTGCGGCCGGTATTGCGGATCAAACTTGGTCTAATCAGATATTAACCGTTACTAATGCTGGTGTTCCAGTTTGGACAACAGCATTAGATGGAGGTCAGTTTTAATTCATGACTATATAATTTTTTTATAATAGGAGTTTGAAATGGGAAATGAAAAATATTTGAATTATTATGTAGAGGTATTGACCGGTACAATGACAGATGCAGTCATTAGGAATATATCTCTACAAGCTAATGCACGAGTTACTGAAGATGTTATTAATGAACAGGTTAAAAAAAATAATGAATTTGAAAAAATTATTGAAAATTTAAAAAATGAATTGGAATTGATTAAAAGTAATAAAAATCAAGAGTCTGATTCTAAAATTTTAAACTTAGAAAATGTTATTAGAGGTCATTTAGAAAGAATTGGTGAATTAGAAAAACAGTTAAATGACTTAAATAATTTAAAAAATGAATATGAAAATGTTAAACATCAAGTAAATCATCTTGACACTTTTAGAAATGAATTAAATAAAGAACGTGAGAATCATAAAAAAACTCATGATGAATATGAATTAAAAATTAAAAAACTGAATGATCAAATTGAGTATTTGCAATTAACTCCTGCCAAGCGTAAAAAATTAGACGAAGAAAAAGATAAAGATTTAGAAATAACAAATCAGTCGTCAGTTTTACCTTTAATAGACGATATAACGAAAGATGGCGGAAGTTTTTAAAAGTAGATGGCAAATACAATATTACAGGTAAAAAAATCAGGCGTAACAGGTAATGTACCTTCTTCACTAGAATATGGTGAGTTGGCGTTAAACTACGCTGATGGAAAACTGTATTATCGCAATTCTAATAATACAATCACTTTTATTCAAAGTGGTTCAACAACCGACTCATTTGCAACTATCAACGCAAATAGTTCGTTAATTCTTGCAACATCACCAACAGATACTCTATCTATTGCAGCCGGTAATAATATTACCATTTCAGCCTGCACCGTAACAAAAACAATCACAATTAATGCAACTGCATCGAGTACAACAGGTGCCACAGGACCAACTGGACCAACTGGACCAACTGGACCTACTGGACCTACTGGACCTAGTGGATCTCAAGGTGCCACAGGACCAACTGGACCTAGTGGATCTGAAGGTGCCACAGGACCAACTGGACCAACTGGACCTAGTGGATCTGGTGGATCTTTAGAGATTGTAAATGATAATAGTTCAAATAATGTTTACTATATTAACTTTGCCAATAATACTTCTGGTAACACAAATACTTTATTCACCTCAAATAATAATTTAACATTTAATCCGAGTACAGGTGTATTAAATGTTAAATCTTTAGATGTAACGGCAAATTCAAATATATCATCAAAAAGTTATAATGCTACAGGAACAAGTCAGGTTACAATTGATTCTTTTTCCAAATTAGTTTACAGAAGTGCTTTCTACCAATTACAAATTGAATCTGGCTTATCGTATCACATATTAAATTTAAATATATTGCAAAGTGGAAGTAACACTTTTACTTCAGTTTTTGGTGAAGTATATTCTTTAAATTCTTTAGGAAGTTTTTCATCAGACATTGTTGGAAATAATGTAAGGTTGTTGTTTACGCCTTCCGTAGATGGTACAACTGTAACATTTATTAGAAATGCAATCGCTCAGTCATCAAACATTCCTGATGTTCCTTCTGCTGATTTGGGTTATATTGGCCAACCAGTTACAATTATTTTTGATGCTGGTTTTGATGATCAACCAGTTACAGATTCTTTCGATTATGGATCCTTGGCGTAATAAATAGTATATAAATTAGAATTTTAGGATAAAACATGGCCACACAATTACAACTTAGAAGAGGTAATACAGCACAAACTGCTGTATTTACGGGAGCAGTTGGAGAAGTTACCGTTGATACCGATCAGAAAACTCTTACCGTTCATGATAATGTTACGGTCGGTGGTAATTATATCATCAACAAAACACAGTTTGATGCCAATTTATCCATTATTCAAGGTATAAACACTAGTCAAAACAACACAATTACAGCTGTAAATCAATTTACTCAGTCATCTTATAATACAGCCAATGGTGCTAATGGTCTAGCTGCTGGTGCTTATAACCAAGCAAATACTAATGCTGGCTCAATTTCCATTATTCAAGGTGTAAACTTAACACAGAACGTCCGTTTAGGTTCTATCGAAACAGTCAATCAAGACCAGAACACTCGGATGTCTATCATTGAGAGTGTTGATAATACTCAGAACACTAGATTAAATTCTATTGAGACCGTTAATGTAGACCAGAATACTGCCATTGCAATTATTCAAGGTGTAAATTTAGGCCAGAACAACACAATTACAGCTGTAAATCAATTTACTCAGTCAGCATTTAATACTGCCAATAGTAAATTTAATTCTTCTGGAGGAACAATTTCAGGAGATGTATCCGTTACTGGCAACTTAACAGTAACCGGTCAAACATTTTATGCAAATGTTACCAATATTAATGTTGATGATAGTTTTATAACTCTAAACGCAAATACTGTTGGAGCTCCAGTATTTGATGCTGGTATCGAAGTCGACCGTGGTACAGCAAATAATGTTTTAATTTATTGGAATGAAGCTAACAAAACTTGGGAATACACAGATGATTTACAAAATGATGAAACTATAGCCTCTCAATCTTACGTTGCAACAAACATTACTCCCGTAAATCAATTTGCCCAATCAGCATTTAACACCGCAAATGGCGCAAACGGACTGGCTGCTGGTGCTTTCAATACAGCCAATGGTGCTAATGGTCTGGCTTCTGGTGCATTTAATAAAGCAAATACTTCATTACAAAATTCAGGAAATCAAACATTAAATGGCAATCTAATCATTAATGGTTCGATCAATACAACAGAATGGTCTAATACATCCAATGCATATATAAGTAATAAATTATATGCTGGTATTTCTCCACAACTCTCCACACCTCTGCCGGATTTAATTGCACAGTTCACTGGTAATGCTGCAACTTATGTTCAAATAAATGCTGAAAATATTGATCCAAATGGATCAGCAGACTTTGTTGTAACGGCAGATGTTGGTACAGACACCACATTTTATATTGATTTAGGTATACAAAACTCTCAAGCATCAGATGGTGTTTTATATCCATTAGATGGTTTTTTATTGGTACAAGGTAACACAGGTCAAGTTGGTGGCAATTTAATTATTGGTACCTTGTCTGATACTACAGGTCAACACACCAAAATTGTTGCTGGCGGACAAGAAGAATCAAATGTTGTTATACAATTTAATGACGATTTATCCACAATATTTTATGGTAATGCTTTACCTTCAATAACCAATACACAATACTTAGGAAGTTCAACTAAACGTTGGCATAGTTTATATGTTGGTCCAGGTTCTGTTGATATTGATAACATAGTTTTAAGTAACAATAATGGTCAATTAGTTATAACTGGTGCTTCAGATTTTGTTATTTCTGGTTCAAGTGTACCATCAACAGGCGATATTTCAAATAAAGCAAATAATGCCTATGATAGAGCTAATGCCGCTTTTGCTTCATCTAATGCCGTAAATCAATTTGCACAATCGGCATTTAATACTGCTAACGGTGCTAATGGTCTGGCTGCCGGTGCTTATAACCAAGCAAATACTGGAACTGGCATAGCTCAAGCTGCTTTTGCTTTTGCAAACACACTATCAGTCGGATCTGCAACAGATAATGTGGCAAGAGCTTTAGCACAATCTGCCTATAATTCTAGTAATTTAGTAAATCAATTTGCCGCTAGTGCTTATAATACTGCCAATGGTGCTAACGGTCTGGCTGCCGGTGCTTATAACCAAGCAAACACCAATGCTGGTGCTATCGCTGTCATACAAGGTGTAGATTTAGGTCAGAACACCAGAATTACAGAAGTAAATCAATTTGCTGCTAGTGCTTACAACACAGCCAATAGTAAATTTAATTCTTCTGGTGGAACAATCTCTGGTGATGTAAATGTTACTGGTAATTTAAGTGTTACTGGAACAACATTCTACGCAAATACAGAACAATTACATGTTAAAGATAACATCATTACATTGAATTCAAATGTAACTGGTGTTCCAACACTTGATGCTGGTATTGAAGTTAATCGTGGAAGTGAAACGAACACAGTATTGAAATGGAGTGAAACAGACCATGCGTGGGAATTCACTAATGATGGCACAAATTTCTTTAGAATTGCTGATACAGGTAGGGTAAATTCTGCTTTTGCTTTAGCAAATACAAATGCTGGTTCTATTGCTATTATTCAAGCTGTAAATTTAGGCCAAAATACCACAATTACAGAGGTTAACAATTTTGCTCAGTCAGCTTATAATACTGCTAATGGTGCCAATGGTTTAGCTGCTGGTGCTTTCAATACTGCCAATGGTGCCAATGGATTGGCTGCTGGTGCTTATAACCAAGCAAACACCAATGCAGGTGTTATAACAATTATACAAGGTGTGGATGCCACACAAAATACACGTCTAAATTCTATTGAGACCATTAATAGTGACCAAAATACTACTATTAGCATTATTCAAAGTGTAGATTTAGGTCAGAACACCAGAATTACAGAAGTAAACCAATTTGCTGCTTCTGCTTATAATCAAGCTAATACAGCATATTCATACACAACTCAAGTAGAAATAATTGCTGGAAATGCTTATAATAAAGCAAATGCAGCTTTTGATTCTTCTAATGCTGTAAATCAATTTACTCAGTCAGCATTTAATACTGCTAACGGTGCTAATGGTCTGGCTGCTGGTGCTTATGCACAAGCAAATACAAATGCCAGTAACATTTCAATAATTCAAGGTGTAGATTTAACACAGAATACTCAAATTGCTGGTATTCAAGGTGTGGATTTAGCACAAAATTCAGCTATCAGTATTATTCAAGGTGTAGATTTAACACAGAATACTCAAATTGCTGGTATTCAAGGTGTGGATTTAGCACAAAATTCAGCTATCAGTATTATTCAAGGTGTAGACCTTACTCAAAATACCAATATTACTGCCGTTAATAATTTTGCTCAATCAGCTTATAACACAGCCAATGGTGCTAATGGTCTGGCTGCTGGTGCTTATAACCAAGCAAACACAAATGCAACTAATATTACAGCGGTAAACAACTATGCGGCTTCTGCATATGCACAAGCAAACACCAATGCTGGTGCCATCAGCATTATACAAGGTGTGGATTTAACACAGAATAATAATATTACTGCCGTTAATAATTTTGCTCAGTCAGCATTTAATACTGCTAACGGTGCTAATGGTCTGGCTGCTGGTGCTTATAGTGCCGCCAACAGTAAGTTTAGTTCTTCTGGTGGCACAATTACTGGTTCCGTTACTGTTACAAACGATTTAACTGTCAATGGTAACGTTTCATTTGTAGGTAATGTTACTTCTGTGCAAGTTACAGGTAATACTGGCCAATTCTTTGGTTATGCGGCTAATGGTTTCAATGCTTTGTATGCTGGTATTCCAACAGGTTATCTCATTGAACCACAAACAGTAATGAATTTAGCTGCTGATTATGATGGTTATGCTGCACTCCAAATACAAAATATTAATTCTGGTGCAAATTCTTCTGGTGATTATTTTATAACCGCAGACAACGGATCAATTATAGATGGTTATCTAGATTTAGGTCTTGCAGGTAGTAACTATAATTATCCAGGTTTTAGCCTTTTAGGACCAAACGATGGTTATTTGTTTGTTTCTGGAAAAGCTAATACAGGTGGTGGCGATTTAATACTTGGAACACAACTTCAAAATGATATTATATTTGCAGTAAATGGAATTAATACTGAGAATGAAGTTGCTAGATTTACTTCTGCTAACAATTTAGTAATTAAATCTAATAATCCAAGTTCATCAAACTCAACAGGATCATTACAAGTTATTGGTGGTGTTGGTGTTGCTGGTAATGTTTATGCGGATGCAGTATATTCCGGTCAAACAAATATATTAACATATGCACAAGGTGTTAATACCAGTCAAAATACTAGAATGTCTATTATTGAAGGTGTTGATTTAGCACAGAACTCAGCTATTAGTATTATTCAAGGTGTAGACCTTACTCAAAATACTAATATTACAGCAGTTAATAACTATGCTGCTGGTGCATTTAATAAAGCAAATACTAATGCTGATGCGATAGCTATTATTCAAGGTGTGGATTTAACACAAAATACTAATATTACAGCAGTTAATAACTATGCTGCTGGTGCTTTTGTACAAGCGAACACCAATGCAGGTGCAATTACGATTATTCAAGGTGTTGATGCTGGACAAAATACTAGAATATCCATTATTGAAGGTGTGGATTTGGCACAAAATTCAGCCATCAGCATTATACAAGGTGTGGATTTAACACAGAATACCAATATTATAGCAGTTAATGACTTTGCATCTTCTGCTTATATACAAGCTAATACAGCTAACACAAGAGCGTTCTCTACTGTATTAAAGTCTGGCGACACTATGAGTGGTTCGTTGACTGGTGTAACAACGCTTGGTGCAACTACAATTAGTTTGGCTGAAGTAGACACAACAAGTAATACATTTACCACATCGTCCACTTCACAAATTTCTGTTGATGCATGGCCAACAACCACTTATCGTTCAGCAAAATATTTTGTGCAGATTTCTTCTGGAATAGAATATCATATTATTGAACTGAATTTAGTGCATAATGGTACAACAGTATTCTTAGCACAGTATGGTGAAGTAATAACCAATTCTTCTTTAGGAACTTTTGATGCTGATATTTCTGGTGGAACAGTTCGGTTGTTGTTTACTGGAACAAATGCTGTTTCAACAGTTAAGTTACTCAGAACTGTAGTGGACTTATAATAAATAGTTTTATCATGTAAATAAGTGAGGTTGTTATGAAAGGTGAATGGTGTTATTTTGGCAAGCATTTCTCAAAAGAAACTTGCCAAAAAATTCTTGATTTAGGTTTAAAAAAATCTTCTAAAGATGCTGTATTAGGTGTTGATGGTAACACTTTAGATAATAATTGGCGAAGAAGTAAAGTTCGTTTTGTTCAATCAAATGATCCAGACTTTCAATTTCTTTTTGAAGAAATTTGGAAAATGGGTATTCAAGCGAACCGTGAATGGTTCAATTTTCATATTACCAATCTATCTTTTATTCAACTAGCTGAATATGATTCTTCTTATCAAGGAGAATATAAAAAACATCATGATGTATTCTGGATTAATAATGATTCATATCACAGAAAATTAACTTGTCTTATTCAATTATCCGATCCAGATGAATATGAAGGTGGTGATTTTGAAATTTTTGATTTAACTTGTGGCCAATATCCAAATAAAGAAGAAATTCGTCAACAAGGTACAGCAATTTTCATTCCATCTTTTATTCCACATCAAGCACATCCAGTAACAAAAGGTACAAGATATTCTATTGCAGTTTGGTTTGAAGGTCCTAAATGGGTATAATTATGGAAGATTATGAATTTGAAAAAGATTATTGGGGAAATTGTTGTAATACATTTGATGAAGATCAAAAGCATTACATCTATGGTAAATTAATGGGATTACACAGAGAACATTATTCATTTAATGTTTTTAATAAATCAATTTTAGATATTGGTGGTGGTCCAACTTCAATGTTATTAAAAACAATCAACTTAAAAAAAGGTAAAGTTGTTGATCCTATAGAATATCCTGAATGGACATTAATGAGATATGCTTTTCATAATATAGATGTTGATATTAAACCTGGTGAAGAGGTTGTAGAAAGAGGTTGGGATGAAGTTTGGATTTATAATTGTATGCAACATGCAATAGATCCAGGTAAAATTATTGCCAATGCCAAAGCAGCGGCACCAACATTAAGATTGTTTGAATGGATTGATATACCAGCACATGATGGCCATCCACACGAACTTACAGAAAAGAATTTAAATGAATGGATTGGAGCTAGAGGTATGATAACAACACTATCTGAATCTGGTTGTTATGGTAGAGCATATTACGGAGTATTTACACAGTGAGATTTCATATTTTAGGATTACCACATACAGTATCTTCTAAAGAATATAATGCTTGTGCATATACACAAAAGGTTGTTAAGTTTGGTAAGATGATGACAAATCTTGGCCACGAAGTCATACATTATGGCCATGAAGATTCCGATTTGCAATGCACAGAACATGTTACTATTACAACAAATAAAGATTTAGAAATTGCTTATGGTAATTACGATTGGCGAAAAAACTTTTATAAGTTTAATACAGCAGACCATGCTTATCAAACCTTTTATAAAAATGGAATTGTAGAAGTTGATAAAAGAAAAAGAAAAAACGATTTTATTCTTCCATTTTGGGGTTCAGGAGTTAGGCCAATTTGTGATGCACATCCAGATTTAATTTGTGTGGAACCGGGAATTGGTTATGCTGGTGGTCATTGGGCTCGATGGAAAATATTTGAATCGTATGCCATCTATCATGCTTACTATGGCATATCATCTGTTGGTACTTGTAAACAAGATTGGTATGATATAGTTATTCCAAACTATTTTGATCCTGATGATTTTACTTTTAATGATAAAAAAGAAGATTATTTTTTATTTTTAGGTAGAGTATATGAAGGTAAAGGTGTTAATATTGCAGTTCAGGCAACCGAAGCAATTGGTGCTAAATTAATTATTGCTGGCCAAAATTCTTTAAAACAAATGGGTTATAAAGAAACTCCTTCTCATGTTACCGAACTAGGTTATGCAGATGTTGAAACACGAAGAAAATTAATGTCTAATGCAAAAGGTGCTTTTGTAGCATCTTTATATACAGAACCTTTTGGTGGTGTGCAAATGGAATTATTATTTTCTGGTACTCCAACGATTACCACAGATTGGGGATCATTTACTGAAAACAATATTCATGGTGTTACTGGATATCGATGCAGAACTTTTGAACATTTTACTTGGGCAGCCAAAAATATTGACAAAATTGATCCTAAAAATTGTAGGCAATTTGCTGAGAACTTTACATTAGAAAAAGTTGGTAAAATGTATGAAGAATATTTTCAATCTGTATTGAATGTTTATGAAGGTAAAGGTTGGTATCAATCAAACGAAAATCGATCAGAATTAAATTGGTTGAAAAAACAATTACCTATTTAAATTTTTAATAAATAAAGAGATAATAACAATAAACAAGGGGAGAATGAACCTTGGCTACAAACTCTAATTTTAAAGTCAAAAATGGTATCACAGTCGGTACCACAGATGTAATCAATTCATCAGGTGTTTGGACAGGTCCTGCAACAGGATTAATTGGCGCCACAGGACCGACAGGCCCAACAGGTGCAACAGGTGCTACAGGTCCAACTGGTCCAACAGGTGCAACAGGTGCCACCGGTTCTACGGGTCCAACAGGTCCAACCGGTGCTACGGGCTCAACTGGTCCAACAGGTCCAACCGGTGCTACAGGTTCAACTGGTCCAACAGGTGCAACAGGTGCTACTGGCCCAACTGGCCCAACTGGTCCAACTGGCGCTACAGGACCGACAGGCCCAACAGGTGCTACAGGTGCTACAGGTCCGACAGGACCAACCGGTCCAACAGGTGCTACAGGTGCTACAGGTGCTACCGGACCAACAGGACCAACCGGACCAACTGGCCCAACAGGTCCAACCGGTGCTACAGGTCCAACTGGTCCAACAGGTGCCACAGGTGCTACAGGTCCGACGGGACCAACCGGTCCAACAGGTGCTACAGGTGCTACAGGTCCAACTGGTCCAACAGGTGCAACAGGTGCTACAGGTCCGACAGGACCAACAGGCCCAACCGGAGCAACAGGACCAGCCGGACCAACTGGCGCTACAGGCGCAACAGGTCCAGCTGGACCAACTGGTCCAACTGGCGCTACAGGACCGACAGGCCCAACAGGTGCTACAGGTGCTACAGGTCCAACTGGTCCAACAGGTGCAACAGGTGCTACAGGTCCGACAGGACCAACAGGCCCAACCGGACCGACTGGACCAACAGGAGGTTTTTCATCAGGTTCAAATGCTCAAGTAAATTCACTTGGTGTTAATACTGCTGCTTCAGGTACTGCTGGTGAAATTAGAGCTACAAATAATATTACTGCTTATTTTTCAGATAAACGATTAAAAGAAAATATTGAAATAATTTCAAATGCTATTGAATCATTGAATCAAATTAGAGGTGTTTATTATACACAAAATAAATTTGCTGAACAATTTGGTTATAATGATTATAAAAAACAAGTTGGTGTGATAGCTCAAGAAGTTCAAAAAGTTTTACCAGAATCAGTTAAGATCGCTCCTTTTGATATGGACAAAGAAGGCAACAGTAAATCTGGTGAAAATTATTTGACAGTTCAATATGAAAAATTAATACCATTGTTAATACAAGCTATAAAAGAACAGCAAAGTGCGATTGATGAACTCCTAAAAAAAGTGGAGTGATAAATGGCCACTAACTCAAATTTTAGAATTAAAAATGGCATATCTGTTGGTGCAACAGATATTGTAGATTCTGCTGGAAATTGGACAGGACAAGCTTCAAACAACCCAGGACCTACAGGACCAAATGGATCCCAAGGCAACACAGGACAAACTGGTTCTACAGGTTCTAGTCCAGCTGGATCAGCAGGCCCAACAGGACCAAATGGATCCCAAGGCAACACAGGACCAACAGGACCAAATGGACCTCAAGGTAATACAGGACCAACAGGACCAGATGGATCAGCTGGTGTTACAGGACCAACAGGTCCTAGTCCGGCTGGATCAGCAGGCCCAACAGGATCAAATGGATCAGCTGGTGTTACAGGACCAACAGGTCCTAGTCCTACAGGTGTAACTGGATCACAAGGTTCGGCCGGCGGTCCAGGCTCAGCAGGACCAACAGGTCCTAGTCCAACAGGCGTAACAGGACCAACAGGATCAAATGGAACCACAGGACAAACTGGTCTTACAGGTCCTAGTCCAGCAGGTACAACAGGTGTAACAGGACCAACAGGACCAGATGGATCAGCTGGTGTTACAGGACCAACAGGTCCTAGTCCGGCTGGATCAGCAGGACCAACAGGACCAAATGGATCAGCTGGTCTTACAGGTCCTAGTCCAGCAGGTACAACAGGCGTAACAGGACCAACAGGGCCAGCTGGATCAGCTGGTGTTACAGGTCCTAGTCCGGCTGGATCAGCAGGACCTGCAGGTCCTACAGGCCCAACAGGACCTACTGGCCCAACTGGAGGAACAACAACAGGTGATAATCCTAATATCAATTCACTTGGTGTTAATACTGCTGCTTCAGGTACTGCTGGTGAAATTATAGCTACAAATAATATTACCGCTTATTTTTCAGATAAAAGACTAAAAGAAGATATAGTTGAAATAAGAGATGCTTTAACACTTTTAAATCAAATTTCTGGAGTATTTTTCAATCAAAATAAATTTGCTGAACAATTTGGTTATAATGATTATAAAAAACAAGTTGGTGTGATAGCTCAAGAGATACAAGCAATTATGCCCGAAGCGGTTGCTATTGCTCCATTTGATATGGATAAAGATGGTAATAGTAAATCGGGTGAAAATTATTTGACGGTTAGATATGAACGTTTGGTGCCTTTATTAATACAAGCGATTAAAGAACGTCAAGTTCAAATAAATACCATTAGACAAAAATTGAAAGAAAAAAATGGCAACCGTTACCAATAGAGACCAATTTACCGACTACTGCCTTAGAAAACTTGGCTTTCCGGTTATCGAAATCAATGTCGATCCAGACCAAGTTCAAGATCGTGTTGATGATGCCTTACAATATTTTCAAGACTATCATTTTGATGGACTACAGAAAACTTATTATATTCACGCAGTAACACAACAAGATATTGATAATCGTTACCTAGATTTAAGTAATGTTACCGATAATTCTAATAACGTTACACGAGTTGAAGGTGTTACTCGTATATTTCCACTTTCTGATTCACAAGCAACCGTCAGTATGTTTGACTTGCGGTATCAATTACGATTAAACGAACTCTACGATTTTACTTCTGCATCATACATCAACTATACTATGACTATGCAGCATCTAAGAATGCTTGAACAGTTATTTACAGGTGAAGTTCCAATTCGTTACCAACGACATATGGAAAAATTATTCATTGATTGGGGTTGGGATGATACAGATATTACTGTAGGCCAAATTGTTGTAGTTGAATGTTACACTATTGTTAATCCAAATGTATACAGTCGAGTATGGAATGACCGCTGGCTAAAACTATATGCAACTGCTTTAATTAAACGACAATGGGGTGAAAACCTTAAAAAATTTGGTAACATTCAATTACCAGGTGGTGTTGTATTAAACGGTGATAAAATCTTTGAAGAAGCAATGCAAGAAATTAAAGAGCTCGAAGATGATATGGAAAATAGTTATGGTGGCGTTTTAGAGTTTATGATGAACTAAGTATACAACACAATGGCAACTTCTCAATATTTTAATAACTACAATTCTCGCTTTCAAGAACAACGATTAGTAGAGGATTTAATTGTAGAATCCATAAAAATTATGGGTTTTGATGGTTATTATTTGCCTAATGATAACGACCAAGCTCGTGATTTATTATTTGGTGAAGATCCAGTTAAAAAATTTACTTCTGCTTTTCCTGTTGAATTCTATCTTTCAGAAGCACTTAATTATACCGGCGAAAAAGAATTCTTCTCTAAGTTTGGTTTAGAAATTAAAAATCATACTAAAGTTCTTATCACAAAAAGGTCTTTTTCACAACGAGTTCCACAAAACACATTTACACGACCACGAGAAGGTGATTTGATTTGGATTCCATTTTTGAATGGTGAAGGTGAATTGTATGAAATTACATTTACTGACCAAGACAAAGACTTCTATATGCTTGGTCGGCCAGCACCATACTTCTATGAGTTACACTTAGAGAAGTTCAAGTTTTCTAGTGAATTGTTGGCAACAGGTGTGGCAGAAATTGATGATGCAGCCAAACAAGCCACATATTCAATTGAACTTAACCTTGGTGCAGGTACCGGTAACTATCAATACGGTGAAATTGTATATCAATCTTCTGCAAATACACAAGCCAATGCAGCTGCTGTGGCAATTGTTCAAACTTGGATTAAATCAGCCAACACACAAACATCTAATACATTAATTGTTTCTAATATTGCTGGTGAGTTTATTGAGGGGCCAATTAAGATTGTAGGTGCTACCAGTAATGCACAATACATATTGTCTACATATGATTCATTGCGTGATGTAGTTGAAGATGATAGTTATGATAATTATATTATTGAAAACTCAGCGAATTCTATTGTGAATTTCTCTGAAACAAATCCTTTTGGTAACATCTAATGGCAAACGTATTTTATAACCGAGCGCTTCGTAAGTATGTAATAGGTTTTGGTAATCTATTTAATGAGATTACTTTAGTTCGATATAATCCAGATTATTCTGAAGCACAACGTATGATTGTGCCAATCGTCTACGCACCAAAAGAAGATTATGTTACTCGTTTAGAAACTGATCCAAATTTAGATAAAAAAACACAAATTACATTACCAAGAATGTCATTTGAATTGCTTGGTTTTAATTATGATGCAAGCCGTAAACAAAATACAAATACAAAACAATTTGCACAGACATCAAAAGGATTAGTTTCACAATATAATCCAGTACCATATAATTTTGATTTTAATCTTTATTTGTATGTAAGAAATATCGAAGATGGTACACAAATTATTGAACATATTCTTTCCTACTTCACACCAGATTATACAATGAAACTTAACATGATACCTGAAATGGGTATTGTTAAGAATATTCCTGTTGTATTAAATTCAACGGCTCAAGATATTGACTATGAAGGTAATTATGAAAGAGATACTCGTGTTATTATTTGGACTCTTTCATTTACGGTCAAAGGATATATTTTTGGTAAAATTAATGATTCTGGCACAGGACTTATTACACATTCAATTACATCAATTTATAATCAAATAAGCGAAAATGATATAATTGAATTTTATGTCAATCCATCATCAGGTGTTGGAACATATCAAATTGGTGAAATTGTATATCAAGGATATTCGGCACCATTGGCCATTGCAACAGGTAAGGTCGTATCGTTCAATAATAATATATTACAATTAAAAAATATTAATGGTAATTTTGTTTCTAATTTGCCAATTCAATCCTCCAGTTCAAACGCAAATTATAAGTTTACTACATATAATCCAGTACCACAAAAATTGGTACAAATTGATGTGAGACCTGATCCAGCAAATGCAAATGTGGCACTAGCAAACACTTGGACAGCCAACACTATTATTACTGAATATCCTTAATCTATGAGTGATTTAAATAAAACTTTAGCAGATGTATTTGATGTGATGCCAATTGAAGAACCTAAAAAAGAAAAACTTCCTACGGTGTCGGTAAAATACAATCAACCAGATTTGAAACAAGATTTGACTGATGCATATCAACAGTCAAAAGAAAATCTACAAGGTATTATTGACCAAGGCCAAGAAGCCATGGAAGAAATACTTAATATTGCCAAAGCAGGCCAACATCCACGAGCATTTGAAGTCTATGGCACTCTATTGAAAAATATGGTAGATGCCAATAAAGAACTTCTCAACATTCAAAAACAAATGCGTGAGATGGATGAAGAAAAGAAAAAAAATACTGGCACCAATATTGATAAAGCTATCTTTGTTGGTAGTACCGCAGAATTGAATAAACTAATCAAAGGAAAAGAATGAAACTTTGGGTGAATGTTTGTTTTTATTATGTTGAAGAAAGATTAGAGCGGTTCAAGAAAGTAATAAAAACATTATCTGCTATACCAAACATCAAACTCATTATTAACAGCAATGTTAATTTTGATTCTAGTTTACCTATTCATGTTGTAGATTTAGAACATCCATATTGGCATACATGGGAACATAAGAAGTATATGCCAGAGTTTCTCAAATCAGATTACACGCACTTTGCATACCTTGAAGGTAATATCGAAGTAGAAAAGAAAACATTTGATTATTGGGTAAACACCAGAGAACTCTTTCAACGCAATAATCTAAATTTTATACCTGCCACTCATCGAGTTCAAAAAGTAAATGGTGAAGTGTTTTCATTAGATTGCACACATCATCAAGGCCATCGACCAACAATTACAGTAGAAGGTCAAAGGTTTATTTCACTATCTGATCCATATCAAGGTATGTTTATCATGGATAGAGAATTAGTAGAAGAACATATTCAATCTGATTACTTTATTTTTGGTCAAAAAGGTTCATGGGGTATTCGTGAATCAGCCAATCTAGGCAATATGTTTATAAACATACCTGTAGGATTTGGTCACAGATGTATGTTACCACTAAATAATTTCTCCGACACATGGGTGACACACTTTGGTACCGACTACCACGGTGATGCCGGTTCACCTCATGCCAAAATAAAGATTGAACATCTATTTTAATGAACACTAAAGATTCTTACCGTGATAATCCTCTACTCAAAAAAGTAGGAGTTGCACACGAGTATACCGAAGAACAGGTACAAGAATATGTAAAGTGTTCTAAGGATCCAGTTTACTTCTGTATGAACTACATTAAGATTGTAAACGTGGATGAAGGCCTCATCAACTTTAAGATGTGGGACTTTCAAAAAGAAATGATTAATCTATTTAAAGATAATCGTTTCGTTATTACCAAATGTCCTCGTCAGGTTGGTAAAACTACCACAACCGTTGGTTATCTTCTTTGGGCAACCATTTTTACCGATTCGCAGAATGTGGCGGTACTGGCAAACAAAGGTTCTTTGGCTCGTGATATTTTGGCCAAGTATCAATTGGCATACGAGAATTTACCACAATGGCTCCAACAAGGCGTGGTGACATGGAACAAGGGTAATGTAGAATTAGAGAACGGTTCTAAGGTCATTGCGGCCTCCACCTCGTCCTCTGCAATCCGAGGCGGTTCGTTTAACATTGTGTTCTTAGACGAATTTGCTTTCGTGCCAAACAATATTGCCAATGAGTTCTTTAACTCAGTCTATCCGGTAATATCATCCGGTAAGTCATCAAAGATTATCATTGTTTCCACACCAAATGGTATGAATCTATTCTACAAGTTGTGGATGGATTCACTAGAAGGTCGAAACAATTACAAAAACTTTGAGATTCATTGGTCGATGGTACCAGGTCGTGATGATGCGTGGAAAGAAGAAACCATCCGTAATACTTCTGAACGGCAATTTGCACAAGAGTTTGAAACCGAGTTCTTGGGTTCTTCCAATACCCTTATCTCTGGTTATAAACTGCAACAATTGAGGTACATGAACCCAATCGCAGAACACGACAAGATGAAAATCTATGAACATCCTGTCAAAGAAGGTGTCAATGGTTCTCTGACTGACCACATTTACTGTATTACTGTGGATGTATCAGAAGGTAAAAACTTAGACTCCTCGGCATTCTCAGTATTTGATATATCATCTACACCATATAAACAAGTAGCATCCTATGCAAGTTCATCTATTTCACCTATTTTATTTCCAACGGTGATAGTCAATGCAGCCAGAGTTTATAATGACGCTTACATTTTGGTAGAAATAAACAATAATCCTCAGGTGGCAGACTTTATTCACACAGATTTAGAGTATGAAAATCTATTAAAAGTCTTTACTGGTAATAAAAAACCTCAACAATTGTCCGCTGGATTTGCTCGTGGTGTCCAGATGGGTCTAAAAATGTCGCCTCAAGTAAAATCTGTAGGTTGTTCTAACCTTAAAACATTAATAGAAGGTGATAAACTACTGATAAATGATTTTGACACCTATTCGGAGTTAACAACATTTGAACAATATAAGACTTCATTTGCGGCCGCAGAAGGTGCAAATGATGATATGGCAATGACTTTAGTAATTTTTGCATGGGCAACCACGCAGAAATACTTCAGAGAAATAGTAAATCATGATTTAAGAAAACAAATTCAATTAGAAAATATGAATCAATTTGATGAAGAAGTTCTACCTGCACCTATCATTGAAGATGGTTTAAAGACTGACTTTATGGTGGAAGGTGGTGATGTATGGGAAGTGGCAGGTGGAGGTGACACCTATGCTTCATATCATCGTAGTTTCTTTAGGGACTTGTAAATCCTATGAATCATAAATATCAGTATGGTATTTTAACTGCCAAGAACACATAATAATTCAAGGAGAATAAAATGGCGTTTCAAATCTCTCCAGGCGTAAATGTTTCCGAAGTAGACTTAACAACAGTCGTTCCTTCGGTTCTAACTACGGCCGGTGCTTATGCTGGAAACTTTTCGTGGGGTCCAGCACGACAAGTAATTCTGGTTGACAACGAAATTACATTAACCAAATATTTTGGTAAACCAGATTCAAACTCTGCAATTTCATTTTTTACATCTGCTTCTTTCTTAGCCTACGGTAACAATCTAAGTGTTGTTCGTGCCGTTAATGCTAACTCAAACAATGCAGCTGCAAACACAGCATTTCAAATTCCTAATTCAGAAGAATTTGAGTACCTATATTTAAATAGAGATAATAATAACTTTTTTGGTGCATTTATGGCCAAATATCCAGGCATAATTGGTAATTCTTTATCAGTAGCTGTTTGTGCTAATACCAGTTTGTTCAGCAGCTGGTCTTATAGTTCTTACTTTACTTCTGCTCCTGGTACTTCAAATTATGCAGCGGCTGTTGGAGGTTCTAATGACGAAATGCACGTAGTCGTTATTGACGCTGGCGGTCAATTTACTGGCCAACAAGGTACAGTATTAGAAGTTTATCCATTCTTATCTAAAGCTTCTGATGCAAGCATTAATGGTGTATCAAATTTTTATGAACAAGTCATATTTGATAATTCACAATATGTTTATGCAACTGATCCAGTAAGTTATAGCACAACTAATTCTACTTGGGGTCGTCCAGCAGCAAATACAAATTTTGCCACATTGACAACAAATCCAACAATCACTTTGGCTGGCGGTTCAGAAACTATTCCAACTAATGCTAATATTCAAACTGCTTATGATTTGTTTGCTAACAAAGAAACAATTGATATTTCATTGGTGTTAACTGGTAATGCAAATACAGTAGTTCAACAATATGTAATTGATAATATTGTCAATTCTCGTAAAGACTGCGTAGCATTTATTTCGCCTCCACGAACAGCAATTGATAGCATCAACACAACACCAACAGCTGGTATTCAAGCTTGGTTAACAAGTTTGGCTCGTTCCAGTTCTTATGTTGTAGCTGATTCTGGTTACAAATATATGTACGACAAGTATAACAATGTATATCGTTATATTCCATTAAATGGTGATGTAGCCGGTCTTTGTGTTAATACTGATACGGTTCGTGATCCATGGTTCTCGCCAGCTGGTTTCAACCGTGGTCAAATTAAAAATGCTATTAAACTGGCATGGAATCCAAATAAAACACAACGAGATGTATTATATGCAGCAGGCGTAAATCCAGTTGTGTCGTTTCCTGGCCAAGGCATTGTTCTGTTTGGTGATAAGACTTTACAAAACAAACCATCTGCATTTGACCGCATCAATGTCCGTAGATTATTCATTGTTCTTGAAAAAGCAATTTCTCAAGCTGCTCAGTTCTCGTTATTTGAATTCAATGATGAATTTACTCGTGCTCAGTTTGTAGCACTAGTAACTCCGTATCTGCGTGATGTTCAAGGTCGCCGTGGTATCTATGACTTCCGTGTGGTTTGTGATACAACCAACAATACACCACAAGTCATTGACAGTAATCAATTTGTTGGTGATATTTACATCAAACCTGCTCGTTCTATCAACTTCATTCAGTTGAACTTTGTTGCAGTTGGAACTGGTGTTGACTTCACAACAATCGTTGGTGCAGCTTAATAAATAACCACGATATAGGAGAATACAAATGGCATTCAATGTAGCAGAATTTAGAGCGAATATGATTGGTGACGGTGCCCGTCCTAATCTATTCCAAGTTACTCTAACATTTCCAACAGTTGCAACCAACGGCACAGCCGCAGGTGCTAAAACAACATTCATGGCAAAATCAGCACAGTTACCAGGTTCTACCGTAGGTACTGTGCCTGTGTTTTATTTTGGTCGTGAATTAAAATTTGCTGGTAACAGAACATTTACAGACTGGACATTACAGATTATCAATGACGAGGACTTTGTAGTTCGTAACGCTCTCGAATCGTGGATGAACGCAATCAACAGTCATACAACTAATGTTCGTAATACTGGAGCAGTTAACCCAACAGGTTATACCGTAGATGCAGTTGTTACACAATACGGAAAAGCTGGTAACGAATTGAAATCTTATAAGTTTGTAGGTGTTTTCCCATTGGATATCGCACCAATTGATTTAGATTGGGGTTCAAATGATGTGATTGAAGAATACTCGGCCACATTCGCTTTCCAATATTGGGAATCCAACACTACTACTTAATATGTTTTTGTTTCGAGAGGACTTCGGTCCTCTCTTTATGTTTAATTGAATTGGAATCTATAAAATATGGCAGCTCAAAATAAATTCTCTCTCTTTGGTTTTGAGATTTCTCGGAGAAAAACCGAGGAAGAACAGGCTCTACAACCATCCTTTACACCACCTTCAAATGAAGATGGTGCTCTTACCATTTCTTCGGCCGCATATTACGGTACATATGTTGATTTAGACGGCACGGCAAAAAATGAAGTAGAACTCATCTCTCGTTATCGTGAAATGGCTATGCAGCCAGAAATTGAATCAGCGATAGACGATATTATGAATGAAGCTATTTGCCAAGATGAAGATGGTATCGTTACACAGATTGTTTTAGATAAATTAGAACAACCAGAAAAAATTAAAAAGGCCATTAAAGAAGAATTTAATACCATTCTTCGTTTGTTAAATTACAAACACATGGCACAAGATATCTTTCGCCGTTTTTATATTGACGGCAGAATGTATTATAACATTATTATTGATAAAGAAAATCCAATTGCTGGTATTAAAGAATTAAGATACATTGATCCACGCAAACTTCGTAAAGTTAGAGAAATAAAGAAGAAGAAAGATGAAAGAACAGGTGCAGAAGTTGTTGATGTATTTAACGAATATTACATCTTTAACGATAAAGTCGTTACTGGTAGTTCAAGCAACTATGGTCCTGTTGGCGTTCGGATCACTACTGACTCAATCATATCTGTTGTTTCTGGTCTCATGGACAGCCGCCGTGCTGTTGTTTTATCATATTTACACAAAGCTATAAAGCCGTTAAACCAGTTACGCATGATTGAAGATGCGACAGTTATCTATCGTATCTCACGAGCACCAGAACGCCGTATTTTTTATATTGATGTAGGTAATTTACCTAAACTAAAAGCAGAACAATATCTGCGTGATATTATGGTCAAGTATAAGAACAAACTGGTATATGATGCAAACACCGGTGAAGTTCGTGATGACCGTAAATTCTTATCAATGATGGAAGATTTCTGGTTACCTCGCCGTGAAGGTGGCAAAGGCACCGAAATTTCTACCTTACCTGGTGGTCAAAACTTAGGTGAGTTAGAAGATGTTAAGTATTTCCAAAAGAAATTGTATCAATCACTTTCGGTGCCAATCTCTCGTTTGGAACCTAATCAAGGTTTCTCAATTGGTCGTGTTGCAGAAGTTACTCGTGACGAATTAAAGTTTGCAAAGTTTGTAGACCGTTTGCGTAGTAAGTTCTCTGATATCTTTAATCAGGCACTCCGTGTGCAGTGTGTATTAAAAGGTATTTGTACCGCTGATGAATGGGATCAATTTAAAGAAAGTATTATTTACGACTTTGTTAAAGATAATAACTTTAGTGAACTTAAAGAAGCTGAATTAATGAGAGAAAGATTATCTCTTTTGGCTTCGGTAGATCCATACACCGGTCGGTACTTCTCACAAGCATGGATTCAACGTAATGTATTACGCATGACAGACGACCAGATTAAAGAAATGCAAAGTGAGATTGATGAAGAAAAAGAAGCCGGTTTAGGTTTACCTGTTGATGTTACCAATACGGTAGCTCAACAACAAATGGTTGGTGATATACAAGCCGACCAACAAGCAGCTTTAGCAACTCATCAAAATGAATTGCAACAAGCACAAGATGCTGGTATGCGCCAAGAGTCAGCAGGAACATTTGTTAAATTGAAACAGTTATTATAAATATTGAGATTGGAGATAAAATGGACACAAGACAAATTATAGATTATGCAGTTAATGATAATGCTAAAGAAATGCGTGATGCATTATATGCTAACATTCATGACCGTGTTACTGCACATTTAGATGCTGCCAAACAAGCTGTTGCACAGAATATGTTTGCGCCAGAAGAAACAGAAGAAGTTGAAACAGAAATTCAACCAGAGGAAAATACAAGTGAAAACACTTAAAGAACTACGATCTTTGAATGAAAAGGAAGACCATAGTGCTCCCATGGATCCACCTGCGGTATTGATTATGAAACGAAAATCGATTCGTCAGTTTCCAAACAATCAGAGAGTAGCTCTTTATTATGTTGATAAGATTAATAAATATGTAACCGTTCCATATACTGCCATGCAATGGTCCTCAACAGGTTCCATGGATGAAGAAGTAAATGCCGAATAAGTTTACATATCAGGTTGTTAAAGATACCACAGAACACGCCGTTATTAAAATAACAGGTTCGTTTGACGGTTCTACAAATGAAGATAATGCACATCGTATACAAGCAAATACACTATACGGTGCGTTAGATGCAAACAATGTGCCTTTAAAGACACATTTAAGTTTAAGTAATACAGCCAAGCCATATTATGGTTTAACTGTCAACCGAGTTTGGTACGACACATGGCCATATGAAGGTGATGTTGAGCTGTATTGGTATTCTGATGATCCACAAACTATTCTATTGATGAATGGTAATGGAGAATACGATGGTAACGGAAATTGGGTAACAATACCGAATCCTAATACTGCTATCGCTAATACAAATGGCGATATTGGTATTAGAAGTCGTTTAGCACCAAATTGCAACACATCAAGTTATACAATTATTATGGAATTGAGAAAGTTAAATGAATATTATCAGCGTGGACAGTTTAATGATCCAGCTGCATTTAACTATCCACCATACGGATTAACTGGTACAAAATAATTAGGATAAAAAAATGGCAACATCAAATAGCACACAAATTTTAGTTGATACAACAAAGCGTACCGTAATTAAACGAGTAGGTATTTTTGATGCCGCTGGCGGAAATGAAGCGTTGACAGTTGTTATTGATCCACGAGCTTTGTCTGGTGCTTTAAATGCTAATAACTTACCATATCAGACAGGTAATACAACCGCTCCTGGTTTTGCTAATTCTGCATTTACAATTTCTCGTGTCATTTATAATGTTGATGCTGAAGTTGGTCATTTACAATTAAAATGGCAAGGCACAACTGCTGATGCCACAATTTATGCATTAGGTGTTGGTGCTGGTGATACAAACCCACAATATCAAATGCCTGCAATTACAAATAATGCTGTTGGTCCTACAGGCAATGTAACAATTACAACCGTTGGTACAACAGGTAATGCCGCTTACACATTAATTATTGAATTACACAAAGACAATCGTTTTTATAGTTCTGGTCAGTTTACTGATCCAGCTGCATTTAACTATCCTCCTTATGGTGTAACTCCAACATCGAGGACATAATGCAAGAATTTGTTTCCAAACTATTACAAAATAAAATAGTTGAAGCAAAAGAAGTTTTAGTTCAACGAATACAAGACTTGGTTAATGAAAAAGTTAACCAAGTTAAAATTCGGTTGGCAACAGAGATGTATGATAATGTTGAGTTTGAAGAAGTAAACGAAGCCAATGTGCAACGAATGGGTCGAACAAAACTTATTCGTGTGCGTTTCCGTGGTGGTAAACTACAACGGAGAGTTAAGAAGTCAGCAGTACCAGGTTTCACAATTCGTGGTGGCAAGTTAACAAGAATGTCACCCGTAGAACGCAGAAAACGAAAGTTAGCTGCAAGACGGTCTAAATTTAAAAGACGGTCTAAATTGCGTCAAGCGTTAAGAAAACGCCAGATGACATTAAGAAAAAGAAAGGCAATGGGACTATAATGAAGTTAATAACAGAAGTCACCGAAACACTACAATATCTTGCTGAAGATAAAGACGGCAAGCGTAATCTTTACATTGAGGGTCCATTTCTCCAAGCAGAAGTGGTAAACCGTAATGGCCGTAAATATCTCAAAGAGACCATGGCCAAAGAAGTAGAAAGATACACAGAACAATATATCAATAAAAATCGTGCCTTTGGTGAGCTGGGTCATCCAGACACCCCATCAATCAATCTTGACAGAGTTTCCCACATGGTTGTGAGCCTTCGTCAAGAGGGAAATGATTGGATAGGCAAAGCAAAGATTCTTGACACACCTATGGGTCAGATTGTTAAGAGCCTTATCGAAGGTGGTGCTCAGATTGGAGTATCATCTCGTGGTATGGGTTCTCTCAAATCTGTCAATGGTGTCAATGTAGTTCAAGATGATTTTCATCTAGCCACAGCGGCGGATATTGTAGCAGACCCTTCTGCTCCAAATGCTTTCGTTCAAGGTATTATGGAAGGCAAAGAATGGGTGATGGTCAATGGTGTATGGACTGAACAGCAATACTCTGAAGCCAAACAAGCAATTAAAAAGGCTTCTCAAAGAGAAATTGAAGAAGTAAGTCTACGCATTTGGGAATCACTCGTAAAAAAACTTTAAATATAAATATCCAATATAAATCAAGGAGATTTTTAAAATGGGAAAATTTAATCTGTCCGAAGCCGCTAAAGACATTCTTTCGGGTAATGTTTCTGGTAAACAAAGTGGCCAAGATAAACCAGCCAAATTATCTGGCGATGTAGCTTACGGTACACAAGAAGTGGGCGACATTGGCACAGAAGTTACTAAAACAACCGATGCTGGTCCAGACGCTACTAAAGGCGTACCAACAGCAACTCCTCCAGGTGCAAAACCACCTGTTGGTTCTGAGCCAGCAAAGAAACTCAAAGGTCAACCTGCTGAGCAAGGTTCTGTTGAACAACCAGAAGGTAAGACTGGTAAAAACCAAATGCCTTTAAACAAAGGTTCAGTTGGTGTTCAGACTTACGAAGAAACAGAAGCTGAAGAAGAAGTTATTGCTGAAGCTGAAAAAGAAGAAGGTCATGAAGATGAAGCTCAAGACAAAGCAATGATGAAAAAAATGAAGATGAAAGAAAAAATGAAAGAAGATATGGACGCTCTGTTTACAGGCGAAAATCTCTCTGAGGAATTTGTTCAAAAAGCTTCTACTATTTTTGAAGCTGCCGTTCTTGCTCGTGCCGAAGAAGTTATTGCTGAAGCTGAAGCTGAATTAACAGAACAATTTGAAGCTGCTGTTGAAGAAATCAAAGAAGATTTGGCAGCTAAGGTTGATGACTATCTCAACTACATGGTTGAAGAATGGGTCAAAGACAATGAAATCGCTATCGAAAAAGGTCTCCGTGCCGAAATCGTTGAAGATTTTATTACCGGTTTGAAAGATTTGTTTGAAGAGCATTACATCGATATTCCTGCTGAGAAAGTGGATGTTGTTGAAGAACTCACCGCTAAAGTAGAAGAACTCGAAGAAGCTTACAATCAACAAATTCAATCTGCTATTGAGATGAAAAAAGAACTCAATGAGCACAAAAAGTTTGAGGCTATTTACGCAGCTTGTGAAGGCCTTACGCAGACTCAAGTAGAAAAACTGAAATCACTCGCAGAAGGTGTGGAGTTTACTACTGATGAAGAATTTGCTACCAAACTATCAACATTGAAAGAATCATATTTCAAGGCTGATGTTAAAGTTGCTGATTCATCTGCTTTAGACGAAGTATTGGTTGAGGAAGAGAAGAAAGATAAAATCGTTTCCGAAGATCCTTCTATCAGTATCTACGCAAAAACCATTTCACAAACATTGGTTAAGTAATTAACCACTAATACATAACAAAAGGAACAATAAAATGTATTTGACAGAAGAACTACAAAAGAAATGGCAACCTGTTCTGGAGCATCCAGAATTAGACGCCATTAAAGACCCATACAAGAAAGCTGTTACAGCTCTTGTTTTGGAAAACCAACAACAAGCAATGCGTCAAGATGCTGCTCAAATGCAAGCTCTTAACGAGCAGTCTGCTGGCCCAACAAACATCACTGGTGGTGTTCAAAACTTTGACCCAATCTTGATTTCGTTGGTACGCCGTGCATTGCCAAATCTTATCGCTTATGACGTTGCTGGCGTTCAGCCAATGACTGGTCCTACCGGTTTGATTTTTGCAATGCGTGCCAAGTATGTTAACCAAGGTGGTGACGAGGCATTCTTCAACGAGGCGAACACAATGTTCTCCGGTGTTGGTTCTGCTAACAACCCATACGGTTTCCGTGGTACAACTGCAACTGACACAGGTACAAACCCTGTTGTTTCTGCATCTTTGGCTGCTAACAGCTATACAACTGGTATTGCAATGCCAACAGCTACTGCTGAATTCCTCGGTTCCGATGGCAATACAGCATTTGCTCAGATGGCTTTCTCTATCGAGAAGGTAACTGTAACTGCTCAAAGCCGTGCTTTGAAAGCTGAGTATTCTTTAGAACTTGCACAAGACTTGAAAGCAATTCATGGTCTTGATGCTGAAACAGAATTGTCTAACATTCTGTCTACAGAAGTTCTCGCTGAAATCAACCGTGAAGTTATCCGTACCATCTATACTGTTGCCGTTCCAGGTGCTCAGTATGGTACAACAACTGCTGGTTTCTTTGACCTCGACACAGACTCCAACGGTCGTTGGTCTGTTGAGCGTTTCAAAGGCTTGATTTTCCAAATCGAGCGTGATGCTAACGTTATCGCTAAGCAAACCCGCCGTGGTAAAGGTAATGTGTTGATCGTTTCTTCTGACGTTGCTTCCGCTATGGCAATGGCTGGTGTATTGCAATATACTCCTGCTCTCCAAGCTGACTTGCAAGTAGATGACACAGGCAACACATTTGCTGGCTTACTCCATGGTCGTATCAAGGTCTACATTGACCCATACTTCGGTGGTTACACAAGCAACCAAGAACTCGTAACAATCGGTTACAAAGGTTCTAGCCCATACGATGCTGGTCTGTTCTATTGCCCATACGTTCCATTACAGATGGTTCGTGCTGTAGACCAGTTCACATTCCAACCAAAGATTGGCTTCAAGACACGTTATGGAATGGTATCCAACCCATTCGCAGAAGGTCTCGGCGCTGGCTTGGGTGGTTTGAATGCTCGTACCAACAAATACTATCGTATTTTTGGCGTCAAGAACTTGATGTAATAAAAAGTCCTCGTCAAGAAGGACATTTCAAGAGACCTCTTCGGAGGTCTCTTTTTTTATGGCCTAAATATCTGTATGAATGTATTAACTAGAACTCCTCAAAACACCAACTATCTACAACCTACAAAGTTTCTAATGACTTTCAGTAGGATACCGGATACGACATGGTTCTGTCAGTCTGTAAACATACCAGGAGTCAGCGTAGGACAGGCCCCAATCAGTTTTCCAAGCGTAATGGTATATTCGCCTGGTAATCAAATATTATATAATAATTTTAATATGAATTTTTTGGTGAATGAAGATATGACATCATGGATTCAATTACATGATTGGTTTCGGTCTTTTGCATCTCCAGACGGTACCGATGAACGAAATCTAAAAACGGCATTACAGAATCAATATAATAATATGGCTAGTGATAAACAACAATATTCTGATGCCACATTAACTATATTAAGTGCTTTAAATAATCCAATTATTCGTGTAGAGTTTACTAACATGTTTCCAGTATCTCTATCAGATATCTTTTTTGATACAAAACAATCGGCAGATGATATGATTACAGCCGATGCCACTTTCGTTTTTGACCAGTTTAAATTTGTACCAGTTTAATTAACACAAAGTATTGCCATTTAACATAGTTTGTGTTAGTATGTAAAACTGGTGTTAAACTATTGAAAATATTATGGAAAATCTAGAACAAGTATTGAAGTATTGGGAAAAAGATGCAGAAATGGACCAGACAGAACCTGGTAAAGAACTGCTTCGTATTCCTATTCTACACAACAAATACCTCTCCATTCTCACAAAACACAAAATTGCAGCCAAGAAAGCACACTTTGATTACTTGCGTTTGCGGAAAATAAAGATTGATTATTATAATGGTAGATTGGACCAAGATGAATTAGAAAATCGTGGTTGGCAACCATTTCAGTTTGTATTGAAATCAGACATCGGTGCCTATTTGGAAGGTGATGATGATTTGATTAAAATGTTAGAGAAAAAAGTATACCATGAAGAATGTGTTTCAGTTTTGGAATCTGTTATGAATGAATTGAAACAAAGAACGTGGCAACTCCGAGATTTTATTTCTTGGGAAAAATTTATTGGAGGTCAATAATGTCTTTTCTCGTTGCAAATATACCACCCGTTAAATGTTTTGTGCGTAAAGAGTTTCTCTATAACCATGAAAAAGGTCATGGTGAATTAGAACCTTGTGTATGGATGACTGCCAAAGCAATCAAAGGCCAAGCATTTCGTATTGAATGTATGTTGACGGATTATGGTGCGTTGTTTGATAAGTTACCAATCTCTGCATATGTGTGGAAGCCTGTTGATGATTATTTACCTTTAGACAACCTACAAATATGGGATTGTCTTTCATATGATATGGCAGTAATCGAGAAATCTAATCTGCGTGGTTTAAAAGTAAAATACTTTGGCAAAGACCGAGTGTTTCATTTTGGTAAATACCTTTTTACAATTGATTTTGCTGCACCAGATTTTAATCGTATTGACACCAGTTTTTCAGAAGGTGTGCAAGAACACAAATCATATAATTTTATTCAACTAGATAATGGACAGTTTGCGTGTCAGCCAAATAATCGTTGTCTATGGTATGACGTATCTTTGGTACCACCGACTGTCAAAACGCCTGACTTTAAAATACCTACAGAGGTTTATTCGGTAGAAAATGTATCTAAATGGAGTGTTGGCACTCCTGATTCGTGGTTCTACCAATTTAATGAGAAAGATTGATAATGAAAATTGATTTTTTGCAAATGCCAATTGTAATTTACAATATTGAAAATCATAATGAATTAAAACTGCAAATATTGAAATCAATAGAAGAAATGGGTATGCATAGTTTAATAGAACCACACAACAACCAATCTATTTCTAATACGGATTGGCACCTGAATAAAGATTTTTTTCGGCCATATTATAACTATGTTAATAATTTAATAGTGCAAACAGCATCTTCTCTAAAAGAAAATTTAAAATTGGATTGCAATTTGTTTTTATCAAACTATTGGTTTCAACAATATAAAAATGGTGATTATCATGTGTGGCACAATCATACTGACAGTTATTATAGTTGTGTTTATTATGTTGAACTTCCAGAAAAATCATTAAAAACAACTTTTAAAATTATTGATAAAGAATATGATTTTGATGTTTCGGAAGGAGATATAATTTGTTTTCCATCATTAATATACCACCAATCAAAAAAGAATTTGTCTAATAAAACAAAGACTATAGTATCTTTTAATTTAATTTGTCAATAGGATTAAATTGGTCGACATTATAATTTCTAAAAAAGATGAAGTCTATGTTAAGATAACTTGTGAAAAACATATCGCAAAAGAGTTATCGGAGTATTTCACTTTTTTTGTTCCTGGTTACCAATTTGTTCCTGCATACCGCAATAGAATCTGGGACGGCAAGATAAGGCTTTTTGATTTACGAAACAATACCATCTATCGTGGACTTCTTTACTATGCAGAAGAATTTTGTAAAGAGAGGGGTTACACGCATGAATACCAAGACGGATTAGATATTGAAGATGAATATTCGGTATACCATGCCAAGAAATTTATTGGCTCACTAAACATTCATTCTCGTGGTGAATCCATTGAAATACGAGAACATCAATTAGATGCTTATATTCATGCCATGCAAAAACGCCGAGCGTTATTGGTTTCACCAACGGCATCCGGCAAATCTCTTATCATCTATCTAATCTTTAGACAGCTACATCAATATCAAAATCTTAAAGGACTTGTAATTGTTCCTACAACTTCATTAGTTGAACAATTATACTCCGACTTTGGTGATTATAACAATAGTGAAATGGTAAATGTGCATAGAATTTACCAAGGCAAAGAAAAAGAATCTGACAAACCATTAATCATTTCTACATGGCAATCTTTATATAAGATGCCAAAAGAATATTTTGAACAATTTGATTACGTTATAGGTGATGAAGCTCACTTATTCAAAGCACAGTCTTTAACCACAATACTTACATCTTGTGTTAATGCCAAATATAGGATAGGACTAACAGGCACTTTAGATGGAACAAAAACACATAAATTAGTATTAGAAGGTCTTTTTGGTACTGTTAAAAAGGTAATTACCACCAGAGAGTTGATTGATAAACAGCAGGTTTCAGATTTTGAAATAAAGTGTTTAGTTCTTAAACATGATGACGAAATATGTTTACAATTAAAAGATAAAACATACCAAGAAGAAATACAATATCTAATTGCAAACGAAAATAGAAATAAATTCATTAAAAATCTTACAGTTAGCTTAGGTAATAATACACTAATATTGTATCAAATGGTTGACAAACATGGTCAAATCCTATATGATATGATTAAGAATACCAAGAACATTGGTGATAGAAAAGTATTCTTTGTTCATGGAGGTACTGATACCGCCGACAGAGAAGAAATAAGAAGAATAATGGAGATAGAAAATGATGCGATTGTTGTTGCATCTTTTGGTACTTTTAGCACTGGTATTAACATTCGCAATCTACACAATATCATCTTTGCAAGTCCTTCTAAATCAAGGATTCGCAATCTGCAATCTATCGGCAGAGGATTACGGCAAGCAGAAGGAAAAGAAAAAGCCACACTCTATGACATAGCCGATGATTTACGATATAAAAAACATATGAATTATACATTAAAACATTTTGTTGAACGAGTTAAGATTTACACGGAAGAAAAATTTCCATTTAAGATTTATAAAATCAATTTAAAAAAATGAATAAAGATATATTATTAAAACAATTAATTGAAAAAATAAAATTATCAAATTATAAATCACAAACACATTTTAATAATATTGTAAATTATTATGTTAACGAAAATGTTACATGGACTGATGAGAAAGATTTATTAAATCTTTTTGAATTGTATGTTACAAAAAGCCACGAAAGATTTGTAGACTGGGAAAAAAGGATTAATGAACAAAATCTAAAATTTCCTAAGTTAATAGAAACTCAACTACATCTCGGCCAAGGTTTTGGTTACTGTAACACTTGGAAAGGCAAAGAAATATTAAAAAGTGCAGAAGATTTAAACATAATCAATATGTTATTATGGGAGTTAAAGCCTAACACAGTTATAGAAATAGGGTCAGGATCAGGTTCCAGTGCTGAATATATAATGGATATATCAAAAATATACAATAAAAATATTAATTTATTTTCCTTTGATATACAAAACAATAATTTGTTTAATAATGGAATCAATTACTTATTTTGTGATTGCAACAATATAACAACATTTGAAAACCATGGTATAGATTATTTAAATTTACCTCATCCATGGTTAATAATAGAAGATACACATTGTAATGTTTTTGAGGTTGTAAAATATTTCAACCAATACATAAAACAAGGTGATTATCTAATAATAGAAGATGCTTGGACTCAGCAAGATGTAATTAGAGATTTAATGGCATTGAATACTTTTTTAAAATTAGATACAAAGTATTTGGATTTTTTTGGATATAATAATATGAGCTCAATGAATGGTATACTCAAACATGTTTAATATCAATAAAGGCATCAAAATGAACACCATAAAAATAGTTCGTTTAAAAAACGGTGAAGATATCATTGGTAATTTGCATGATACTGAAAATGGAGATTATGAAATCTCTGAACCTATGTCTGTTTCTTTGGTACAAAAAGGTCATCAAAGTGGTTTAGTAATGTCCCATTGGTTACCAGTTCAATTAATTAAAAAAAATGAAATCAAAATTAGTCCTTGTGACGTGCTTACTGTATTTGAACCAAATGATGAATTTGCAGAATACTATATGAATACTGTGGAAAAGATTAATGAGTTATTGAAGGCAAAAAGTCTTGCTGATGAAATGACAGATGAAGAAATTGAAGATATTATGGATGCATTAGATGATGGTGAAAACCAAACATTACACTAAATTAATTATTAATCTCATGGGTCAACACCGAGAACTATACACTCTGTCAAGCCCTTTGTCAACAACTTTTTATGGTATATTTTATGGCTAAGCAAAAACATTATATTAATAACGAAGATTTTCTTAAAGCTTTGGTCGATTACAAGGCAGCTTGTAAACTGGCAAAGAAAGAAAAAAGATCACCTCCAGCGATTCCAAATTACATTGGTGAGTGTTTTATGAAGATAGCAGAAGGTTTATCACACAAACCTAATTTCATAAACTATACCTATCGTGACGAAATGATATCGGATGGTATTGAGAATTGCCTACAATACTTTGATAATTTTGACCCAGCCAAGTCCAAAAATCCTTTTGCCTATTTCACACAGATTATTTACTTTGCCTTTCTAAGAAGAATTTCCAAAGAAAAGAAACAACTGTATGTTAAGTATAAATCTACAGAACAAATGGGTATTTTGGATGAATTCGAAATGATGGAGTTTGAAGATGGTACCTCTAAACAGTTTGAATTATATGATAATATTGCCGAATTTATTGAAAACTATGAAGATGCAAGAAAGGTAAAGAAAGACATCGCAACGGCAAAGAAAACAAAGGGGCTTGAAAAGTTTTTAGGAGAGTGATATAATGTATAAAGTGAGTTACTACCCAACAGAAAAAGAATCTGTTGTATTTTTTAAATGGTTCAATACACTACAAGAAGCCACATTTTTTGCTGGCAATAAACCAAATGAATCCGTGATTGAGATAAAATATTATGACAATATCGACCACAGAAAACCAGACCGCAACTAAAGTTGCCATCATTACCGACCAACACTTTGGTGCTCGTAATGATTCGATACACTTCCTTGATTATTATGAAAAATTTTATAGGGATACTTTTTTTACAGTTCTTGATGAGAACGGTATTGATACTGTTCTTATTTTGGGTGATACTTTTGACCGTAGAAAGTATGTAAACTTTTATACACTCAAACGAACAAGAGAGATGTTCTTTGACAAGTTGTATGCCAAAGGTATTCAGGTGCATATGTTGGCTGGTAACCATGACACCTATTTTAAAAATACCAATGATGTGAATTCGGTTGATTTGTTGTTGCAAGAGTATAATAATATTAATGTAATCTCAAAACCAACCGTTATTAACGTGAAGAATACAAATATCTGTATGATACCATGGATATGTACTGAGAATCATAACGATTGTATTAAAATTATGTCAGACACCGATGCTGATATTTGTATGGGTCACTTTGAGATTGCCGGCTTTGCCATGTATCGTGGCATGCCAAGTCAAGAAGGATTAAGTCGTGAGTTATTCAGAAAGTTTGATTTTACTTTTAGTGGGCATTATCATCATCGCAGTTCAGCTGACGGCATTCATTATCTTGGAAATCCGTATGAACTTACTTGGCAAGATTATAATGACGCTAGAGGCTTTCATATTTTTGATCTTAATACTCGTGACCTTACTTTCATAAAGAATTCAAATGTAATGTTCCACAAAATCATTTATGATGATAAAGTGGAATCAATTACTGAGATTACCAATAAAGATATGAGCAAGTATACCAATACCTATGTTAAAGTGGTGGTAATCAACAAAACGAACCCCTATCTATTTGACAAGTTTATGAATAACCTGTATAATGTTAATCCTGTTGATATTACCATTGCCGAGGACTTTACGGACTTGACAGAAGGTGTAGATGATGATATGGTTGACCAAGCAGAAGATACTATCACGATTATTAATAAGTTTGTAGATGGTATACACGAAGAACACATTGACAATGAAAAGCTGAAAACAGTAATGCGTGAATTATATGTTGAGGCATTGAACCAAGAACAGGCATGATTATATTTGAAAAGGTCCGTTGGAAAAATTTTCTTTCAACAGGATTAAATTTTACTGAAATCAATCTAACCAAATCACCAAACACACTCATCATTGGCAATAATGGTGCAGGCAAATCAACAATTCTTGATGCCTTATGTTTTGGCCTTTTTGGTAAACCATTTCGTAAGATTAACAAACCACAGTTACCAAACTCTATTAATCAATCTGATTGTGTTGTTGAGATTGAATTTTCTATTGGCAAAAAACAATACAAAGTAATTCGTGGCATCAAACCAAATACATTTGAAGTGTATTGCAATGGCCAGTTGGTCGACCAAGATGCCAAAGCAAAAGACTATCAGGAACACCTAGAGAAGTTTATTCTCAAACTAAACTATAAATCATTCACTCAAGTGGTAATTCTTGGTTCGGCTTCGTTTGTTCCTTTCATGCAGTTATCTCCATCCGATAGACGAGCAATCATTGAGGACTTATTAGACATTCAAATCTTTTCATCTATGAATGGTGTGGTTAAAGAGAAGATGGCCATCATTAAAGATACCTCCACCAAAAACAAATACGAAATGGATTTAACTTCTGAGAAAATTAATTTTCAGAAACAAAGCATTGAAGAACACAAGAAACACAATGATGCCGAAATTGAAAAGAAACAAAAAGAGATTGTTGATTCGGAAGAACAAATCAAACAATTAACCAAAGACATTGGTTTGATACAAAAACATATTGATGTATTGAATAGTAAGATTTCGGATCAAATGGCCATGCAGAAAAAGAGTGGCAAATTGGTTCAGTTAGAATCTAAACTAGAATCTCGTTTGAAAAAGATTGAGAAAGAGGTTGTATTCTATCACGATAATGGTGATTGTCCTACTTGTAAACAAGGTATTGACCAAGAGTTTAGAGAAGGACAAATCATCACATTGAACAACACCAAGGTTGAAGTCAATGATGCACTAACCGATATTGCTAAACAGATTGCTGAAACAAGTGATAGAATTGATGCAATACAAAAAATAATTCAACACATACAGTCACACAGTAACGAAGTTGTAAAACACAATTCTACCATTACAGCCATAAACAATTTTATCAATAAATTAAATGGTGAAATTGTTGAGTTATCCAATCGTAAAGATAATTTAGAAGAAGAAAATGCCAAATTAAAGGAACTCAAAACTAAATTGGCTGCATTGATTGCCAAACAAGAAGAACTTGCAACCGAAAAACAATATTATGAGTTTGCAGGTAATCTATTAAAAGATACTGGCATTAAAACCAAAATCATTCGTCAATACTTACCTATCATGAACAAACTGATTAATAAGTATTTGACTGCCATGGATTTCTTTGTGAACTTTAATATCAATGAATCATTTGAAGAAACAATTAAATCAAGGCACCGTGATGAGTTTAGTTATGCCAACTTCTCAGAAGGTGAAAAGATGCGGATTGATTTGGCTCTATTGTTTACATGGCGACAGATTGCCAAGCTAAAGAATAGTACCAATACTAATCTATTGATTCTTGATGAAGTATTTGATTCTTCACTAGATGGTGTTGGCACAGAGGAGTTTTTGAAGTTAATTCATGAGATGGGAAATGATACAAACATTTTTGTTATATCCCATAAGGGTGACCAGTTATTTGATAAATTTAGAAGTATAATTAAATTCAAAAAAGTCAACAACTTTAGCCAGGTAGAAAAATAAGTTTACCACAATATCTCTTGCCTTAGTTATTACAATATTTTATAATTCACATAAAGGTTAAAACCTTTTACTCACTAAACATGAGTAAGTATTTAAAAATTACTTAACTTTAAACAAAGGAAATTATTATGAAATCAAAAGAGCTTATTGTACCAATCAAAAAAAACGGACAATTTTCTAAAGAAAACTTAGCAACTGCAAAGAGTCTTATTCGCAAGTCTGCTTTTCCACAATATTACACCAACATTGAATTTAAATCTCTAAAATTTATCGATATTGATATAATTGATGCAGATTTAATTGTTCGTGATGGTTATGGCAGTTCACAACCTGTTAGAGCTAACGGTTTGAATGACCGATATGCAGAATTAAAAACCGATTTGTTAGAAAATGGTTACCGTCTATATGAAAAATTAATTTTTGTAAAACGCATTCCAGGTGGAAAATTTAAATTGCTTGATGGACGAACAAAAGATAAAATTTTATCTGAAAAAAACTTCAAGAACCGTATTTGTGTTATTGTTGATATTTCTGATGAAGAAGAAGTTGATTACGGTTTGCGTTTGAACTCAGGTGATGATAATGCTCCTGCGGGATTAACGAAACTGATCGATATTATTGACAATGCAAATAAACATATCAATAAAGGTACTTTAGAATTAAATTATGACGCAATTTTTAATTGGATCAATAAAGTATGTGGAAAAGGAAAATTTACCGGTAAAAAACGTAGCGATTTATCTTGGCGAATTTTTCATCACCAAAATGCTATTCAAAGTTCCGGTCTATTACCAATTTCTTGGGCTTCAAGAAAAGAAGTTGGTTCTTGGTTGAAAGATAAAAACTACATAGAAACCGAAAAAGTTATTTACTTACCATATGCTTCATCTTCACCAATCAAAGCTTTTTTTGCGGCTGCCGAATTGGCTCAGCAAAAACCTGGTAAAGAAGTTCGTTTAGTCATTTATGTTTCAAAACTAGACGGATACAATTTACAAAAATGTTATTTAGAATCTATACTAAAATTTAAAAAATTGTGGTTTGAATATCTTAACAAAATTAGTACCATATACTATGGTAACGCAAAATCATATAATGATAGAGTTAAATTATATGGATGTGTTCCATCACAAATTGAAGATATTTGTGAAGATATGGACAAATTAATTATTTTTGGAAAGAACGATGAAAAGATTAGTGATAATTATCTTGTTACGCAAGGATTAAGTGCTTTCTTCAATTCAGCCGATGAAGAAGAATTATTTGATGAAGAAGATGAGGAAGAAGAATATGCAAGATGATGCAATAATTAAATTTAATACGGAAGATACATTAAAAGGTCTTAGCTATGCGGTAGAAGAGCGTATACCAATTTTTGATTTAGTACCTGAAAATGATACTATACTTCGAAAGTATTTGCCAGAATTTGATTTTGCCAATCCGCCGGTTAATCCGGCGGAGTTTGCTTCTTCATTGATTGAAACTTGTAAGTTAAACAAAGGCCTTGGACTATCTGCCAATCAATGTGGTTTTAAACACAGAGTATTTGTAATGGGTGCTGGTGATGAATATGTGGCATTCTTTAATCCAAAAGTTATTTCTTTATCAGATGAAATGATTTTAATGGAAGAAGGATGCCTTTCTTATCCATTATTATCATTACGAATCGGTAGGCCAAAAGAGATTATGGTGGAGTACCAAGACTTTAATGGCCAAATTAGAAATACCAAATTGACTGGCATATCCGCTCGTTGTTTTCTCCACGAGCTTGACCACATGAATGGAATCGTGTATACTAGTCGTGTTAAACCTTTAGCATTTCAAATGGCCATGAAAAAAAGAGATAAACTCTTTAAGATGGTTGGCAAAATGAAAAAAAACTTGAGTAAGCTTAAAAAATAATGGCAACACCGATTGAATTTGTAGAAAAACAATGGCAAGACTGGCAAGAAAAAAATCCTACCAGTTCTTTTGAACATATTGATGAAGAACATATGAAGAAAGTCCTCATTGAGGATTTAACCTATGCTTCTCAAATGGATGTTCGTGAATATACTTTGTATCAAAAATGGTGTGAAATTAAAGAAAGATATCCTGTCCATGAGGTATCTACGTTGTTTGGTGAAGAATTACAAATGGTGTATCCCGAACAAGAAGAAATGATTAATGAAGTCAAAAGAAATTTTTGGATGCCAAAAGATCCTGATGATTTTGAAAAACTAAAACCTGTTATGGTTTTATCAAATGGACCTGAAGCAGAAAGATGGAATGCCATTCGCACATTCTCATCTACAATGAAAAACAATTCTAACATTGGCCGTAATCTATTTTATATTCTTACCGATGAGGTAACAAAAAAATATCTTGGTGTGATATGCATCTCCTCAGACTTCCTGGACTTGACTCCGAGAGATAACGCAATCGGATGGTCACGAGATGTCAAAACACAACAACACATGATTAATCACACCGCAATCGGTTCTACAATCGTTCCATTACAGCCACTTGGTTTTAATTACATGGGTGGTAAATTGTTGGCATTGATGTGTTTATCTGATACAGTTCAGAAAGATTGGAAACGGCAATATGGCGATACACTAGTTGGTGTTACCACAACATCATTATATGGCAAAACTAAAGCTGGTGGATTATCTCAATATGATGGACTTGAACATTGGAATCAAATGGGATTCTCATCAGGTTCAGTTGCATTTGAACCAACGAGAGCCACCAAAAAATTGGTGTTTGATTGGATTAAAGAAAATCATACTCGTAAATATTTTGAATGGTGGGATGCCAAAAATCAACAAGGTCTTCCACTCAAACGTGACCACAAAAATCGTTCATTAAATTTTGCATATTCCAAGTTACAAATACCAAAAGAATTAATCCGCACCGAACATCAACGTGGTATCTATTTTAGTCCACTCTATAATAATACCAATGAATTTCTCCGTAAAGAAATTACCGATTCTGAACTGGTAAAGTCGTTTGATACTAGTGAAGAAGCCCTTGCCAATATTTGGAAAATCAAGTATGCTAAGGGTCGTATTAGGCAATTACAGAAAAAAAATAATGTTTCATATGAAACACTTTTCTATGATGACCTAATCAAAATGTCTTGGGAAGAAACCAAGGCCAAATATTTGCCACAAGTTGGCAGATAAAACAAGTATACCGCAAATATACTTGACACACACACTATATAATGATATGATGTGTTTACTCGTTGAAGAAGTTGACGAGATTTTTGTTATTAACTTTAATATGGAGTCTTAAAAAATGGCTAAATTATCCGCCAAAGAGCGTATGCTCAATGCTTTAATGCAAACTCAAGGTTACAACACCTTTACAACCGAACAAGCTCAACGCCGTTTCGGTATCACTAACGTTTCTGCTCGTATTTCTGAATTGCGCCAAGAAGGTTATGCCATCTACGCAAACAAGAAAAATGTTGATGGACAGAAAAAGACTTTCTACCGTCTTGGTACACCAAGCAAGTCTTTCAAGGCTCAGTGCCGTGCTAACGGTGTTCGTGCTTACGCAGGTTAATCGAACCTAGCGCTTAGGGATTCCACGGAAGTGGAGTCCCTTTTTTTTTATTTTTCGGAGAACAAATGGAAATTTCAATTAAAAAAGAAGAATTACAAAAAAAGAGCTTGTTTGTGGCTACACCAATGTATGGTGGCATGAATCACGGTCTGTATATGAAAGCTTGTCTAGACCTTCAAGGTATTTGTTTTCAATATGGAATACAGATTAAATTTTCATTTCTTTTCAATGAATCATTAATTACTCGTGCAAGAAATTATTTGGTAGATGAATTTATTCATCGTTCAGATTGCACTCATATGTTGTTTCTTGATTCTGATATTTCATTTAATCCACAAGATGTTATTGCTCTGTTAGCTCTCGACAAAGAAGTTGCAGGCGGTCCTTATCCAAAGAAAGCAATTAAGTGGAAATCTGTTAAGAAAGCCGTTGAAAGAAAACCAGACATTGATGCACAGACTTTAGAAAAAGTTACTGGTGATTATGTTTTTAACCCTGTTAAAGGTACCGCACAGTTTTCTGTAACACAACCATTAGAAGTATTAGAGATTGGTACTGGCTTCATGATGATTAAACGTGAAGTCTTTGCAAAGATGGAAGAAGCATATCCAATGATTCGATATAAACCAGACCATGTTGGCCAAGCCAATTTTGATGGTACACGTTATATTCATGCTTTCTTTGATACAGTGATTGATACAAAAGAATCTATTGTTGGAGGGGGTTCTGATCGTTATCTATCAGAAGATTATATGTTCTGCCAGATGTGGCGCAAGATTGGTGGTTCGATTTGGTTGTGTCCATGGATGAGAACATCGCATATTGGTACATATCATTTCCAAGGAGATATGCCTGCTGTGGCTAATTTTGTTGGTGAAATGTAATGTTTATCAAAGAATATTCAAACTTCTTATCAAAAGAAGAACATGAATATGTTGTAAAAAAAACAGTCAACGGAAATTCTTGGGAATTTTGTGGATGCAGTATTGATCGTAATGAGGAATTTACCATATTCTATATGGATCTGATCAAAGATGTTTTTTTTACAGAAAATATGTTGTCTAAAATTGAAAAACTTTCTAATAAAAAGTTTGATTTGATACAAGTGTATGCAAATGGCCAAACCTATGGAATGTGTGGATCTTTACATACAGATAATGAATTTAATGATGATACATATAAAACTTTTTTATATTATGTAAATCCTTGGTGGAATTATATTTGGGGTGGAGAAACTATTTTTGTCAATAATGATAATATCTATAAACAGTCTCCTATTCCAAATACAGGTTTACTTTTTAACTCATCGATTCTACACGCTGGATTAGAACCCACAAGGCATTGTAAAGAGTTAAGAGTGACTGTTGCCTTTAAATTAAAAGAAACGAATTAATGTTTGGAGAAATGTAATGGCCTGGCAAGACAGTATGGGTAACCGTGGCACAGATGATAATGTCGCTTTGGCTTCACCAGAGATGAAAAAATATACCGAATCTTTACAATTGAATCCACCTTTACCTATCGGCCGTAAATTTGATGGTGGTAAATTAGAATATGGTTTATTACCACCACTCGCACTAGAAGAAACGGTTAAAGTGTTAACCTTTGGTGCTCAGAAATATGAACGAGATAACTGGCAAAAAGTGCCTGATTCTAAACGCAGGTATTTTGATGCCTTACAACGGCATGTTTGGGCTTGGAAACAAGGCGAACAAGTTGATCCTGAATCTGGTATACACCACTTAGCACACGCCATGTGTTGCCTAATGTTTTTGTATGAGCATGATGTTAAGTATTCCAAAGAATAACTTGACAATGTATTTTGAATGTAGTATGATTAAAGGACTTTTACATAATGGAGAATCAAATGAAGTTAACTAAAGATACACTTGATGTATTGAAAAATTTTGCAACAATCAACTCTGGTATTGAGTTTAAGAAAGGTAATACAATTCGTACCATGTCATCTGGCAAAACTGTTCTTGCCAAAGCCACACTAAAAGATGAATTTCCACAAGATTTCTGTGTGTATGATTTAAATCAATTCTTGTCGGTTCATTCTATGTTTGATAATACCGAGATTGAATTTGATGATAAAAATGTCATCTTCAAAAGTGGTACTAAGAAATCAACCAAGTATCGTAAGACAGCCAAAGAAATGATTGTCACCGCACCAGACAAAGAATTAAGTTTGCCATCGGTTGATGTTACTTTCACACTCACTAAAGAAGATTTCTCCGATTTGTTAAAGAGTGCTTCTATTCTGCAATCACCACACATCGCTGTTGAGTCTGATGGTGGTTCAATTAAACTGACCACATTCAACGCTAAAGATGATTCAGCACACACCAATTCTATTGAAGTTGGTGAAGGCAACGGCAAGAACTTTAAGATGGTATTTTTGACCGATAATCTTAAAATGATTCCTGGTGCATATGATGTTGAAATCTCTGCAAAAGGTTTGGCTACGTTTAAAAACAAGTCTGTTGATATTCAATATTGGGTTGCAACTGAATCCAAAGAATCTAAGTTTGAAGGATAATTATGTTAGTTTATTTCACTGATGTAGTTTCAAAAAAACAAGTTGCCGTTAATCCAAAATATGTTGTGGCTATTTTTCCAATTGTAGAAGGTGACTTAAAGGATAAAACAGCAATTAGTTTAGTTAACGGTTCAGTTGCCGTTGAAGAATCACAGATTGATGTTGTTGGTGTCTTGCAAGGACAAATTGAGTAGTATTTTGTTGTATTATTTTATTATGAGGTGTGTGAATGGAACATTTATTATGGGTCGAAAAGTATCGACCATCTAAAGTGGAAGATTGTATCTTACCTGATACAATCAAATCCACATTTCAAGAATATGTAAATCGTAAAGAAATACCTAATCTACTTCTTTCAGGTTCGGCTGGTGTTGGTAAAACTACTATCGCCAAAGCTCTCTGTGAAGAAGTAGGTTGTGATTATATTATCATCAATGGTTCTGACGAATCGGGTATTGATGTTTTACGAACCAAAATCAAAAATTATGCTTCATCGGTCTCTTTGATGGGTGGCCGCAAAGTCATTATCATTGACGAAGCAGATTATCTGAATCCAAATTCAACTCAACCTGCAATGCGTGGTGCAATCGAGGAGTTTGCTTCTAATTGCTCTTTCATTTTTACTTGTAATTTTAAGAATCGTATTATTGATCCGATTCATTCTCGATGCACCGTTATTGATTTTAAAATTAACGGACAGAAGCCAAAGATGGCATCTCAATTCTTTAAACGAGTAGAATGGATATTACAGCAAGAAGGAATTACATATGATAAAGAAGTCGTGGCTGCAATCATTACAAAACATTTTCCGGATAATCGGAGAATTCTTAATGAACTTCAACGACATTCAGTTTCTGGTTCAATTGGCAAAGATATTCTTTCTAGTGTTAGTGATATACAACTTGCTGATTTACTTCGAGCCCTCAAAGAAAAAGACTTCGCCTCCGCCAGGAAATGGGTCACTAACAATCTTGACAATGATCCAGCCAGAATCTTCCGTAAACTATACGACAGTTTATATGAACAGTTAAAACCACAATCTGTTCCACAGTTGGTTTTAATTCTTGCTAAGTATCAATATCAGGCTGCTTTTGTTGCTGATGCAGAGATTAATTTGATTGCTTGTTTAACAGAAATTATGGTTGACTGTGAGTTTAAATGAATTTGTTAAATGAAAATTTTTTATATGATTTAGGATTCAAAGAACCACAAATTGTTGAAAGTGACATTCATGAATTAAGCATTAAAAAATTTCAAGATACTTGGATAATGCAACAAAATGGCCAGCAATTTATGGTCTGGGACAAATCTTTAAGAGAAGTTTTTGAAATATACTCACATTTCAAATTGGCTAAAGGGCATTGTATTTGCACAGGATTAGGATTTGCTCTAAGAGAAAATTGGTTATTGAATAATCAAAATGTTACAAAAATAACAGTATTGGAGTCAAATAAATTAGTAATAGACTATCATAAAAAATTTAATCCTGAAATCATGGAAAAGATTAATGTTATTAACATTGATGCTCGTTCTTTTGTTGGAAAATGTGATACACTTTTAATTGACAGTTATGCGGATAATTTGCCAATATACGAATATATAAATTTTTCTAAAATAATTATGGATAATGTGAATTGTGAGACCAGCTGGTTTTGGCCATTGGAATATATCTTGTGTATGCATTATAGAAATTATGTGGGATTACCTTTAAATAAAATTTATAATAATCTTAAAAAATATTACGAAATGAAAACACTTCCAAATTTAAGTGAAAAAGAATTATTTGATTTTTGTCATAAATTTTTTATTGGAGATTTAACTCCTTGCAATTTTGATAAGATAAATCATGCCTGATCTATTCAAAGAAATTATACCGTCTATTCTTCAAACTAAGAAGTCTGTAATACACGATGATATAGATGCCAAAGACTACACACCCTTTGTGGTCAATAGAGCCTTGTCATACCATATCGACTGTGTTTTATATGCCAATGAGATGAACCTTTACCCGGAGTTGGAAAAAGACCTTCAATATTCGTATCTTCTAAATACCATCAGACCTATGAAACGGAAATTTCAACCGTGGCAGAAATCAGAGGTCGATAAAAACATAGAATGTGTAAAAACCTACTTCGGTTACTCTAACCAGAAGGCTAAGGAAGCTTTGCGTATTCTTAATGATGAACAAATCGCTGAAATAAAAAGAAGAACAGATAAAGGCGGAACATGATTAACATTACTGATTTAGTTGAAGTGACTTTGAATGAACAAGACGATTTCCTCAAAGTCCGTGAAACCCTCACACGCATTGGTGTGGCTTCGAAAAAAGACAGGACTCTATTCCAATCGTGTCATATACTACACAAAAGAGGTCAATACTATATTGTCCACTTTAAAGAATTGTTTGCCTTGGATGGCAAACCAACTGATATTACCGAAAATGACTTATCCCGTAGGAATGCCATAGTAAAACTATTGGAAGATTGGGGTCTGGTAACTGTTGTCCGAAAACAACAGATTGAGAATCCACCACCTATTTTCCTTAGTCAAATCAAGATATTATCTCATAAAGAGAAGGACGATTGGCAATTAGTACCAAAATATAATATTGGTAAAAAAACTCAGGACTATTGACAAGTAGTATAAATACTAATATACTTATGGTGCGGTGCTCAATGAGGCCGCAATTTTTGATTAACTCGCTTAAAATAAGGAGAACTAAGCATGACTACAAGTCTATTACCAAGTCTATTTGACTTTCATAAATCGTTGGATCCATTCACCGTTGGTTACGATAAATTCTTTAAGGATATTGAAGAAGTAACCAAAAACGTTGCCAAGAATGTTCCATCATATCCCCCATACAATATCAAACAAGTAAGCAAAAACAAGTATGTCATTGAAATGGCAGTTGCTGGTTTTGCCAAGTCTGATATTGAAATCACACTTGAAGGTAATAAGTTGGTCATCAAAGGTTCTGCAAAAGAGAATGAACTTAAAGAAGATGAAAATTTCTTATTTAAGGGAATTGCTAACCGTGACTTTACACGTTCATTTACATTGGCTGACAAGATTGAAATTGGTCAAGCCGAAATGGTAAATGGTATGTTGCGTGTTTGGTTGGAAAATCTTGTGCAGGCTCAAGATACCATTAAAAAGATTACCATCAAGGAAAAGAAAGATGAGTAACTGGTGGCCTGTATCCGATGAGGAATGGGAACAGTTGAATTATCCACAAAAAACTAAACCTCGGTAATAATTATAGGAGGTCTTGACAACCTCCTATAAATCTGTTATAATTATATTATGAAAAATGTGAAATCTAAATCCGTTCTCAAAAAAGTTCGTGCCAGAAATGGCACGGATATCTACTATACTTATTCGAATTGGCCAATTGAAGAAATTGATGGTGAGAAATTTATTGCTGTTGTAAAGCAAATGCCTGATCCAAAAAAGAATCAAGTAGTTCATTATATGAAAAAAGATAGCATGGAGTATGTGAAATGACCATTCTTACAAATTATCAATTACTTCATAATCAAAAAAGAACTTTTGATCCAAAGAATAAAAAAGATGTTGAATTGTTCAAATCATTTTTGGCCAATAACAAGTGGAGTGGACCTTGTCCATTTATTTTACAAGAACCATACCTCACTATTCCTGAAATGTTAAAAGACAAATATATTCGTGGACAATTTAATATTCCAGATCCTACATTGGAAATATTTAAATGAATTGGTTAAAATATTCTGGTTGTAATATTACAATCAAATTAAATCCATTTCACTGGCGTATTAACTGTGCCTATAATAAAACAAATGAAGTTTGGGAAACAGATGCATTTGTTTTAGAATTATTGCCTATCACTATACGAATATGGTTTGATAACGGATCTTGGTAAACCAAAGGGGCCTTTAGCTCAGTTGGTTAGAGCAGAGGACTCATAATCCTTTGGTCGTAGGTTCGAGTCCTACAAGGCCCACCAAAATATGAAACAAAAATTTATTAATGCTTATATGGATGTGGCGGAAAGATTCTCCAAATTATCATCCGCAAAACGATTACAAGTAGGCGCTATCATTGTCAAAGATGATAGGATTATATCCATTGGTTATAATGGCATGCCTGCCGGATGGACCAATGAATGTGAAGAAGTAATAGAATACCTAGAAGATGGCGGTACTATCACCAAAACCAAGGATGAAGTCATCCACGCAGAGGCTAATGCTATCGCTAAACTGGCCAAAGGCAGTGAATCTGGAGATGGTTCCACAATGTTCCTAACCCATGCACCGTGTATTCATTGTGCGAAACAAGTTTATACCGCTGGTATCAAAAAAGTATATTACCGTAATTCTTACCGAGATACCATCGGCATAAACTTCTTAAACAAATGTGGTGTTCAAGTAGAACAAATTTCACCTGGTGAAATCTAGAGAGCACCTAAATATTTGAGAAGTATTGGTTGTTTTTCATTAGGAGAAACCTCAGATGCAGCTCAGTATAATCGGATGTCCCGATAAAAAGCGCTTTCGCCCTTTTGTGAAGAAAGCTGCTCTTTTTTATGCTGAACAATTAATGACACCGAAAATGTTGGAAAACATTTATGTTCGGATCAAGTTTGACTCAAAGTTGGATGTTTTAGGTTATGCTGATGTGTTAAATTATAACGAAAGTAATAAACCTAGAGAATTTCAAATAGAATTGAATCCTATTATAGGTTCACATGACATATTGGAAACATTAGCCCATGAAATGGTTCATGTTAAACAATATGCCTATAATGAAATGAATGAGTATGGCACCCGTTGGCGTGGCCAAAGAATTACAGAAAATTTAAATTATTATGATGAACCATGGGAAGTTGAAGCTTTTGGTTTATCATCGGGTTTATTTACCAAGTTTGCTATTAAAGAAAAATTATGGGAAGTGTTTAGTGATGTTCGTAATCCGGATGCACCATTAACACCAGAACCAATTGCTTGGCGAAATATACCACAAATAGCTATTGACAATCAACCTATATAATGTTATAATTTCATTATGCGGTCGGGGTATAGAACCAGAGTAGGTGTCCAACTTACTCATCTAGTGCAAATCTAGACCACCGCTCCACTTTCAAGGACTATATCATGGCAGTTTCAAAATTTAAAAAGAAAAATCCAATGTTGACTAAAAATGGCAAACCAAGATTAGGTCCACTAAACATTGCTCAACTAACGAAGATGTTAGATGAAACGAGTAAGCCAAAAATCAAAGCAAAAATTAAAAACGCAATCGCAAGAAAATCAGTATAATGCCCTTATAGCTCAGCCGGTAGAGCAACTGATTTGTAATCAGTAGGTCCCGTGTTCGAATCATGGTGAGGGCACCATTTTAAAAGGTAAATTATGAAACCAACTAGAGATAATATTATTGTAATTCGTGTTGCAGCTGAAAAGGCTACTCATTCTGGCATTATTCTTAAATCAGCCGATGAACCTGATAAAGCAGAAGTCATTGCCATTGGTAATAAAGTTGACGAGGTCAATGTTGGTGATACAGTATTAGTTAATTGGAACAAAGCTGTAAAAATTGAAAACGAAACTTATGTCGTACCTATTACAGAAGTAGTCTGGATTTACTAAAAAGGTTGGACAGTCGGAGCCTCCGAAATTTTTTCCGGCGATTTCAAAATCCAAAAAAGTGATTTTAGTTTTACAAATAAATATCCGTAGCGGGGTAGCTCAGAGGTAGAGCATTGGACTCATAATCCAGGGGCCGTAGGTTCGATTCCTTCCCCCGCAACCAATAAGGAGAATATATGAGTGACGATACATCTAAAAAATTTCACGAAGAACAACTCAAACGAGTTCGTAATCTTAAACCTTTAAATACCCCAAAACCAAAACAAAACTTTACTCCTAAAACAAATGTCATGCGAAAGGCAGGTAGAGGTAGATGACTTCTGATTTAGAGGAATATCGTAAGAAGGCTATGGAGTTATGGTTCAATAATGGCGGTTCATGCACTGGTGCTCAACCACCCGAACCAAAAGATATTGATGATGCTATTGCTGAAGATGAAGAATTTAAACGAATAGAAAAACAACAAAAAAAATAAATGGCATATTCAGATAAAGTTATAGACCACTATGAAAATCCTCGCAATGTAGGAAAATTAGATTCAGGTGATGTTAATGTTGGTACCGGTATGGTTGGTGCACCAGCATGTGGTGATGTTATGAAACTACAAATACGAGTAGAAGATGGAATTATTAGAGATGCAAAATTCAAAACATACGGCTGTGGTTCAGCCATTGCAAGTAGTTCGCTTGTCACGGAATGGGTCAAAGGTAAAACATTGGACGAGGCTGCATCAATTAAGAACACTCAAATTGCAGAAGAACTCTCACTCCCGCCAGTTAAGATTCATTGTTCAATCCTTGCGGAAGACGCTATTAAGGCTGCAATAAACGATTACAAAGGAAAACATGATAACAATAACTGCAAGTGCAATTAACAAGGTTCGTGATTTACTGGTAGAAGAAAAACTACCGAATGGAGCTTTGAGAATGTTTGTTCAAGGTGGTGGTTGTTCTGGTTATCAATATGGTTTTACTTTTGAGGAAGAAATTGCTGAAGATGATTTTGTAATTGAGAATGAAGGAATCAAAATAGTAGTTGATGTAATATCTTCTCAGTACCTACAAGGTGCAACATTGGATTATAAAGAAGAAAAATTTAATTCACAATTCGTTATCAGTAATCCAAACGCCAAATCTACCTGTGGTTGTGGTTCTTCTTTTAATGCTTGAGTGTTGCTAGTTTAAGTTTCTCTAAAAATTTAATATAGAACCAACCAATATCTAATTCAAACCACTTCCTACTAAGCTTGGCAGAACCAGCATCAGCATGGTGATTATTGTGAAGCTCTTCGCCACCAATAATAAGACCAATAGGGAAAATATTTCTAGATGATTCTCTTGTTTCGATATTTCTATACCCCCAATAGTGACCAATTCCATTGATTACACCTGCAGCTAACAAAGGTATCCACAACATTTGAATACCCCAAATCAGTAAACCCCACCAAGAAAAACAAAGTAAATTAATTAGTAATAACAAAGTAATTCCTAATCTACTGTGTTTGCTATATACATTTTTTTCCATCCAATCATCTGGTGTTCCTCTACCAAACGCATTAACCATTAGAGTATCTTTACTGGCTGTATTATATAATAGTGCACCACCAAATAAAACTTTCCAGATACCAAATAATTGAGGTGAATGTGGGTCACCTTTTTGGTCGGTCATACCATGGTGTTTACGATGAATGGCTACCCATTGTTTTGTAACCATACCTGTGGTTAACCATAACCAAAAACGAAAAAAATTATTTACTACTGGATGAAATGTAACACCTTGATGAGTTTGGCTACGATGTAGATATAGAGTTACGGCGATGATTGTTAGATGAGTTGTCAGTAAAACATAAATTAGTTCGTTCATTTGTGTGTTTTATAAGTGTGTGTGGGAAAAACCAAAGATTGAGTATGAAGTATACCCAAAGGTCTATTGGATGAATTATTGCCATTAATTATTTAGGACATTTTAACTATAGTTTCTAATGCCATAAGAGTTAAACTGCCAATCAATACAATCGCAAATATTAATTGCGGTAATTTATTCATAATACCTCCATTTCAGTTTATAATTTAAATACTCCCGATTCAATTACCATTAAAGAAAGACAAAATATAAGGACTAATACGAAAACTATTGGTTGCATATTCATTTATAATTTATACAACTTAAAAAAGTATGTTACTAAAGCAGCTGCCGTCATACACCACCAAAAAACTTGAACTTGTTTTTGCCTATCTTTATCCATAAACTTTAATTCTTCAGCTCTTTCTTTTTCCATTTTTGCTTTTGTGGCTTCAATTTCCGCCCAAGCAGTTTTGCCATATTTTTTAATGGCTTCCAGTTTTAACTGGTCAATTCTTAGTTGATGAGCTTTTTCTTTTTGATATTTCTCATAAGCCTTAAACTCTGCCATTGTGGCTAAGTATTCTCGTTCGGCTTTGGCTTTCATTCTTTGGGCATGCTGTTGTTGAACAGCTTTTTCCATATCGGCCTGTTGGTCACTAACCACAGAGCCTAATTGTTTGCCTGCACCTTGAGCAGCTTTGAGGGTATTAGCGGCACCTTGAGCGCCAGCAACAAATGGATCGGACATTTGATTTCTTTTGGTTGTGTTAATAGGGATAATAAAGAATACCAAATGTCAGGTTGACACGGAGAGATAAATTAGATATAATTTCAATTCAACTACATAGTTATTTAGTCATTGGAGATAATAAATGAAAGTATTAACGTTAAAATTAGTAACCGGAGAAGAAGTTTTGGGTGAAATTGAATCGGAATCCGAAACCGAATTTGTTCTGGTAAATGCTGTAGGTATCGCCATTGTGCGTGGTAAAGATGGCCAACCCAATGTCGGATTTGCACCATTTCCCATTCATGCCGAACAAAAGACTGGTGCCACGGTTGCCTTGAACAAGAAGAATGTAGTATACTCCTATGTTCCGGCACAAGACTTTATTAATAATTATAATTCAATTTTTGGTTCAGGTCTTGTGGTACCCCCAACCAAAACACTAATTACAGGTTAATGAGTTCTTTCTATACTAATGTTCAGAGTATCGGTGGTAACATACTCTATCGTGGCATTCAAAGCGGCAAAAGAGTAAAGACAAAGGTCGAATATACTCCGTCTTTATTCATACCATCCAAAAAAATCACCAATCTAACAAATTTAGAAGGTGATTATCTTGACGAGAAAAAGTTTCAAAACATCAAAGCAGCCAGAGATTACATTAAGCAATTTGAAGGTGTTTCTGGTGCATCTAAGATTTATGGCCAAACTCGATTTGAATATGCCTTTATTGCCGACCAACATAAAGGTATGGTCGACTATGACTTTGATAAAATTGCCATTGCCATCATCGACATTGAGGTCGGTTCAGAGAATGGTTTTCCGGACCCATATCAAGCAAACGAACCTATTACAGCCATTGCTATTCGTAAACTAAATGGTGGTATCACAGTTTATGGATGTGGTGAATACGAAGTTCAAGGTGACGAGGTCTATATTCGTTGCAAAGGTGAATACAATCTCTGTAAAACATTTCTAAATCATTTCAAAGACAATTATCCAGACATCATTACTGGCTGGAACACCAAGTTCTTTGATATACCTTATCTTATCAATCGTTTCAAAAAGATTCTTGGTGAAGATGAAGCCAAGAAACTATCGCCATGGAATTACATTACTGAAAGAAATGCCTATGTCAATAATAGGCAGATGATTGATTATACACTTGTTGGTATTTCATCACTTGATTATATTGAACTATACAAATGGTATGCTCCTGGTGGTAAGTCACAAGAATCATATCGTTTGGATAATATTGCACAGGTTGAACTCGGTGAAGGTAAGATTGCATATGATGAATATGATAACCTTCATGCTCTTTATCGTTTGAACTATCAAAAATTTATTGAGTATAACATTAAAGACGTTGAGTTGATTGTCAAACTAGAAGATAAACTGAAATTACTTGAATTGGCAGTCACTCTTGCATATGATACCAAATCAAACTTTGAAGATGTGTTTGCACAGACTCGTATGTGGGATGCTTTGACACATGCTTATTTGCGTGAGAAAGACATTATTGTTCCACCTCGTGTTATCAAAGAAAAAGATTCTGCATTTGAAGGTGCATATGTAAAAGACCCACAAACAGGACTACACAATTGGGTGGCATCGTTTGACTTGAATTCTCTGTATCCTCATTTGATGATGCAGTATAATATTTCACCCGAAACATTGATTGAACCGGAAAACTATACAGATGAAATGCGAGAAATTTTATCTCAAGGTATTTCAGTCGATAAACTGTTGAAGAAACAAATTGACACATCTAAACTTGAAGGTGCCACATTAACACCAAATGGCCAATTCTTCCGTACCGATTTTCAAGGCTTCTTACCAAAGATGATGGAAGAAATGTATGAAGATAGAAAGAAATTTAAGAAGTTGATGTTACAGGCAAAACAAGAATATCAAAATGAAACAGATGAAAGTAAAAAATACGAAATCGAAAAACGAATTGCAAAATACAACAACATTCAGTTGGCGAAAAAAGTTTCTCTTAATTCTGCTTATGGTGCTCTTGGCAGCCAGTATTTTCGTTTTTATGATTTACGAATGGCACTTGGTGTTACGACTGCTGGTCAATTAAGTATTCGTTGGATTGAGAATAAACTAAACGAATATATGAACAAGATTGTTGAAACAGAAGGTCAAGATTATGTAATCGCTTCTGATACCGATTCAATCTATTTAAAACTTGGTTCAATTATCGATAAATTCTATAGAGATAAACCAACACAAAAGACGATTGACTTCATGGATAAAATCTGTGAAGAAAAGATTCAACCATTCATCGATAGATCATATAGAGAACTCGCTGATTATGTTCATGCGTATCAACAAAAGATGGAGATGAAACGAGAAGGTTTATCAAACAAAGGTATTTGGACTGCCAAGAAGCGATATATTCTCAATGTATATAATAACGAAGGTGTGGCATACAAAGAACCTGATCTTAAAGTGATGGGTCTTGAAATGGTTAAGTCGTCTACACCATCTGCTATTCGTGAGAAGATGAAACAGATTATTCGTCTGATGGTTTCTGGTACACAAGATGACATTCATAAGTTTATTGATGATTTCAGAAATGAATTCAAAACATTACCTGTTGAAGAAATTTCTTTTCCTCGTGGGCTCAATGGCCTAAATACTTATTCTGACAAAGGCACTTTATATAAAAAAGGTACACCGATTCATGTTAAAGGTGCCATTCTTTATAATTATTTTTTAGAACAAAAGAATCTTACAAAAAAATATCCACTCATTCAAGAAGGTGAAAAGGTTAAGTTTACTTACCTGAAGATGCCTAATCCATTTAAAGATACAGTTATTTCGTATCCATCTCGTTTACCAAAAGAGTTTGAATTACAAGAATATATCGATTATGATATGCAATTCGACAAGGCATTCCTAGAACCAATTCGTATTATACTTGATTGTATTGGATGGAAAACAGAAAAAACTAGTTCGATAGAGGACTTCTTCTCATGATAACAATCATACTAACATTTCTGGCTGCATTTTTATTATCTGGTATTGCAGCTTATTATTCAGTTATTGGTCTTGCATTAATATTCTCTGGTGCATTTTGGCCTGTAGTTGTTATGGGTTCATCACTTGAATTCGCCAAACTTGTCACCGCATCTTGGTTGTATAACAATTGGCAAAAGACCAATATTTTATTGAAGTCATATCTGACGGCTGCTGTTGTTGTCTTGATGTTTATTACTTCAATGGGTATTTTTGGTTTCTTGGCCAAATCACATATTGATTCTACATTAGAATCTGGTGCCAATACTGCTGAATTAAAAACACTCAATTCACAACAAAAGATTGCCGAAGAAAGATTAAGTTATTTACTGAAGCGTGCTGGTAATCCTGAAACAGCTTCTGTTCAAATTGACCGACAAATTCAAGCAACACAAAAAGAATTATCCGAAATCAATAAGAAAAGATTACCACTTCTCAAAGAAGAAAACAAATTAGTGGCAGATGTTGGACCAATCAAATATGTGGCAGACATATTTTTTGGTACTGGTGATGGTTCACTAGATAAGGCTGTAAGGCTGGTAATCTTTATAATTATGCTTGTATTTGACCCGTTAGCTGTGTTATTATTGATAGCAGGAAACATATCACTACGAGAAAAATATGGAAATAAAATATCGTCCCCCATTACTGCATCTAAAACTGTTAAACATAGTAAAAAAAAGGTTCAAACAGTTAAAGAACGGCCGAATGGTACGGTCGAGGTCCCTAAAGAAAACTTGGTTACAATCGAGGAGGAGCCTGCACCTACAAACAAAAAGAGGGGCTTTCCGAGGCGTCAGACGGATCGTATAAGTAAATATGATGAAGCTGCTGAATTGGCTTTTAAAGAAAAAAAAGAATTAGATGGTGGTAAATTTTAAAGGATGAATATGAGTATACTTGACAAGATTAAAAAAAACAGTAGTATCAAAGAATCAGCAATTCTTTCCAAATCAAAGTTCTTTACTGATAAAGATATGATACCTACGGCAATTCCCATTATTAATGTGGCATTGTCTGGTAAATTGGATGGTGGTTTAACACCGGGTCTTACAATGTGGGCTGGGCCATCAAAACATTTTAAGACTGCTTTCTCATTATTGATGGCAAAATCTTACATGGACAAATATAATGATGCAGCGTTATTATTTTACGATTCTGAGTTTGGCACTCCTCAGTCTTATTTTGATAGCTTCGGTATTGATACCAACAGAGTTCTTCATACACCTCTTACTGATATTGAGCAATTAAAGTTTGATGTAATGCAACAATTAACAGCTCTTGAGCGAGGTGACCATTTGATTATTGTAATTGATTCAATTGGTAATCTAGCTTCAAAGAAAGAAGTTGATGATGCACTTGAAGGCAAATCAGTTGCCGATATGTCAAGAGCAAAACAAGTTAAGAGTTTATTCCGTATGGTTACACCACATCTTACAATGAAAGATGTTCCAATGGTTGTGGTCAATCACACTTACAAAGAAATTGGTATGTTCCCTAAAGACATCGTTGGTGGTGGCACAGGTTCATATTATTCGGCTGATAACATTTTTATTCTTGGCCGTCAGCAAGAAAAGGAAGGTACAGAAATTGTTGGATATAATTTTATCATCAATGTTGAAAAGTCTAGATATGTTAAAGAAAAATCTAAGATACCAGTTACCGTTTCTTTTGATGGTGGTATTAGCCGTTGGAGTGGGTTACTTGACCTCGCTATTGAATCAGGCCATGTTGTCAAACCCTCAAACGGATGGTATAGTAAAGTGGATACCGAGTCAGGGGTTATAGAAGATAAGAAGTATCGAATTAAAGAAACAGACACCAAAGAATTCTGGTTACCAATTTTAAAACAAAAATCTTTCCGTGATTTTATTGAAAGTAAATATCGTATTGCTACTGGTAGTATTATGCAAGATGATATTGATGAAGTTTTTGAAGTTGAAACTATGAATGGTGCTGAAGATGAGTGATATTGAAACAAAAGTAAAACATTCTAAAAGACGGCATAAAACGATTGCACATGATGTTTATGAACAAAAAAATGGCATTAAACATAGCCATCATTCTGATAATCCAAGAAAATTGGTAAAAGAAGAAACTATGCAAGAAAAACGCCAAAAAGAAAAAATAAATGATGGTAATTGAAACTCCAAAAATTCAAAATTGTTCTCTTGTTACAATTCAAGATTTTTATTCCAAAGAAGAATTAAAATTAATCTGGCAAGAACTTGAGTTTTTAACCAGTAAAGATAAATTACTTTCAGCTGAAGATACTCAGTCAGCAATTTCACCAGAAGGAAATTTTAAATCGAATGTGGGATTATTTTTGGATGATGTATATTTAAATAGGAATATTTCCAATATTTTAAGAATTAATAGGAAAATTTTTGAAAAAAATGTGGCACAAAAATTAACAGATATTAATCCTATCTTTAGAGCTCTAGAATATTCTAATGTTGACCATACACTAATATCATATTATGAGAATGGTGATAGTTACTTTGAACATCCAGACCACTCAGTTTTAACAATATTAAGTTATTTCTTTAAAGAACCTAAAAAATTTTTTGGAGGAGAATTAGTATTAACAGATTTTAATTTGGAAATTATTCCAAAAAATAATATGGTAGTAATTTTTCCTGGTGCTTATCATCATAAAGTTAATAGAGTTTCTATGGTTTCAGAAGTAACATTATCTGGTGATGGTAGATATTGTATGTCACAATTTATAAATTATAGGCCTATGTCATGATTGAAGGATTAGATTATTGTTTCATTTATCCAAAAGATGATACCACAGCGGTTCATATTCGACTTTTGGAAGGTAAATATAAAGATACTGTATTTAAATATGGTAAGGTAAAGTTCAAAGAAGAAAATGACCAGGTCTATTTACTTTTTGCTTATGATGTGATAGAATCCACAGTTGATAGTTCAAAGAAGTTGGAAAAAGATTTGAATTTTAAGAATTATCTTGGTGATTTACTTGTAGAAATAATGAGCTCTAATGTTGAGCAGGAAGTGATTGATGAAACTAGAACAGACGATATTAAAAAACCTGATTTACAATGAGGACTTTCTTAGAAAAGTTTTACCATTTGTAAAGACAGAATACTTTAGTGATAGTGTAGAAAGAACTTTATTTAATGAGATTACATCCTTCACGAACACTTACAATACTACACCAACGATTGAAGCACTTGGTATTGCCGTCAAAGAAAAGAGAAACCTCACAGCTGATGAAGTTCAGAGAGCCGAAGATTATCTTACGGAGATTGAAAAGAATCGGGAAGAAAGAACCGAGGTACAATGGCTTATTGACAAAACAGAAAAGTTTTGCCAAGAAAAAGCAATTTACAATGCAGTATTGGGGTCTATTTCGATTCTCGATGGCAAGGATAAACAACACGACAAAGGTCAGATTCCCAAGATACTTTCAGATGCTTTAGCTGTATCTTTTGACAGTTCAGTTGGTCACGATTATTTACAGGACTCAGATGCTCGATTTGAATTCTATCATAGAAAAGAGGAAAGAATACCTTTTGACCTCGACTACTTTAACAAAATCACAAAAGGTGGTTTACCTAATAAAACACTCAACATTGCTCTTGCAGGCACTGGTGTTGGTAAATCTCTTTTTATGTGTCATGTGGCTGCTGGCTGTATGGTTCAAGGCAAAAATGTATTATACCTCACTATGGAAATGAGTGAAGAAAAGATTGCAGAACGAATCGATGCTAATTTATTAAATGTAACGATTGATGATTTGATGGACTTACCAAAAGATATGTATGATAAAAAAGTTGCTAGAGTCCGTGAAAAAACTACTGGCAAATTAATCATTAAAGAATATCCAACAGCTTCAGCTTCTACTATTCATTTCAGGACATTATTGAATGAACTTAATCTCAAGAGGTCTTTTATACCTGACATTATATTTGTTGACTATCTCAATATCTGTTGTAGTGCTCGTATTAAAGCTGGTAGCAACATTAATTCCTACACTTACGTTAAAGCAATTGCAGAAGAATTACGTGGCCTTGCTGTTGAGTTTAATGTTCCTATTGTATCTGCTACACAAACTACCCGTTCAGGATTTACTTCCAGTGATCCGGGACTTGAGGACACGAGTGAATCGTTCGGACTTCCCGCCACCGCAGACTTGATGTTTGCTTTGATTTCTTCTGAAGAACTTGAAGAACTTGGCCAAATAATGGTCAAACAATTGAAAAACCGATATAATGATCCAACATTCCATAAACGATTTACTCTTGGTATTGATAGAGCAAAAATGAAACTATATGATGTTGAGCAAGCTGCACAGATGGGTATTGCTGATGCTGGCCATGATAAACCACTAAACACATTTGGTACCAGAGAAGAAAGACCAAAAAAACAATTTAGTGGATTTAAAGTATGATGTTATCTAAAGATGATGCTTTGGTTTGTGCCAAAGCATTTAAAGATTATTTTGGTAATTTTAATCGCATTGATGAATATATGCGTGACCAAAAGTTGGCATCGCTTTCTGAAATATCTACTAATCCATTGTTTCCCATCGAAGAAGATTTATTCTCCGATTTCTCTATGCATCCAAACGATATGGATTTGGAAGTATTGGAGATACCAACTGAAACATGGGAAACATTGTTGAGTATTACCTCATCACATATTAATATTGCACCTGTTGGTCGTAATGTTAAACTGGCAGTCAAAGAAAAGAACTCAGGAAAGTTCGTAGGTTTCATTCGGTTAGGTTCACCAGTCATCAACTGTCGACCACGAAACGAAATGCTTGGACAAGTGTTTACGCAGAATCCGGAGTGGGGTAAACAATTCAACGACTCCTCTATGATGGGTTTCGTTATTGTACCATCTCAACCATTTGGTTTCAATTATCTTGGTGGCAAACTTTTGGCTGCCATTTGTTGTTCCCATGAGGTCAGAGAGATTGTCAATAAGAAGTATGATATGAATCTATGTCTATTCGAAACTACGAGTTTGTATGGTTCAACAAAATCATCTTCACAATATGATGGTATGAAACCATATATTCGATATAAAGGCTTGACAGAATCAGATTTTTTGCCTATGATGCATGGTAAGCCTTATGAAGATTTGCGTGATTTTGTCGAGAGTAAAGTTGGTAAAATTGTAGATGATAATATCTCTAGCCGTAAACTGAAAATTTCTATGAAAATTATTTCTTTGACAAGAGCCGCATTAAAGAATACACCAGAGCTTGCCAATTTTGATGAAATCATTAATAATGCTAAGAAACTTACAGAACAAAAGAGATATTACATTTCCGATTATGGTTACAAGAATATGATTGATTATGTTACCTGTAAAACAGATAAACTTTTACCTGGTGAAAATTATGAGAAACATAATTTGAATAATATTATCACATGGTGGAAAAATAAAGCAACGAATCGTTATGATACATTGAAGGCTGAAGATCGATTGAGAACAGAGCTTGAAGTTTGGACTTCAGGAAAAGACATTCAAATTATCAGATAAATATTTCTTTTAAGATATTACCATGGCAAAAGCAGACCCATTATATTCAATACTTAATCAGTATCCGTATGAGGTTAAAACCAATAAGTCAACCAAAAAGAAACAGGTTCTTATTCTTAAATCATCAAATCGTATGCAGCTTCAAAAAGATATTGAAAAAGAACTTACAAAAAAGAAAATATCTTTTACAAAAAAGAAAGATTCTGCCTTATCGGGAAGCACAGAGGTTACCGTAATATCACAACCAACAAATGTATATAAAGATGCTGTTGTCATATTAGTTTATAAACCTGCTTCTGGTGGTATGTCAGAAACAACACTCAATTCTACTATTACAGAACTTGCACCAGCTTTAGCTTTTACCAATAAATTAAAAGTCAGCACAGTGGAAGATTTCTATACTCAATTAAAAAACATCAATCACAAAACAGCAAGTGTTTATGTTGCAAGTAGAGATATATCTGCCGGACAAAAATTTGTTGATGATTTTCCAAAATCTTCCAAATTTAAAACTAAAATGGAGAACGCTATTGGTGTATTAAAATTTTTGCAAAAAGAAAACAAAAAGAAACCAATTAAAAATGTTTTATGGGGTTACCGTGCAAAACCAGAAGGTGTAGATTCAAAACATAAAGGTGACTTGTTTATTGAATATACAGATAAAACCATGTTAGGCATTTCTCTGAAAGCGGGAGAAGAAAAAAGTAAAGAACCAAAATTAAACACATATGTAAAACCTATTTTGGAAAAAATTAATCCCGGTGCAATTAATCCATTGAGAGAAAAATTATACGATAATATTTACAAAGATTTTAGTGACTCTCGTGATAAGTATGATGATAGATCACAAAAGAAACAAACCATATCTAAGTTGGCAGACTTAGAAAAGAAAAATGTAAACCAATACAATGCATTGTATGATAAAGGTTTGGACATGATTAGAAACACATTAACACAAAGTTTTGAAATGGACGTTAAGAATACAGTTAATTATCTCAGAGCAGCTATTGTTGGTGATGGTGGTGAAGTTCCTCTTTTGGTATTGAAGGCCTTTGGAACAGAAGTTAAGATATTAACTGACGAAGATGATGTTGGAGTATTTTTACCTAAAACAAAACAAATAAAATCATATCCATCAACCACATCAAAACAAGATTTCTATATAGAATTAATAGCATCCAATACAGAAAAATTAAAAATGAAATTTGCTGTGAGGACAAATAAAGTTGGTGATGAGCATAAGTTAGGCCAATTTTTTAATTTATCAGTTAAATTTAATGGAATAGTTGACTAATTATGGGACTAACAGACTTTGACCGAGTAATGAAAGAGTATGCCAATGTCGAAGATGACTTTGGTTTTTCTGCCGTATCAGAAGCGGAATATAATGCTGTCATTAATAAGACAGCTGAAACAGCAGACGATTATAAAACTCGTTTGGCTGAAGTAGAAAAAATGATTATTCCTTTTCTTCAGAAGTTACATTCTACTGGAGAGAAAGAATACATATATTGGCCGAACCGTAAACCAATTATAGAAAAACAAATAGAAAAAATACTGAAACTAACACGAGATTAAATTATGTCTGCTACTGTGATTATACCAACTACTGGTTCACCAGAGGTGAAAACTGCCGTTGAATCTGTTTTAAATCAAAGTCATCCTACTGAATGTTATGTTGTAGTAGATGGTGACGAACACCTTGATAAAACATTAGAAGTATTGAGTTCAACTATTAATGATGCACGAGTTCATATCTGTTCTCTACCAATCAATGTCGGTGCCAATGGTTTTTATGGTCACCGTGTCTATGCCGCCTTCACACACCTAATCAATACAGAATATGTTGCCTATCTCGACCAAGACAATTGGTTGTATCGGTCTCATGTTGAACAATGTATTAAAACAATCAACATAAGAGGTTTAGATTGGTGTTATTCTTTACGCCAAGTATATAATAAAGAAGGTAAGTTTGTTTGTTTTGATGACTGTGAATCACTTGGCATCTGGCCAACATATCACGGAGTTCATCACATAGATACTAATTGTTACTTCATTAAAACAGAAGTAGCAAACAAGATTGCAAGTGTTTGGCATGGTGGCTGGGGACAAGATAGAGTATTCTTACAGGCTATTACAAAGCATTTTCCTAAATTCTATTGCACCAGTGAATACACAACTTGTTATAGAGTGGATGGTGGTAAAGGTTCTGTCAATGCAGAATTCTTTGAAAATGGTAATAAAATAATGAATGAAAAATATAATGGGAGTTATCCATGGCGTCAAAAAGCTTAATAATCGGTGCATTTACAAATTACAACTACAACCAACTAAAGCCGTGGGTTGAATCAATTGATGAGTGTGGTTTTACTGGCGACAAAGCAATGGTCGTTGGTGATGCATCACAAGAAACAATTGGTGAATTAATCAAGCGTGATTTTATCATCATTAAGATGCATGATATCAAAGCACCAGTTCATGTAGCTCGTTTTCTAACAATCTATGATTTCCTCAAAACAACTTGGCAAAATTACAATCATGTAGTTACCACAGATGTCAAAGATGTTTATTTTCAAACCAATCCTATCACTTGGTTAGAATTAAATCTTAAAGGTAAAAAACTAGTTGCAGGTTCAGAAAGCATCCGTTATATGGATGAACCATGGGGTAACGAGAACCTTATGCAAGCCTATGGTCCTTATGTTTATGACCAATTTAAATATAATGAAATATACAATGTAGGAACCATTGGTGGTGTGTCTGAATATGTAAAAGATATGATGTTTAACATATTATTCAATGCAATTAACCGGCCTATTCCTATTTGTGACCAAGCAGTATATAATGTGTTGATTCAAACGCAACCATTTAAGGATTCAATTTATTTTGCAAAACAATTAGATGGTTGGGCATGTCAAGCTGGCACAACTGTTGATCCGTCAAAGATTAATTCATTTAGGCCAAATCTATTGGAAGAGGAGCCAAAATTTGAAAACGGCATTGTAAAAACTTCTTTGGGCCAACCGTTTGCGATTGTGCATCAATATGACCGTGTACCGGAATGGAAGCAATTCATTAAAGAAAAATATAAACAAGAAGAAGTTTTAACATTTAGGACAATATAATGGATTTTGAAAAAGAATATCAAGATGCCTGTGTAAGAGATACGGACATTCACGAACATTTACCAATTATCTCTGAATTGACATCACAATGCACTCATGTTACAGAACTTGGTGTTGGTTGGGCTCAAAGCACTCGTGCCTTTCTAAGACATGATGTTGAATTGCATAGTTATGAATTTATGCCACAACCAGGCATTCGTGAGTTTTTTGATGAAGCAAAAAATGCTGGCCGTAATGTAACACTTCATGTTGATGATACTCGTAAAGTGGATATTGCTGAAACGGACCTGATGTTAGTAGATAGTCTACATATCTATGAGCAGGTACAAAAGGAATTAGAACTACACGCAGGTAAAGTCCGTAAATATATTTTATTTCACGATACAACATTGTTTGCTGACCGTGGAGAGTTTGGTGGTAAAGGTATTTGGCCAGCAGTTCAAGAATTTATTGATTCTCATCCTGAATGGCAGTTGATTGAAAGACGACATAATAATAACGGATTAACTATTTTAAAGAGAACAACATGAAAATTTTTATTACTGGTATTGCTGGTTTTTTAGGTAGCCATCTTGCCGACAGAATGTTAGAATTAGGACATGAGGTGTCTGGTAATGATACACTAATTGGAGGTTATCGTGACAATGTACCTAAAAAAGCTACATTATATGTTGTGGATTGTTGTGATATTGAAAAGATGAATTATATTTTACAAGGTGTTGATGTAGTAATTCATACAGCCGCTACAGCACATGAAGGACTTTCTGTATTCAGTCCTAGTTTTATTACCAAAAACATCTTTGAAGCTTCTGTTGCAACAATCTCTGCAGCTGTTCAAAATAAAGTGAAACGATTTGTCTATTGTACCTCAATGGCACGATATGGTAATCAACCACATCCCTTTACCGAAGATATGACACCACAACCTGTTGACCCATATGGTGTTGCTAAAGTTGCAGGTGAAGATGTGTTAAAGATTCTGTGCGAAACACACGGTATGGAATGGAACATTGCTGTGCCACATAACATTGTTGGTCCTCGTCAAAAATATGATGATCCGTTCCGTAATGTAATGAGTATTATGATTAATCGTAATCTCCGTGGACTGCCTGCAATCATTTATGGTGATGGATTACAAACTCGTTGTTTCTCATATGTTGATGACTGTGTTGGTTGTTTAGAAAAGATGGCTTTAGATCCTAAAGTTGTTAGTCAGATTATCAATATTGGACCTGATGATGGCACAGTAACAATTAAAGACTTGGCCAAACTAGTTGCAGATGCAACAGGATTTGAAGGTGAGGCCATTCATATGCCAGACCGACCACGAGAGGTCAAACACGCTGACTGTTCTGCTGATAAGGCTCGTTGGTTGTTGAACTATGAAACAAAAACAACCCTAGAACAGTCTATTAGAGAAACGGTTGAATATATCAAAGAAAAAGGTCCTAAGAAATTTGATTATGCTTACCCATTAGAAATTATCACCGATAAAACTCCTAAAACTTGGTCTGAAAGATTAATGTAATGGCTTCTGTATCATTCTTACATTTGGCATCTGCTGGTAAAAAAATATCTACTGAAAAAATTGTAAATAATATTCGTAAACATCACCATGAATATTATCTTTTAGGATCGGATGCAGCTGAAGATTTATCCGATATTGCCAAAAAATATAACTGTCATTATTATCACTTTGAAGATAAAGTTGGTTACCCAAGTTATGATTTAGATAAAACATTAATTTGGTTTGATAGGTTTAAAACGGCTTGCCAACAAACATATACTTCACATATAATGATGGTAGAAGATGATGTTTGGATTAAAAAACCAATCACAGTCAACGAAGAATGGGAAATGGCTGGGTGGAATATTAAAGTTGGCAATATTATTCCTGATAATATTATTGACAGTATCGAAGAATTTTCTGGTAAAAGACCCTTAACAAATCAATATGGCTGTGGTGGGGGTTCTATATTCAAAGTTTCTACTTTTTTGGAAAATTATGAAAGAGTTACTGAATGGTTTAAGAAAAACCATAATACATTTCAAAAACAATACTTACCATTGGGTTTTATGGACTGCTATATGGTTGTATATTATTTTCTTTGTGGTAAAGATTATTCTGTTAACCCATATTTAACAGACACACATCACCATAAAAATGATGGATTTGATTTTGATAAATTTGTAGAAGAACAACCTGATTACATTGAAATCGTTAATAACTACAAAAAACATTATTGGGTATAAAATGGAAGAAAATGTGCAATATGAATATTTTATTGATGCTCTAGGTGTTCAAAATGAATTGAACGGAAAAGAAAATGTTGTTTATGAAATTAGAGTTACAATGCAAGGTACAAAAAAGGTTGTAACCGAACAATATGGAGAAGCATTACTACATAAAAATACTTTTTTTGTCGTTCATGTGCCCACAGACAATTTAGAAAATTTTGTTGAATTTGATAGGCTTACAAAAGAACAAATTGAGGAATGGGTTGAAAAATATGCTCCACAAAGTGTATTAGAAAATTGTAAGAAAAATTTAAGAGAATTATTGTTTCCCACAAAAAAATATGTAAAACCGAATTTTTAAATTATGAATGATATCACAATCGTAACTGCTTTTTTTGATATTGGTCGAAGCAATTGGACTCCTGATAAAGGATTACCACATTACTTACATCGAACCACAAACACCTATATGCAAAGATTTGGTCATATGGCCAAACTTGAGAATCCAATGGTTATTTTTACATCTAAAGAGTTTGTTAAAGATATACAATTCCTTAGGCAAAATAAACCAACAGATATTCTGACTGTTGATTTTCAAGACAGTTTCAAAAAATTAAGAAGTGAAATTCAAACGGTTCAAAGTAATCAAGAATTTCAATCTAAAATAAATCCCATGCAAGTAAAAAATCCAGAATACTGGAGTGCTGACTACGTTCTCGTTAATATGTTGAAAGCATCATTTGTTAATCAAGCTATTAAACAAGATTTGGTTAAAACAGATTTAGTTTCTTGGCTAGATTTTGGTTATTGTCGTGAAGAATCAACACTTAATAATGTTAAACATTGGCAATACTCATTCAACAAAGATAAAATTCATTTCTTCAATCTTAAAGATTGGAAAGAAGGCACATATATCGAAGATGTTATTTTTAATAATGATGTTCATATTACCGGACCATGTATTGTTGCCGGTAAAGAAATGTGGCCAATACTTGAAGCATTGGTACACCACAATTTAGAAGAATTATTTAAAAATAATTTGATTGACGATGACCAGACATTGTTGTTAATGTCTTACCTTCAAAAGCCAGAAATATTCGAATTACACAAAGTGAATAGTAATGATTGGTTTATAATATTTAAGGAATATAATGTTAATACACGTTAGTTGCACCGCAAATTTAGGAGATTTTGCCAATGCTTTGCCTGTTATATCAGGTCTATCTTTATCCGATGGTGGTCGACCAGTTGACCTTGTTATTCGTGGCGAGATGAAAAAGTTTGTTGGTATTAAAGAATTATTATTACAACAACCTTGTATCAATTCGGTTGAATTTGATGATGAAGTATTTTTCAATGGTGCAATAAATCTTAGTTCATGGACAAGAATGGATCAGAACGATCCTAATCGTCCAATCGAAACTTGCCGATACGAGAATTGGGTTCGTGACCATTATCAAATTAATTTTCAAGTCGATGACAACTTTGAATTGTTGATTGATCCTATGAATGGTATTGCCATGGAAACCACCAGTAAATATATTATTGGTGACCGATGGAATCATCCAACGATTGATACTCGCAGAAAAATACAAGTAGTTAAAGATGGTGTAAATCCTGATCCAGAAAAAATACTTTACTTAGATTATAACAAATCATTGATGTATAATTTGAATATGATTAAAAATAGTCCCAAGCCATTTATTACTACATTTACAGGCATCGGCATTCTTGCTGACTTAATGAACAAAGAAACGATTGTTTGTTGGGACGAAGATATGAGAATGTGGGACGGACATCCTGTTGAATATGATTTTAAACGCCATTACTATGGTAATCGCAAATCAAAATTGGTTTATGTGAAAGATGTTACTCTATGATTATCAATATTGAACCAGGAACATTTGGTACAGTTCGTAATGGTGATATGATTGCTGTTGCAAATGTTTTAGAACACATTCGTAAAACAAATAACAATCCATTAATTCAATTTCATTTAAAACCTGGTAATGTTAGCGATGATACACATTGTCAGACATTTTATGAGATAATGTTGAAGATGACTAACTATTTTTCGACAGAACCAGGTGACCAATCATTACCATGGAGAAAAGTAAATGTTTGGGACTTCCGTGATATATCTGGTGATTTGGTAAAAATAAAAAATAATGCACCTATGGAAAAGAAGATTGCTGTGTTTCCATTGTTTGATGCACCATATAATGTGTGGCGAAACTGGCCACAACCAGTATATGAACAAATCATACAGAAATTTTCTACCGAAGAATACAAAGATTATGAGAAAATAATCTGTAAAAAAGGTGCTCCAACAGAAAGTTGCCCATTTGAGGGTTGGCGGTATTCTACCAATTTTGTGCAGAATTATTACCACATTACCACAGCGGAAATCTTTGTTGGCGGTGATACTGGTTCTAGCCACTTTGCATGGGCGCTTGACAGAGGACCTAAGGACCTGATATACTATGGTTCTAGTCGAGGTTTAATTCACACTCTACCATTTTACTTATTACAAGGTAAAGGTAGAATATCAAATTACTGGTTAGATTTTGAAGGAACAAAATGGCAATAGAGTCGGCTGTACCACAATATATTATAAATGAATTAATTGATAAAGCTAGAACAACACCAGAAGGATGTTTTGTTGAAATTGGTGTTTACAAAGGTGGAACGGGATATCATCTTTCCAAATTAGCCGAAGAACAAAATCGCCAAATATTTTTATATGATACATTTGAAGGTATTCCATACACATCTGAAATGGACTATCATAAAGTGGGTGACTTTAATGATACAGACTATGAAACCGTCAAAAATGCAATACCTTATGCTACTGTGGTCAAAGGATTGTTTCCAGATAGTGCCGTAGAAATGCCTCATATTGCTTTTCTACATTTAGATTGTGACCAGTATAAATCGGTTATTGATTCTGTTAATTATCTTTTACCTAAAATGGTACCGGGAGGTATTATTTGGTTTGATGATGCAGCTCCAGGACAGAATGTTCAAAAAGGTAATGTGAATGGCGCTCATTGGGCTATGTTAGAACTATTTGATGGTAAATATCAGGTTTGTAAAAATTCCAATAAAGCATTCGTTGTAGTGTAAAAACCCAACAAATTTAGGTCGTATATATCTAACCCAATAATTTAATCATTGGAAACGGTTTGTACCATAAAAGTTTAGAAGTTGTATAAATAAGCAACCGGCAACCAAAGTGTGTTGCATATCTAGTAAGGAAATCAATGCGGTCTTTTTTATCGTTTCTGAAAGAGGAAACTCAGGAAGTTGATGGCAAACTCAAGCATATTCATCATGCTGAGGATCGCCCACTCTTTCATGGAGCAAAAGGTTTTGAACACGCCAGAGATGCGTTGAATTCTGCACACAACCAAATTAAATCTGGTGGCCACAGTTCCAATCTTACCATGAAATATGATGGTTCTCCGGCAGTAGTATTTGGACATCATCCAGAAACGGGCAAGTTTTTTGTTGCTAGTAAGTCCGCATTTAATAAGAATCCAAAGATTAACTATACAGAAAAAGATATTGAGAAGAATCACGGACACGCACCAGGATTGGTTTCAAAACTAAAAGACGCCCTACACCTTAAAAAAGTTGCTCCGAAGAAAGGAGTGTATCAAGGTGACATCATGTTTGGTCATGATGATAAGAAAGAAACCAAAAGTGGTGTTTCGTTTACTCCAAATACCATTCGGTATACTGCCAAAGGTGAACAGGCAGATAGGATTAAAAAGGCTAAGGTTGGTGTTGTGGTACATACACAGTATCATGGTAAAAATATTACCGATATGAAAGCTGATCCACATCCGGACGTTCATAACTTTAAACAACACGAAGATGTGTGGCACAAGTCTGCTGAACATGACACAAGCAAAGTAAATTATACCGAAAAAGCACAAGAACAATATAAAAAACACATTGAAGCAGCTCAGGCAATTCACGATAAACATGGTGATACAATGTATCGTGCAACTCATCCTCATAGCGGTGAAACTGGTGCATTGTCCACATATATCAATAAAACTGTTCGCACAGATGAGAAACCAACAGCTAAAGGTTTACAAAAACACATTACTGATATTTACAAAAAAGCTGCTGGTAAATTAAAAACGCCTGCTGCTCAGTCCCGTAAAATGACAGAGTTAAAAACACATACTAGTCATATTCAAGGTAATGAAGAACACTATAACAACCTATTGAAGATGCATCATCACCTACAACAGGCTAAGAATGTATTAGTTGATACATTAAATCAACACGAAGGTGGCCTGGAACATCATATAGATAATAAGAAGTCTAAACCAGAAGGATTTGTGGTTCATCATGCAGGTGAACCAACAAAATTAGTTAATAGAGCAGAATTCGCAAAAGCCAATTTACTTAAAGTTAGAAAATGAAATCATTTTTAGAATTAGTTGAAGAAACCAAACAAGGTGAGAAACACCATGTAATGACCTTTGGTCGCATGAATCCTCCTACAACTGGCCACTTAAAACTTATTCATAAAGTAAAAGAAGTTGCAGATAAACATAACGCAGAACATACTGTGGTGGTTTCACATTCACAAGATTCCAAAAAGAATCCTCTATCTGGTGAACAAAAAGTAAAACACCTGAAACGATATGCACCAGGTACAAATTTCAAAACATCTTCCAAAGAACATCCATCTATTTTTCACCATGCATCCGAATTGCATAAGAAAGGTGTAACTCACCTTCATGTTGTGGTTGGTTCTGACCGTGTTAAAGAATTTAAAGATTCATTAAACAAATACAATGGTGTAAAAGGTAAACACGGCCATTACGATTTCAAAAAAATTACTATTCATTCTGCTGGCCATCGTGATCCAGATGCTGAAGGTTCCGAAGGTATGTCTGGTACCAAAATGCGCCAACACGCAGCCTCAGGTAATTACAAAGAGTTTAAAAAAGGTGTACCAGAGCACGTTGCCGACCACCATGCCAAAGAACTATATCACGATACACGCAAAGGTATGGGATTGCATGAGAACATCAACCGTGGTCTATTCAAAGCAATCTTTGTGACCGGTGGACCTGGTTCTGGTAAAGATATCATTATCCGTGAAGCTATACCAGAGGCTCGTGCTGTAGAACTTAATGCCACACAGGCTTTTGATTATCTTGCCGACAAACAGAAACTATCTGAAAAAACCAATGACTTCCGTAGAGAAGCCATTCGTAACCGTGGTCCATTAATTATCAATGGACCAGCAGACAATATCGATAAAATTAATCACATTAAAGAAGAACTAGAAGAACTTGGTTATAGAACTATGATGGTATTCGTCAATACCACCAATGAGGTTAGCCAAGAAAGAAATACCAAATTATCTCGTATGATGGTCGAATCTATTCGTTATGATAAGTGGTTGCAAGCTCAGAAAAATAAAGAATTTTTTGCAGAATCTTTTAGAAAATTTAAACAGATTGACAATACTGGTTCATTGGAAAGTATTGAGGAAGATATAACTCAAACTTACCTAAATATCAATGAATTTATTGAAAACCGAACCTATGGTGACATTTCTTTATCGTGGTTAGAAAAGCATGGTAAATTAAATATAGGTGATAATAAAATTAAGGAAGAAAAAAATGTTCAAAGCATTAATAAATTTACTAAAATTAAAACCAATCCAGAACTCCGAGCAGGTGGCCTCGATAGTTTGCCCGCCGACAACCGAGGAAACGAGCCCCAAGCAGACGACCTCCGTTACAACGCCGGTAAGCGAACAAAAACCTACACCTTCCGCACCTATAGCGAAGCCAAAGGCCCAACGCTCGAAATCAAACCAGTCCCAAAAGAAGCCAACTTCTCCAAAGACAAAGAAAAAGTAAAGAATAAAAAACGATTTACCGATGCACCGACTGTTAGTCAAAGATTAAGAAACACAACGGGCATCGGTCCAGAATTTGATACACGCCAGCAGGGAACAGTATATCCCATGTCCGGTCTAGGCGATGTAACATACAGAGAACAAAAAGAATTTAATAGTTTTAGAAAAACAATTAAAGAATATAACGGCTTTCAAAACGACATTTCTATATCTGATATGGGTGTAGGCGGTGTTCGTAATGGGTCTACTAATTTTGAACCCATGCAATCCTATAAAGATGCGGACAGAAATATTGGTACACAAGTAAAAATTAAAAAGAAGAAACAGGAGAAATAAAATGTTTGTCAACAAGTTAAAAATGGATTCAATTGCTGAAGCTATAAAAGAAATTACAGAAAAAGAACTGTCAGCTAAGCAAAAAGAAATTGCCAAAATTGAACATCCAAAAGATGAGATTGATGGCGGTGATTTAGCATCTCTCCGTGCTGGTAAGAAACCAGTTAAAGAAGATACTGTTGATGAAGCTATGTCTGGCGAAGTTACTCGTACCAAAACAGGTTTAGTTCATCGTTCCACCAAAGCATACGGTGGTTCTAAACCAGAAAAACATGTTGTTGACACATTAAAAGGTCCAAAGACAAAAGACTTGATTAAAAAAGATGTAGAAGATGAGAAGAAAACTCGTGGTCGTTACGATGAAGAAATGGAATTTAAGAATAAATTACTTGAAGCCTTAAAAGGTAAACAACACAAGATTGATAAGAATAAAAATAACAAAATTGATTCTCAAGACTTTGCAATTCTCCGTGCCCAACAGAAAGAAGAAGTTGAATTAGATGAAGCTTCTTGTGAAGCTGAAGTAAAAAAGCACGAAAAGAAAATGCATGGCAAAGATGGTGAAGTTTCTAAACATGTAGAAAAGATGCACAAAGAAGATGTAGAACAAATTGATGAGAAGAATGTACCAACAAGTCCAGAGAAATGGGCTAAAGCAAAAGCAGCTGCTAAATCTAAATTTGCAGTATATCCATCTGCTTACGCAAATGGTTGGGCTTCAAAGAAATACAAAGCAATGGGTGGTGGTTGGAAATCAGTAAAAGAAGAAGTTGAAGAACTGGATGAAAAAGCTGGTTATTCAGCTAAAGCGGCTCGTGCTGGAAAAGATATTGGTAAACCAGGTAAAGCATTTGGTATGATTGCAAAGAAAGCTGGTGAGCGTTATGGTTCTGCTGAAGCAGGTAAGCGTGTCGCTGGTGCTATTCTTGCTAAGCTCCGTAAAGAAGATGAAGATTGGTCTGATGAAGATATTGATGCTTTATTAGAAGTGTATGAATTAGAAGAAAAAGAAATGACTGATGCTGAAATGGCCAAGCGTGAGAAGATTGTTAAGTCTATGAAAAAAGGCTTTGCTGGATTTAGACAGCGTTATGGAAAAGATGCTAAATCTGTAATGTATGCTACAGCAACAAAACAGGCAATGAAAGAAGATACAGTCGAAGAAGAAATCGATCCAAATGTTCGTACCAAAGACACATTAAAAGGCCAAGAACCAACAGCACAAAAAGATGATGTTGGTCCTGGTTCTGATGCTAAATCCACAAAAGTAAAATTTCGTGGAGGTCCAATGAAAGAAGAAGTAAAAAAGTCTGACATTCCAGCTTTCATTCGCAAAGCTCGTGGTGACAAACCATTGACAGTTGCTGATGCAAAGGCTGGAAGTAAAGATTCTATTTCTTCAAAAGAAAATTTGGCCAAAGCTCGTGGTGTTACAGAAGGTAAACATCCTGAATCGGATACAGTTCCTTTTGTAACAAATGCTGAGCAACCTCCTTTTGATGGACCTTACAAAAAAATTGGTGGCACAGTAACAGATAAATCTGGTGCAAAGCATACACCAATGTCCCGTGCTAAAGATTTGGCTCGTCAAGCAATGAAACGTATCAAAACAGAGATGTTAGGTAAAGCACCAGGAAATAACGGTTAAGGTGAAATAATGGACGCAAAGAAATTAAAATTAATTGTTAAGGGTGAAAAGAAACCCACCTTTGGCACCGACCCAAATGAACCATGGTCAGTTCGTGCAGGTATCACAGAGAGTGAAGCCGGCATGTTGCATGCTTATCTAAGGTCTCGTGGTATTAATCCTGAATTCGTAGGCAAAGATACTAAAATATCACATTCTAAATCTTCTGAGTTTCAAAAATGGAAGCGTGACCATATGTTTGATGATCCAGCTGATTATGTTTCATCTGTTACAAGAGAAAAAATGAAAGCGCAAAGAGCTCAACGAGAAGAAGTTGAAATTGAAGAAGGTAAAACATTACAACATACTCCTGTTGAATTACGCCAACATGCTCTAAACAGAGAGAAACATATGACCAAAGTTCTTAAACATAATGGTTTACATAAAGAAGGTTTTGATAATCACGAAGAAATTGCTAAAGAATTGATTCGCCGTCATGGTATGAATGTTACAAAAGACCATTTGCGTGCTTTAGAAGATGAGAGAGATTCTCGTGGCGCTCTGGATCACCAAGCAGTTATGGACAAAGTTCGTGCCATGGGTGCAATGACTGAAGCAAAGAAACCAAAAATGACAGCTTTAGATAAGTTTCGTAAAGCTGCAGCAGAAAGAGAAAAGAAACACAGCCAGTATGAAAAACCAACTGGTGATTTAAAAGGTGCTATTGACCGTTTAGAGAAACATCTTAATAAAGAAGCAGCGGATCCTGGTATCAGTAAAGCAAAAGAAACTTTATTTCATAAAAAATTAGATACTCTGGTTCATAAGACTTTTGGTAAAAGAAAAGATGAATTGAAAATGAAAGAAGATGTATTTCAAGATACCTATGCAGCAACACAGATGCCTTTTGATATGGCCAATCAAGCAGACGATAGAGAACCAACATATTCTAAACAAAAAGAAATGTCTAAATCTGCTCGTATCATTAAATCATTATATAAAAAACACAAAATGGTCAAAGAAGAAATATATGACCATGAAAAAGAAGATAAATCGGTAGCTACTTATGGAAAGAAACCAAAGGTTGAAAAACAAGAAGCCTATGGAGATGAAGATACTCAAGCAGCTATGGTTTTAAAAGGTGGTAAAACTTTGACAGGTCAAACTAGAGATACTTTGGAAATTGATCCTGTAATGAGAAAAGCAAATAAGAACAACGATAATTAAACATAAATAAGCAACATAACCCGAGGTTAATAAGGAGAAAAAAATGCCATCATGGGGAAATAACGATAACGCAGCCAACGCACCATATTGGGCTGTAAATTCAACGATTGTTAATGCACAAAATGTGAAAATTAATTACTCTGCTCCAACAGCAGCCAACGTAGCAAGATTATACCAAAATACAACAGCAGATGTTTATACTACTGATGAAACTATTGGTTTATTTGCCGTTGATGCTTTTGAAGCTGATGTTAATGACCAAGTAGCTCATAGCGGATGGGTGTTACGCACCGTTGGTTCTGGTGGACGTGCAGGTCGTGTGCAACAAGAAGTTTTGATTGCTACCGGCATTATCACAGACAATACAAGTCCAATCTATCCAGACGCTACTATTACAATCACTTCACAACCAAGTCAAAATACTGCTAACATAACTAGTGCCAATGGCGCAACATTCCGTGTAGTAGCAAGTATCACCGAAGGTAATACAGCAGCTCCATTGACATATCAATGGCAAGTTAACAACAACACCGGCGGTGTATGGGTCAACGTTGTAAATGGTACACCTTCTGGTGCAGTTTATACTGGCGGAACAACGGCTAACTTGGTAGTAGCACCTACTAACGGAACAATTAACAACTATGTATTGCGTTGCGTTGTTAATGCAACAGGTACAGAAGCTACCGCTGTTAATAGTGCTAACGCTGTAATTAACACAGTTACCTAATGTTATCTTTTCAACAATACTTGAAAGAGTGGGGAGATTTTAGTTTCCCCACTGCGACAGTTATCGTCAATAATATAAATTTAGACGATGCTCAAGCACGTCAAGAATTGAATAGAAACTTAGCACTAGCATCAACTGGACATTCGGTGAACCCATATACTGATTTGTTCAGAGTAACAAAAGTATTAAATCTGTATGGGATTTCTCCTCCCAAAATAACATTCACCAACATGGAAGAAGGTGAAGAAATAATTGCCGTGGATCAGTTCGGTGCCAAGTCTGGTGCCGGACTGTGTGGCAAAGTGGAGAAATTAAACAATTTAGATGAAACAGAATATTTCTTCTATTATAGTTATGAATTGCAAGATGATGGCCATTATGAAACAAAAGCAAAAATAATGGACGCAGAAGAATTAGCAAAACATATTGAAGAATCTGAGGATGACGATATAGAAGAAGAATAATGATTGATGAATTGAATGATGATAATTTTTTGATATATGCAATGAAATGTTATAATGCACCACATTGTATTATGTCTGAATTTGAAAGTGATATCAAAAGAACAAAGTATTTGAAGCGTTTGTTCCGTAGATACAAAATTACAAAATCTCTTAAAGAGAGATTGATATTAAATCACATTATTTTATTGAACAATGTTTTTGGTCCTGAAGCAACGGCAAGAATATTATTCTATAAGATAGATGAACGAGATTATGATATATTGAAAACTTTTTTGTCTTATTTGAATATTGTACCAGAAATAGTTTACGGTATCAGAGGTAAAAACATTTCTGTTGTAGAGATACCAATAGATGTTAATGTCGCAGAGATATTGAGGAAAATATGAAAACTTTCAAGCAATTCGTAACGGAAGAATACTTAGAAGAAAAATCTCCTGCGTGGCAACGAGCCGCAGGTAAAGATCCAGAAGGCGGATTGAATCGTAAAGGTATTGCTTCATATCGCAGAGAAAATCCAGGTTCTAAATTAAGCATGGCTGTTACAACAAAGCCATCTAAACTAAAACCAGGTTCTAAGGCAGCTAATCGTAGAAAATCATTTTGTGCCAGAATGGGTGGAATGAAGAAACGATTAACATCTGCCAAGACAGCGAATGATCCAGATAGCCGTATCAACAAAGCACTAAGAAAGTGGAATTGCTAATGCAAACCTTCAAACAATATCTCGGTGAAGATTTACGCAAGTGGTTTAAGCAGAAATGGGTTCGCATGGACACCAAAGGTAATATCAAAGGTGACTGTGCAAGAGAACCAGGCGAAGGTAAACCAAAATGTTTACCTCAGGCCAAAGCTCACGCAATTGGTAAAGAAGCTCGTGCTAGTGCCGCTCAAAGAAAGCGTAGAGAAGATCCAAATCCAGAACGCCGTGGTGCACCAATCAATGTAAAAACAGAAGAAGTTGATGAAGCTTGTTGGGCAGGATACACAGCAAAAGGTATGAAGAAAAAAGGCAATCGTATGGTGCCTAATTGTGTACCAGAAGAAACAGATTTAAAAGATAGGTTTAAAAAATATATTAAACCAATAGTAAAAACAACTCCAAAGATTGAGAAAATAAACAATCCATCAGGACGAACAAGCGACCATGTGGAGTATAAAGTTACTGAACCAACAGGTATGATTCAAAGGTTTAAATCCAAAAGAGAAGCACAAGCACATTTTGATTCATTAAAAGAAGATGGTGCTATGGGTGGTTCTGCCGGTCCAACCAATGTTGTAAGTAGTGGTGCAATTGCTGGTAGTGGACTACCTAAAGGTGGCGAACCAGGTGTTTATTTACCTCGTAAAAAGAAAAGTCCTGTTATGATGTCTATCAGGAGAAAATCTCCAAAGGCTTAATATGTGGTTTTTGTCATTCATTCCTGATTGGATTTTACAATGGGCAATACATGGTCTAGTTATACTTGGATTATTATTAACATTTGTAGGATCGCTTGTTAGATTTATACCTATAATTCAACCATACGCTTTGGTTGGCAGACAGTTAGGTATAGTGTTATTAGTAATTGGTGTATTCTTTGAAGGAGGATATGCCACAGAAATGTCGTATCGTGCTAGAATAGCCGAAATGCAAGCAAAGATAAAAGAAGCAGAAGTTAAATCTGTAAAGGCCAATGAAAAGTTGGCAGCTGAAGTTAGCAAGAATAAAGAGTTGATTAAAGAGAAGGTGAATAAAAATGCTAAAGCCATTGAAGCAAAGAGGGAAGCTATTAATGCTGAGTGCAAGCTGTCTGATGATGCTTGGGTGCTCTACAACCGTGCCATTGAGCCAAAAGTTTCCAGAAGCTCCTCAAGTGCTAATGGAGCCCGCTCCGGTTCTAAAGCCTCTAAATGAGAATAAAAAGACATTAGCAGATTTATTACAAAATGCTAATGAAAATTACGGTTTGTACTATGAATTACAAGACAGATACAATGCGTGGCAATTATGGCATAAACAACAGAAACAAATTTTTGATAGTGTAAAATGAAAAAACTATTACTTGTATTACTAGCCATGCCTATGTTGGCAATGGCACAGAAAACTCCGCAAGGTGTAACCTATGATGCTCAGATTGTCCGTGTAAGCGATGGCGATACTGTGGTCATAGCGGCTCCCTTTTTACCGGCACCACTTAAACCCGAACTTGCCGTTAGAATATTCGGCGTGGATACTCCCGAAAAAGGACATAGAGCCCAATGCCCTTCAGAAGATGCACGAGGCAAAGCCGCTAGTGAATTTACAAAAGCCGCCATTACCAAATCTACCAAGCGTCAAGTTGTGTTGTATGGCTGGGATAAATTTGGTGGCCGTGTCTTGGGTGATATCATTTTAGATGGTCAATCACTACGCACAGGTCTAATTCAAAATGGTTTTGCTCGTGAATACTTTGGTGACGCCAAACAGTCATGGTGTAACTAATGAAAAAATTAATGCCTTTAACTTTTGTTGTATTACTAAGTGGTTGTACATTACTTGATGCCTATTTTATGGCCAAGTATGACACCAATGAATACTTTATTGTGAATGATATTAAAACAAAAGCACAGGTAGCAGAAGAAAATTGTGGCAACCATATACTGGTTGTTACACAGGTAAATGATTTGTATATTAAGACTTTAGAGTTTAAAAATTTTACATCTCATATACCAAGAAACAAAGATACAGATAATATGTCAACTAAGTTATTGACATTGACAAAAGATACAAAAGATTATTTTAACAAAGCAGAAAAGATTTCACCAATTTTTTGTAAAGCAAAACTACAACAAATTGTTAAATCAGCAGATACAATTCAACATGTGCTAGGGAGCAAACCACGATGACACCAGAACAATTAAATGCTTATATCATTGAATATAATAAAATGTTGGCAGATGGATTAGTTAGTAAAGAAGAATATGTCGAATTACTAAAAGGCATCAATATTATGGAAGGTATTGCTGATGATGCTGAAGGATTGGCATTAAAAGAACAATTAAATTTAATTATTAACGCTGCTATTAGTGCAGCTTCTTTAATGGCATAAGGAGTAAAAAAATGGTAGATACACTTTTTTGGGTTTTAGTTGGTGCATTTGTAGGTTGGCATTTTCCAGAACCTTTTTGGGCTAAAGCAATCAAAGCTAAAATTTTGGGAATGATTAAAAAATAATGGAACTGACAAAAGACCAACTGAAGCAATTGCTTCCAAAGAATCCTTATATTGACCAATGGCACAATGCTTTGGCACAATTACTACCTGACTATGGTATCAATACACCACAGCGTATTGCAGCCTTCATAGCACAATGCGCTCACGAATCTGGTAATTTTGTATTTCTCAAAGAAAATCTAAATTACAAAGCACCTACACTACGCAAACTGTTTGCAAAGTATTTTCCAACAGATGAGTTGGCGAATGAGTATGCAAACAAACCAAACAAACAAGAAGCAATTGCAAATCGTATCTATGCTAATCGTATGGGTAATGGCGATGAGGCTTCTGGTGATGGTTTCAGATATTGTGGTCGTGGCCTAATTCAATTAACAGGTAAAGAAAACTATTCTTGGTTTGCTGCCTCAATTGAAATACCTGTTGAACAAGCATCTGAATATCTGCAAACATTTGAAGGTGCAGCTCAATCTGCTTGTTGGTTTTGGGAAACAAACAATCTTAATCAATGGGCTGACAAAGGCGACATTCTTACATTAACTAAGCGTATCAATGGTGGTACCATTGGTCTTGAAGATAGAATCAAACATTATGAACACGCACTTCATGTATTAGGAGTTCACTAATGAATGATAAAAGATTAGCCAAAGGCCTAATTATTTTATTATTGCTTCCATTGACATTGGCATATTTTAGTGGTGATAAGTTTCGTTACCCATGCCAAGACCCAGCAAATTGGGATAAAGATATATGCAAGTTGCCATATTGTGATGTAACAAGGACTTGTCCTCAACACATTTTTAAGGGTCAAAATGACCCACGCTTGGGACCAGATGGAACTAAACCCATTGCACAAAATACACCAACACCAATAACGCCAACAACTGGAGCGAATTGCAAATGAACTTGAATATTTTTAA